CCAGCAGCCACCAGCAGCCACCAGCAGCCACCAGCAGCCACCAGCAGCCACCAGCAGCCACCAGCAGCCACCAGCAGCCACCAGCAGCCACCAGCAGCCACCAGCGGACGCGGCCACCGCCCGGGCATATATCACAGCCGGACGGGGTCCCAGGGGGACACGTCCCACGTAGCGAGGCGCGGGGTTTTCATCGCGAATCGGGCAAAAATCTTTTGTTTCAACTCCAAATTATCAGATTGTTATTCAGTTTTGAAGGGAATACAAAAAAGGCAACCGGATTCCGTCCGATTGCCTTTATATACTTTATAGGAACTCGCATTTGAAAACCCCTAAATCATCAGTTTAGGGGATGAAAAATGCGGGGTAGCGCAGCTACCCTTTTCACTAACTTTAGTATCTTTGTAAATATGTTACGTGCCTACAAATATAGAATCTATCCGACAGATGAGCAGAAGGTTTTGTTTGCAAAGACCTTCGGCTGCTGCCGTTTTGTCTATAATTGGGCATTGAACCTGAAAATCACAGCCTACAAGGAACGCAAGGAAACGCTCGGCAACGTATACTTGACCAATTTGATGAAGAGCGAGCTGAAGGTGGAGCATGAGTGGCTTTCTGAAGTCAACTCCCAGTCCTTGCAGAGTTCCTTGCGTAATCTTGATACAGCCTATACCAATTTCTTTCGCAACACCAAGGCTGTCGGTTTCCCACGCTTCAAGAGCCGCAAGGACAAGCAGAGCTTCCTTTGCCCACAGCATTGCCGTGTGGATTTTGAAAAAGGAACAATCACAATCCCCAAAGCGAAAGATATTCCTGCCGTGCTGCACCGCAGGTTCAAGGGTACGGTGAAGACTGTCACTATCAGCATGACCCCTTCGGGGAGATACTTTGCTTCCGTTCTGGTGGACACGTCCATGCAAGAAATGAAGCCTTCCGAGCCGATGCGTGACACGACTGTCGGCATTGACTTGGGCATCAAGTCGCTTGCCGTATGTTCTGACGGACGCACGTTTGCCAATCCCAAGAACTTGCAGAGAAGCTTAGACCGCTTGAAGTTGCTACAAAAGCGGTTGAGCCGCAAACAGAAAGGTTCTGCCAACCGCAACAAGGCACGCATCCGTGTAGCCCGGCTACAGGAACACATAGCTAACAGCCGTAAGGACAGCCTTCACAAAATCACCCATGCACTCACGCACGACAGCCAAGTGCGCACTATCTGCATGGAAGATTTGAACGTGAAAGGGATGCAGCGTAACCACCATTTGGTACAAGCCGTAGGAGATGCTTCTTTCGGTATGTTCCTAACTTTGCTTGAATACAAGTGCAGTTGGTATGGCGTGAACCTCATTAAGATAGACCGCTTTGCCCCAAGTTCGAAGACCTGCGGCAAATGCGGCCATGTGTACAAAGGATTGAATCTTAGCGATCGCAGTTGGACATGCCCGGAATGTGGTACACATCACGACCGGGACTTCAATGCCGCTTGCAACATCAAGGAATTTGGCTTGAAAGCCCTACCCACGGAGCGTGGGAAAGTCAAGCCTGTGGACTGTCCTCTTGTGGATGACCGACCTCGTGTCCTAAAAAGCAATGGCAGGAAGAAGCAGGAAAAGAGAGGAGGTATTGGTATCTCCGAAGCCGCTAAATCTTTAGTTTAGCGGTAGTTCACGTATTGTCCTTTCTACATACGTTTCCTTTTAGTATCTTTGCTAAAAATAAAAAATCTATGAAGAAAAGAAAATTGATTTGCACCATTGTAGGAATAATTTTAGGAGCTCCTTTAGGTTTGGTGATAGGGTATATATTAAGGAAGTACATACTGCTGTTACTGCAATAGTCAGTATGGTATGACTGTCTTTTATTATTGAAAGGATTTTTGATATGACTTCAAGTCTTTTCATCTTAATGTCTAACCGTTGGTTAGAGTGTATCTTTCTGATATATTTACTTATTCCTAAATTTATAGCTACCTCACCATTGGAAGACAAGCATATCCATGATTTTGATCGATAAATAAGCTTATAGTCTTCTATCATTCGGCTTATCACAAAAGTACTTTCTAATTGATTGAAAGAATTATCTACACTCTCAAGTTTATCAAGAAGGTCACTTTCCCTTATATGTCCATTTGATTCTTTTAAGGTTCATCCGACATTTCGAGTGATACGGCAATCATGTAGGGCATATAATCTTAGTTTAAAGTAATGCTCATCCCTAAATCCATATGCCGTTCTTTTCATTACCTTTATTTTGTTATTGATACCCTCTACCTTTCCTGTTGAGATATGGCAATCATACCATGCAAGTATACCGGTTCTGTGTGCCATTATGGTAGCAGCCATTTTTACCAGTTGCTGAACTTTGCTTTCCTGAGCTTGCCTTATCCAATCAAGCATAACCTTTTCGGCTTCTTCCTTATTAATCTGGGTCCAAATTTCCCGAAGTTGCTCTTTTAGATAGTATGCTTGTGAGAGAGGCTTGTTCATATCCAATGCATTATCAAGCCTTGTCTTATACTCTTTGTCAAAGATGTCCTCTCCATTACTCAAGAGTAGATATCGTGTGCCTTTCAGCACCTTGCGTTTGTTGATGTCTTTTTCCATGTTGTATTGTACCCGGCGTATTTCATCTAATTTTTCGTTCATAAGCTTTACCACATGGAAATGGTCAAACACATGCACTGCATTCGGAGAATTTTCATATACCGATGATATGAAAGCCGCCGAGAGGTCTGTTGCAACATACTTTATGTCAATACCTTTCCATCCAATTCGTTTCCAAAATCCTTCTAAGGCATCTGTACCCTTTCCGTCCCCGACATATATGATACGGCCGCTTTTTAAGTCAACCACGATTGTCTTGTACACATGCCCCTTACGGACAGCAAACTCATCTATGCCAATACTCTCTACACCTTCAAGAGAAGGAGGAGCATAATGATTTTCAAGATGGTGGGTATGTATCTCTTTGATGGTATCCCAAGATACGCCCAATAAATTGGCGGCATCTTTCAAGGTCATGCCACGCAACAAATCGACTACATATTTTGCGAAACGGTGGGTATAGCCACAACTGCCTGTTGCAAAAGGTATCTTCTCTTGACGGTCGTAATCACAATCCTTGTTCTTGCATTGGTAGCGTTGGACTTTCATACGGATTATCACCTTCTTTCCACCTATCGGAAGACCAATAAAGTCACGTATGCGAAAACCATTCTTGACCAAATGACGGTGGCCACACTTTGGACATTCTTTTTCACGATCTTTCGCTTCAACATGCAAGATAATTGTGTTACCTTTGTATTCTTCACGAGTGCATTTGTGGGTATAAAGACCCCAAGCATGATATAGAAAACTGCTGTTCATAACTGTACATTTGTTGGTCGCAATTCAAATATACAATTTGTTCAGCGGTTTTCCTTTTTAGGAAACTATCACTCGAAATGTCGGATGAACCTCTTTTAATACTAAAAGTATTTTTTCTGCTATGATGTTTTGCTTCTCATTCATATCTTAAAAAAAATCACATCTTCATGCCGTGCGCCCACAGAGAACCACTCTGAATCCGATTTTACGGATTACACGGCATGAAGATGTGACTTATAGTTCTTTATGGGCATTACAAATATACAATTTCTTTTTTATGATAATCTGTTTTGTGTGAAATTTAATTTTTCACAGAGTTAATTCAATAGATAGAAGTTTGTTCCCTATTTCAATGAGTGAAAGATTTATCATATTGATGTCTTCCTGTTTAAACGATGCTTTTGTAGAATTTTTTCGCATCCTGTTAAGGTACCATGAGGTGCTTTTCTTCATCTTACCAATATATATATAGGGCATTGAAACCATATCTGATACAGACTGAATCTGCCCAATTATTTCCTGCCTTACTGAAAGTGAATCTTTATTCTCTACCGTTGGGATATAAATCCTTGTACTGATAAGCTTTTCTCCTATTTCACAAAATAATTCATTTAGTTTGTTTACGTCAGTTTGATTAAAGCCGCTTGACTTTGATGTGGTATTTTCATGATTTAACTTGTTATATATCCATCCGCTTGATTTTCCCAGTGCGTCGGTTACATACTTTAGCTTCACCATTTCTGCTATCATAGGTAAAGCTTGCTTTACGGGTACTTTGATTTTTTCTGTTTCCATTGCGCTATCTTTCTTTTTCCAATGCAAAAGTACATAATATTCTTTATTTACACAAACATTTTCACAAAAAAAAAGAGGCACCCTCACGGGCACCCCTCTCTCAACAAAAAAAGAAGACTGAAAGATTTTATGTAAATCCGCCACCTCCCTCGTCAGGGTCTGTTCCTCCCTGTTCGGTTCCTCCACCCGGTTCAGGTTCCTGTCCGGCTGTCTCCTCTTCATCGTAATCTTCCATCGTAGTGACAGACATTCCTTCAAGCATCTGCTTGAAACGCTTGCCGGGATAGAAAAGGATTTTCTTTCGGGTGACGTTTTCGGCAGTCACATCGTCGGCAGTGGCTCCGGTCTTTGAGTTGAAGGTAGGCTTGAAAGAACCGAAGTCGCCCAGCTTTACGGGCATGCCGTAGTTCATGAACACAATCATACGGTCGATAAGCGCTTCGAGCACCGCTTTTGTCTGCGAACGGTTCACACCGCATGAGTTACTCACTTCATTAAGAAGGTCGTCGAAAGTGACGGGTTGCTGACGTACCGGCTTGATGCGGTAAACCTCCGGCTTGTCTTTCTTGAAGCCGAGGGTGATTTTCTGTTTTTCGTAAACGATTGCCATAGTTTAATCGTGTTTTTAAGGTTTGTACTACTTGTCTTTCGACAACTCTAAATTACCTCCCAGACCGACCGTTTTTGAAGGACAAAAAACACTACTGAAACTGGCTTTTGAATCGTGCGCCAGCAACCTCTAAAGTGGTTTGCGGCAAACCTCTCGAGCGATATGCAGCAAACCTCTCAAGTGGTTTGCTGCATTTGTTTTGACAGGCCCTACAGGCTATTGTGGAGGTGGTGCGCAGAAACGTAGTTTCCCATCATCATAAGAAGGGTTTTCTGGCCGCTCGTGTCGGACGAAAGGAAGTCCACAATCTCCTTGAAAAGTGAGCGCGAGCACTCGCGTTTCACACTGACCAGAAAACCGATGCCGAGCAGGCTTTCCAGCTCACGGCGCACGGTGTGTTCGGGCATGAAGTCCTCGTATTCCACATAGGCCAGCACGCCATGGCGTGTGACGGTAAACATAATGCTGTGTCTTATTTCTCCAAAATAGCCGTTTATGGCCTTTCTTGCTTCGCGCTTTTTCATAGGTAGCCTCCTTTCTGCATGATGATGCGTGAAAAGAACTCGTATCCCTCGCGTGTGATGTAAGGTGTGTAGTATTTCACTCCGGAACCGGTGGCGCTGGAGTGTGCGGCCAGTATCAGTCCGCGCTTTGTGCTTTCTTCGGAAGGAGCGTTGTAACATTCGGGTGTGGAAAGCAGCCATCCTTCACGGCGAAGGAAGTCGAAAAGGCGTGCCGTGCGTACCACTATCCCGTTTTCACGGCTCATGGTGCGGGCCATCTGACGCACAAGCATGGCATCGCGGAAGCGGGTGCGTATTTCACTGACGGTGTAGCATGGGATGTCTTTTTTTGCGTAGAACGGATGTGTGGTAGTTTCGGGATTCTTGTTTACAGGCGTGACGGAACCGTTGTCGCCTGAAAGATAATTCTGTATCATCTGTTCAAGCCTTGATATGCGCTGCTCAAACTGGCTTTGTGCAGTTCCTTCCGACAAGGTTTCTTCACGTTCAAGACGATATTTAAGGTAGGAAATACGGTCTTTCTTGTGCTGAAGCATGGAAATGGATTCGGAAAGCTCTTCTTCTATTTCTGTGAGGAGTCCGGAAAGATTGTCTACACTTCCATGAGTGTTTTCATTGCATGTGTAGTCGGTTTGCGTGGTTCCCGTGCTGACGGTTCCGTTCATCAGCAGTTCTTTAATACGGTCGTTGCACCAGATGGCAAATGCAGGACTTAGCCAGCGTGCAAATTCAAGGGCTACATCTTCGTGCATCCAGGTGCCTTTCCCTTTTTCGGTAGTACCTCCATTAATTGTTTTTACAAATTCACTGTCCGATTTTCGGATAGTGACTAATGTAGCTAAAAACTCTTTTGTTGAAGGAAGTTCTAACCATTTAGCCGGACGTTTCCCAAAAGGCTTTGCCATTTCAGTTGCATTAACCATTACACTACTTCCTTTCTGAAAGGAAATAGGACTTCCGTTGTACTGGAAGATTTGATTTGTGTAATTTTTGAGCATAACAATATATGTATAAAAAAGTGTTATCGCCTTTCCCGTTGCTCAACACATTACACAAATGCTGTATTCCCATTACAGGTTTACACGGGGGTACGATAACACCTAATATGTTAAAAGTGAGGTCACAAAAATAACCTGCACGATTTATGCAAGTTCACGACCTGCATTTGTGTATGTTGTATGTTGAGCATTGCAAATATACAACAAATATCACAAAAGCAAGCGGAAAGGGAGAAATAATCATTCCTCCCTTTTAATTTCTTGGCAAATGTAACAATTTTAATTTGATTATCGCATTAAAATCGTACTTTTTCATAATCTATTATATTAACATCCTTATTCAGTAGCTAAATCTTCATCAGAAAAAATATCTTCAAAAGTAGTCATGCCTGGCTCTGAACGTAAAACATCGTATGCTAAAAGTACAGCTTTAATACCTTGTTTTTCGGAATACGATAAGTTTCTTAAATCTCCATATTCACCTAACAGTTGCATTTTTACTTTTTTCCCATCTGCCATTTTCCTCAAAAATGAAAGAAGTTCTTTATTCATAGGAATATCAATCCATTCCCAAACTCCATAGCCATCATTATCGGAATGTTTCTCTTTGTATTCGTCAAAATCTATGAATTTAGTGTTACCGTCATAAGATAAATAAGCAGATTTAAAGAATATCCAATTTTCTCCTGCGTATGACATTTTCAGTCTAAGCCATACGGCAGAAGAAGATTTTCCCATATAAATTGAAGTTCCACTTACATTATCATAATGCGTGAAATAGGGGTTATAATACCACGTTATTCCCTGTACGTCATCTACCCTTTTCTTTAATTTGGAAACGGCAGCCATCCGCTTCTTCTTTTCTTCTTCGGCCTTTTTTTGAACTGCAATTCTTATTTCAGAAATGACTTTTTCGACGGTTTTAATTTGGTCTGATTCCGGATGATACTTCTTCAGTTTTTTTAGAATATCAGATAATTTTATCGTATCATTTTTTGATTGAAGTTCCTCAATACCTGCACATAACTTTTCAGGAGAAAGTTTATATCCTTCCAGTTCTATATTTGCTGATTTTAAATTTTCTTTTAAATAGCGAATGGAATCCTGAAGAGTTTTGTTTGTTTCTGTGAGTTGCTTCAAACGGCTTTCCATATTCTTATCCTTGCATGATGGTAGCAGAATAAAAAATCCAATAAACAGCAATATGTACTTTTTCATTTTGCTTTAGAATCTAAATTTATTATACATCAGTATTTTCATACTGCTAACTCATTCTAAACTCCGGAGCATTTCCATCAGTTCCTCTTCATGGATAATTCTTACTTCTGGCATTTGTGCCAGCTTTTCCATTTTGCTTGGGCCTGCCCCTTCTCCTATTATTGCCCATTCTGTAGATTTGGTTATACTTTTCAGATTGATTGCGCCAAACAGTTGCAATTTCTTTAAAAGCGCATTTCTGTTATTGGGGTATGACCGAAATTCTCCTGTCGTAATGATGTGCTTGTGATAGAATGGAGTGTCTGTTCTTTCCAGCTTTTCGTCCGGAAGAAGTTCGTAAAGGCTTGAATCTTTTTTCTGATAACCCATAGCACTTACCGCATCAGGGTTTGGCTTTACTATTTCTCCACTCTGTACTTTCATATAAAGTTCTGCGCACGCACGTGCATCCTCCAGCGCGTTGTGGTGCTTTTTAAGTTCTATACCTGCCGTTTTGCAAGATTCTTCCAGGCTTTTTCCTGTGGAATTGTACGTGTCGATAAATGAAGGTTTATACAATGTGCTGTCTGTTTTCCCGTAATAACGGCAAGCCTTTTCAAGTACACTCTTTTCTGTTACGTGATTGTGCGCTACAATTTCACATCCTTCTGTAAACCCTTCCATAAAAGGGAGAAGTTCTGCAAATGTAGGAGCATTGGCACACATTTCCTCAGTTATCCCATGCACATGGGTGTTTAGCGTTTTTCTTTCATCCAGAGCAGGCTTTATAAGTGAATAAAATTCCTGCACGATAACCTGATTGATTACCTTTACCATTCCAACCGCGCACGCAGTTTCATGATTTGGAGTCAGGTGCTCAAAATCAATAGTAACAAATTTATCCATAATTGTTAAGTTTAAAGTTCACGGCGAAAATAACTTTATTTTTCATTTTTGACAAATAAATACAAAAAAATCCCCTTCGCAAAACCATGCGGAGGGGAGTAAACGTCAGGCTTCGTATTCAGACATCACAGCGCAGAGCTCAAGCTGGCTCATGAATAGGCCGTAACGCTGCTGTATTTCCTGGAATAGCCGCTCGGAACAGTTTCGCTTGATACTGAGAAGAACGCTGGTGCCCAATAATCGTAGAAGGGCTTCCGTTACATGGTGTTCGCTCAGATAATCTTCGTATTCAATGTAAATTAATGTATTGCCATGAACGCTGAATGTGCGGATGCTGTGTGGCACGCTTTCAAAGTACAAGTCTATCACATGCTTGTACGTTTTAGTTTGAGGTTTCATTTTTATCCTCCTTTTTTGTTTTAAATAGTTGATTTATTTGTGTTCTTCCTTCGTGCGTATAAAGGCAGAGCGGCTGCATTTGCAAATTTATCAAATTTAAACAGATGTGCCCGACTTCGCAGCCGGGCACATTTGTCAATGCTTAAAAGCATACATTCCTGAAAACTCACTTCTTACCTTGTTCGAAAACATCGTAAACCACGGTGCCCGACTGGCAGAATCCTACCAGCCACGGTATGTATTCCACCCGGGGCTCGTCGTAAAACTCTTCATTCTCCAGGTCGAAGCGTATCTCACGGCGGAAGTTCACGCAGAAGTTGATGCGCTCTTCCGGCTGAAGCACGGGGAGGTCCATATATCCGCGATGATAGTTGATGAAAGCGCGGAGGGTGTCGAAGAATGCGGCATACTTCCGGTCGTCGTCCTTGTAGAGCAGATGCACGGAGAGGTCGAGGGCCACGTAACACTCTTTCACGTCTATCCCAATCAGTTTCTCACGTATCATTTTATCTATGGTGTCAAACCGTGACAGGTATATGGCTGCGGCATTTTTCTTCTTCCTGCTGAAAAGTGCCTTGATAAGTCTGCGCATTTTCATGGCTGTAATATATTAAAATTGTTGCATTACACGCAAAAATAGCTAAAATTCGGTGGAAAATATAAAATCATTGACAATTATAAATTATTTTTCCTTATATTTGCATTGTGTTTTAAAACTCTCACTTCACCCCTGTCCGTCTTTCCCTGAAGCGGGCGGGGGTCATCGTTTCTATCAGGGCTATTCTTCTTCGCCCCATTCGTCTTCTTCATCGTCGCCATCGTCTGCCGGACGATCCATCATGCGGCGGGCAATGAGGGCTTTCATGCTCACCAGTCCGGTGCGCACTTCGGCTTCCTTGTCGTGCGTTTCTTCAGCAGTGCAGATTTCCTCGTCCACCTGCCAGCGCACGCAGAACAGGGCGGGATGTCCGTCGTAGGCCGTCTGCATGGCGAATCCCCGGCGTTCCAGTTCCACCAGATACGGAGGAAGCGGGTCGGGCATCTTCGGGATGGGCCATGCCTGGAAGTATTCACGGATGCGGCGCACGGTAAACACTTCGTCGGCATACTCCTCACGCTCCACCGGCTTGTAAGTGTCGGTAAAGGCATCCACCAGCTGCATCAGCGCTTTTGGAGGCTGCAGGGCCGGGTCCTGATATTTCAGTTTCTTCTTGCTCATTATTATTCTTCATTATTCATTTTCAATTAAGCCGACATCGGCATACCCACACCTATCATGCGGCCCGATCCGTAATAACGCACACCGATTACCAGCGTGTCGAATGCGTCGCTCAGGTCGGTACGTGTACTCAATTCTGCCTCGATGTCGTCCACTTCCTTCGATACGCGGTTCTTTTCCTGACTCTTGTCTTTCTCAAAACCGTTGCGTCCTTCCTTCACACGCGCGTTCTCCATGGAGGCAATCAGATACTCGTTGTTCTCCTTGTTGATGCGAAGGAACGGGCGCTGCGTGCCGGCAAAGCATCCGTTCAGGAACTCGTACTTCTTGTTGTGGCTCATGGGCCTTCCCATGGGTACTTCGATGACGTTCCATCCGTGGCTGCGAAGCACTTTCTTTACGATGTTGTAGAAACGGGTTTCTTCGTGGCGCTCGCTGGCGTAGGCGGCTCCCTGCTTGGCGGTGTCGTCGTAGTAGAAAATCACGTCGCGGCAGGTCAGGCGGTGCGGCTCGTAATACTTGCAGAACATCTTGCAAAGTCCCTCGATACGGGTGTTCTTTACGTTGGTCATGCTGTTGAGTATGCGCAGCACGCTGGTGTTGCTCCGGCTTTCGGTCTGCCCTATCACCAGACAGTTGATGTGTGCGTTGTAGTCGAAGGCGATGCGCAGCGGTTCTCCGGGCTTTATGTCGGTGTCCAGACAGCAGTCCTGTGCCTTGGAAAGCTCGTTCAGGTCGATGCTTTCCGACTCCACACGCAGGGTACGCCCGCCGCTGTATATCTGCGTAATGGTGCGTTTCTTATATTTCTGTGCGGCTTCCAGCTGCTCTTCGTCGTTACTGAGATAGCAGTGCACGTCAGGGTCGAAGTTGGCATAATAGCCATCGTTTATTTCTTCCTTCTCGACGTTACGGATGGAGATGTCGAACATGGTGGGGGTAAGTTCCTTCTGCATGGTGCGGATGAACTGTTCGCCCAGAATGTCAATGTTTTCCACGGTGGAAAAAGAGAAGTAGATGCTGGCCTGGCAGCGCAGCTTGTTCAGCTCACGCTGGTATTTGGGGGACTGCACGATTTCCGGGCAGATCTGTGCCTCACGTATCATCTCCGCAATCTTCCGGTTTATTTCCGGTGTCTGCTCGTCACGGCGCTTCCGGAGCCATGCCTGACGCTTTGTAAGCGGTGCATCGCTTACAAAGAATATACTCTTGTAGTACGGATTCAGGTTTTCATCAAATCCGGGATGATTTGTATTAATACCACGAAGCGTGGGAAGAATTTCGGCCTTAATCAGTCCTTCAGGCATAAAACGGCACTCGTCGCCAATGATGGAGCACGAGTCCATACCGTTGGCAGCTGCTTTTACCCCAGTAGAAATCATGTAGTACACGAATCCATTCCAGAAGTGGATGCAGTTTTCCCATACCTTCGGCTTCACTATGGGTTCCTTGAAATTGCATTTGGTCGGAGCATGTCCACGAAAGAAATGTACTCCCTCTTTCAGTCCGGTCATTCGCTCCAGCGAGTAAAGCGTTTTAGGTACTGTCTTTGTGAAAAGCTGCTTGATACTGTTACCTAAGAAAAGTCCGGTTCCGCGCGGCATGGACTGGATGCAACCGGCCATTTCGGGCGTAATCAGTCCGTCGGTCTTACCTGTACCACGACCGGCTTCCACAGTGGTGATACGACATCGGTAGTTGTATACCGCACGCTGGGCCGGATTCATGTAAATGTAGTTTACCGAATCTTCCTGATCCTCTGCTTCCTGCACGCCCGACAATGCCGAGGCGTGACGCTGTGCCCGTCGGAGTGATTCCTCGCGGGCAGATTCATATTCGTTTCTCCGTGCCATGGTTTATTCCTCCTCTTCCGGTTGTGTGAAACCGTCCCGGTTTACTTCATCGTATTCCTCGTCCGGAGCGTTTTGTCCCTCGCTTACATATACGCCGTCGTCGTCTTCCACCATCTCCTGCCACTGGTCGAGCTTCACGCCGTATTTCTTTCTCAGGCGGCGCATTTCATCGCTGTCGTGCCCGGTTTTGTTCGGGAATTTCTTCTTCACATCCGAGGTAATGACTACCGGCATGCGTATCAGTTCGTCGCCCAGTTCCTCGGGTGTTTCCGGCTGATCCAGGCGGTCAATCTTGGTGAGCAGGCTTGCTCCGTTGTACACCGCTTTCATGTCGCCCGTATCGGCTCCGTTTCGCATCATCAGGTCGGCGGCGTGGCGCACCTTCATCGAGGAAATGTTTCGCTGTCCCTTGGCGTAGAACGACGAAATGAAGTCTATCACCTTCAGGTCGCCTCCCAACTGGCTGTACGTGCGTTTCCACCGGTTGATGATGTACTGACGCAGATTCATGAACGGGTCCTCCTCAAAGCGCTTGTACGCATCCAGGCAGACTTCCACCCGCTTTTTCTGCTCGTCGGTAAAGGCCATGTTCTGCCACGGCACACCCGTTTCAAAGTGCTTCCGCAGCAGGTCGTAGAATCGTTGTGCTATTTCGCTTGCCATAGTTTGTATTTCCGTGTTTGTGCTCTTATATTTCTACTATATCCCAATGAAAAACAACTATTTAACTTTTAATGTAAAAATAAGCACATCGAAACATGCTTATTTTTACATCATTCAATGAATATGTTCTTATGTACTTCTGCCCGAAAAATCATAAAACCTTTTTCGTATGCTCCTTCATCCGAAACATCTCCGCCACATTCTCATACTCTTCCGGCGAAGTGGTAAGTGTGAACATCTGCATGGCGTTACTGCGCTGGGTGTTCAGGCTTCCCTGGATAACCAGGCTGTGCGATTTGCTTTTCACCGTGACGCAGCGGAAACCCACATTGTCCTCACAAACCACCAGCCGGCCCGACTGGATAAACTCGCCCAACTGCGTGCGAATCTCCTGTCGCTGGTTGAAGGTGGCTCCTGTGGATGCAGGCTGCGAAATGAGTATCATTTTGCTGACATCAGCAATATGGTCCGACGGATTTGTAGGATCGGGCTTCACACGCGAAAGAATGCGACGGATGGTTTGAATGAGCTTTACATTGAGCCGCACCATGACAATGCCCATTTCACCTCCGGAACAGTAGCCGGACAGCGTGCCCAGCAGGTCGCACATATCCCAGTCAGAAAAACTGAAGAAGTTGGCAGCCGTGTGCTTTTTGCTGCACTCGTCAATCATGCCTTCCAGCTGCTTGTGGTAGCAGCAGGGTTCAATTATTCTCATAACGCACCTCCTTTCATCTGTCCTTCGGTCACACTCTCAGTAGGGTCTACTTTCTTGCGCGGAGTTTCTGTAGCTTTTTTCGGTTCTTCTGCCGATTTTTGGCGGTTTTCCGTGGATTCGGCACGTTTTTCCTCATTTACGGTAGTATTTTCGGCCTTTTCGGATTTCTTTTCTGATTTTACTTCCGTTTCTTTCGGTTCCGCTTTATCGGTGGAAGCTGGCTTTTCTTCTGTATGTACGGATGCAACCGGAGCGTTTACACCGGGAATGGAGATACCGGCTGCAGTGGCTACTTCTGCCGTTTTCTTAGGCAGGTTTTCTCCCCACTCCATCAGCTCCTCTATACGAAGGCGAAGCTGTTCCTTGTATTCCTCGGTAATCTTCACGTCGCTGCGGTTGATGTATTTCTTGTTTCCCTCCACGCGGGCCTTTCGGCATACTTCCTGCTGGCGTATATCCTTCATGGCATCTATCTCGGCACGTGTAAAGTCGCCAGGGCGTTTCATGCTGTCGGCTGTGGAAGTTTCCGGCTCGGTGTAGGTACCGTTAAGGGCTGCATCCACATTGGCCCAGAATGCCCGGATTTTCTGCTCGGAAGCGATGGCTTTCTGTGCCATGTCGGCACGTGCTTCGTCGCTTACATTGGGATTTTCGGCCATTACCTCCAGCGTTCCGCGATACTCGGCCAGTTCCAGGTACATGGCGGAAAGTTCTTTCTCTCCCTTGTCGCGGAGAGATTTCGGCAGCTTATCCTTATAGAGTGCAAATTCTTTCGGTCTGCGTCCGTCCACTTCCTGCTCTTCGTACTGGCGTGCAGTCATGTTTCCTTCTTCATCGGGCGCACCGTCATCAGGAACAATCGCTTTGTAACGAACGGCGCCAACCGGACCGCGAGTGGCTTTCTTGGCCAGTCCGGATTTCTTCCGTACTTCCTGCAGGAACAGGTTCATCTTGTTGAGTGCACGGCGGGCTTCATAGCGCTGTACGTCGCGAAGAAAGTCTTTTGCCCTCACAATGGCCGACACCAGACGGCATCCTTCGTCGAAATCCTTCACGGGCACTTTCATCCAGCATTCGGCCAGCGCCAGCAGTTCCGGAAAAGTTTCATCTGTCCATCGTTTCACCCGGTCCAGATAATCTTTCTTTTCTTCCTCGTTCATGGTTCTGTAGTCTTTTAAGTATTCTTTTTCTGTAATCATAACCTTTGTTTTTCAATTACTTTACCCCAAAAGTAGGGAAAACCTATTTGCTGTTGAAGGACACAAAAAAGTCCGGCACCGATTAGCAAGTGCCGGACTTCTATCCACATTTTCGTCAGTTTAATATCCTTGAAGCGAACGGGTTATTAACCTCCTCCTTCTTCATCTTCCTCTGCTTCTGATCTCAGAGTAAGAACTCCTGCCCAGGTAGTCAGGGAGTAGCGGTTCGGGTTGCTGGTCACTGTTACTGCATGACCGCTGTCTGAATCAGGAGTGGTACCACTGTCGTAGTTGTTGTTCACTTCTGTTCCGAAAGTAGGATCGTACACCACATAGTAACCTCCTGCAGGGTTTTCCGCAAAGAAAATAGCGTCACCACGGTTCTTCAGGATGCGGAGCACATGGGCTGCGTTTTTAACGTCCTTGTCGATGGTAAACATCAGCTGTACGTTATATCCCTTTGCACCTTCGTTACCTGTTGAAGAAATCTGACCGCTCTGTTTCTTGATACGGAACTTCCACGCTCCTTTACCAGGAGAAAAAGCAAAAGAAGCTTCAGTAAATGCAGCTTTAGATGCTTCATATTGAGGCTTTGCCGTAAGGTCTTCCGGATAAGCGACATAAATCTGATTACCGATACCGGCAAACTGTTCTTCACAACCGGCAGCAGCCTGACCAATATCCATTAATTCACATGCCATTTCTGCCATAGTCTCTCATGTTTTATAGTTTGTGTAATAGTTATCCCAACTCCGATTTGATAGTCAGAGTTCCGTCCCAGGTAGTCAGGGAGTAGCGGTTCGGGTTGCTGGTAACAGTTACTGCATGACCGCTATCAGAATCCGGAGTAGTTCCACTGTCGTAGTTGTTGTTAACTTCCGTACCGAAAGTAGGGTCGTACACTACGTAATAACCTCCTGACGGGTTTTCTGCAAAGAAAATAGCGTCACCACGGTTTTTCAGGATGCGGAGCACATGAGCTGCGTTTTTCACGTCCTTGTCGATGGTAAACATCAGCTGTACGTTGTATCCTTTTGCCCCTTCGTTACCTGTTGAAGAAATCTGACCGCTCTGTTTCTTGATACGGAACTTCCACGCTCCTTTACCAGGAGAAAAAGCAAAAGAAGCTTCAGTAAATGCAGCTTTAGATGCTTCATATTGAGGCTTTGCCGTAAGGTCTTCCGGATAAGCGACATAAATCTGATTACCGATACCGGCAAACTGTTCTTCACAACCGGCAGCAGCCTGACCAACATCCATTAATTCACATGCCATATCTGCCATAATAGTCTGGTTTTAAAAGTTTGTGTTTGTGTTGTGAAGGCTGCCAAACTTGGCAGCCTGTTTTATCTCAGCGAGCGGGTTATTATTCGCCTTCCTGTTCGAAGATGGCCTGAAGGTAGGTCGGGTATCCGTTGTAAACGATGTCACGCGGAGAGATTGTTGCACCGTCGCTCCATGCCTTGAACCTGTATCCAGATTCAGCAGCAGGAGTCAGTTTCACGGTTTCGTCTTTCGTATATACATCCTTTTGCGGAGACAGCGTTACCTTACCCCATTCTTCGTTGTTGGAAGTAACGGTCAGGGTATTCTTCTGGTAGTCACCGTTCAGCTGTTCAATCTGTTCGATAGTACCGTCGCTCACACAGAACTTGGATGGTGCGATGTCCAGAATACGTGCGCCTACGGTAGACTGTACCTGGAAAATCAGCACGTTCAAGTCGTTCGGATCGTGACTCATCATCACCGAGTTCCAGTCGCTTGCACGGTCAAGACCGAACTGCAGGTTTTCAGGGAGAGTAGCAATCATACGATTACCCTTACCAATAATACCGTCGGTTACAATCTTGATGTTTTCCATTCCCACGAATGAGAATCCTTCACCGCCTGCACTTGTAGTCTGCAATCCGGTAAACTTACGCATGTAGCTGTGAGTAATGAGTCGCTTCTGCTTCGGCGACATGTAAACGATTACTTCCTGAGCGTTACGCAACAACGGATGCCATCCTTCCACCCATTCTACAAATGCGTCGAAGTGTTCTCCATCCTGAGTTTCAGGACCTTCGTTAATCGGGTCGCAAGCCACAAGGTTTCCTTCCTTGGAAGAAATCTTACCCTGATTAATAAGGTTGTTAATGATAGTCCAGTAACCGTTGTACAGACTGAGCGGGTCGTCTTCTCCCAATTCAATGTTACCGAAGAACAGGTTGCTCAGGTTATCGCCGGCAAACTGCTTACCAATCTGACGAAGGATAAATTCTGTGACCGGTGCATTGTAGGTTCCGTTTGAACCCAGGATGCTGAACGGCTGTTTTTCGCGGAAGTTCTGAAGGTTTTCGTAGTAACGTGACCAAATCTGGTTCATCACCAGTTTGCTTTCGTCCATGAAACCAAGGGTTGACTTCAGCGTAGAACCTTCCTTGTAACGGCGGGCTTCACCACCCTTACGACGGAAAATGATTTGAGTCTGTGCGTATTCAATATCTTCGATAACCTTGATGCGAAGTTTGTTGAACACTGCCATGTTATCGAGAACCGGGCTTTCGATGATGTCCGGAGCAAGAATGTCTTTTACGTGCGATACATTCTCTTCACTGAGTGCGTATAACTTTGTAGCCATATTGTTTGTGTCTGGTTTAGTTTTTGTGTTGTGTTCTTATCTCTTATCGTGCTTTGCTGATTTCAACATCACGCTTGCGGCGGGCTTCAGCTTTCTCGGCCCAGCTCATGTTTTCACCGCATACGCTCTGCACATGGAACTGTCCGCTTTCCTGACCTCCGTTGTTGTCTTTCGGCGGGTCCTGCGGAGTAGGTTCCAGTTGTGCTGTTTCGCTCAGTTCCTTGATTTCCGCATCTTTCTGTTCGATGCTCTTCTGAGCTTCATTCAGCTTCGCAGTCATGTGTTCCGATTCCTTCTTATGAGCGTCCTTCAATGAAGAAACCTCTTTTTCGTGTTCCGCTTTCAGGTTGGCCAGTGCTTCCGCATGGTCTTTCTTCATCTGTTCGATGGTTGCGTTAAGCTGTTCTACTTCCGTGAGTTTTGCAGCCAGCGTAGATTCCGTCTGTTTAGCTTTCATGACGAACTCTTCTACATTGTCCGCCATGGTTTCCACCATGTAGAAACCGCCGTTTTCTTCGACTACCAGGGAGTTTACCTTTGCAGCCGACTGAATAAATGGATAGCTTTTTGCCATAGTTGCTTGTTTTTGAGTTTGTGATTCTGTTTTATCTGATGCCGGCTGCTCCACAGAAGCCTGTTCCTGTGTTCCCGGCTGCTTTTCTTCCTTGATTCCTGATGGTTTGCTGTCTTCGCGTGAGGCTCCGGACGAATTTCCTTTCTGACTCTGACTCACTCCGGCCAGCTGCTGCACGCGGTTCACGCAGAACTTGAAGTCGCCATGACCGTCGACCATGGTACCCACCACATCGCCCGCATCGAAAGTTTTTCCGGTCATCTGGTCATCCGTCACTCTGGGACGGCGCTCGCGTACCATCTGCTGGAAATCGGCACAAAGCCGGTTCAGCTCTTCCTTGATGCCGTCATAGTTCCCCTCGGCCGCGTCGCGGTACTCCTTGTTCTTATAAGGAGATCCGTCGGCGTAAATCTCGGCGTACCGTTCCTGAGTCACGGTGTTCACATCGCCGTCCTTGTTAGTGAGCATCGCGCACATTGTACCGATACATCCCACCGTGTCGTGCGGATTGGTGAAATACACTTCGTCGCACAGAGCCATCAGCGCATAACCGGCACTGCAGGCCATCCCGTCGATGTGACCCACAATCTTCTTTCCTTTTGATCGGGCGTAGTTGAGGGCCATCTCATAGTCGTACTTCGCCATGCTGCTACCGCCCGGACTGTCCATCTCGATAATAAATCCGATGGTATGCGCATCGTCAGAAGCACGCATGATGATGTCCTTGTGTTCCTTGCTTCCGTAGGAACACAGGTCGCCATTACGAAGAATGGGGCCCTGTACGTCGATAACCGAAATGATGCGGTCGTCTTCCCCTATATCGTTCCATCCGGTTACATCATCGTAATCTCTGATGTAAGTCTTTTCAGCATATCCGGTACGCGAAGAAAGGAAGTAAGGTCGGTCGGTCCGCTCGTCCGGCTTCTCGTAAGGACGGTGTGAGGCAATGTTGTCAAGAATCGTTCTCCGGTAAGCATGCAGAGACTCCGGGTAAAAGTCCCAGAATCGCGTAGACATGATTTCGTGAAATGCTCTTGTTGCCATTTTCGTTTGATAATTAATTGATTACATCACGAAATTACGCACGCGAAATGCGGTAATGAAGGACACAAAAAATGACTAAATGCGTGAATTACAGAAATATGCGGATGCTCAAACGGATTTTCTCTGCAAATAAAAACCTGCTAAGAATGAGCATGTTGTAAAACACACGGAGTTTGTGCGAAAAAAGAAATTTGCGGCGGACGCAAAGAAATTGAAGAATGTCACAAAGAAGATAATGAAGATTTACCTGCATGACGAAAGAAAAACGCGCACAAAAAGAAAGGCCCAAAGAAAAAATGCCGCCCCACACACGTATGCAGGAACGGCATTCCAACGGAAAGAAAAAAGCAATATATATAATAAGGTGTAGATGTCAGACCACACGCTGTGCGCCGGTCACGTTGCGGATGGTGAGTGTGCACGAAATCACGCCGTCGTCTTCCTCATACTGAAATTCATAACCGTCGCTCACGGCACGCACAAACATTTCACCGTCGCCAAATGTTCTTACAATCAAATGGTTAGTGCTGTTTTTCAGCGTTTCAAGCTGTAAATAGGTTTCCTGCGTCACCATCTCTACCTCCCAACTCACCGTCACTTCGTAAGAATCGCCGGCCACGCTGGTTTCCGCGCTCTCCTTCAGGCTCCCCGATTTCGGTTTCATCTGAATGGAAATCTTACGGTCGCCCGACACAGAAAAATCAGGTTTGTCACTTTTCTTCTCAATATTGAACGGGCGGGAAAACGTAACCGCGTCGTCCGGATAAGCTTCAATGCTGCCTATCAACTCGTAATAATTCTCGCTGCAATTCATGATTTATGTGTTGTTTTGTGGTTGAAAATGGCGACTGACAAAGTTACTGACAAATCGCACCAACTTTCTTCGTTTCTTTAACTTTTATTTATTGCTATTCATGTATAAATTTATGGCGTGTATATACAGATTCTTCCGGTTCTCGACTCAAGCTCTTCTTTTCTCACTTTGATGTCAGACTTCATTCTGGATTTGATTCTCCACCAATATCGCATCATGCTCTCAAATCTTTTCATGTCTATATCGTACAAAACAATGAAATCAGACATGACATCTTCGGAAGTAACATGTTCGCCCATTCTATTTGCCCGGAAAATACAGTCATCATGAAATCTGGCGAAATCATACCAGAACTCACGTTTCAATTCATTCCTTATCTTCTTACTTCCGTTGATATTCAGGTGAAAAAACTTATCCACTTTCACCTCACCGCTAAATTTGCAGACGCTTTCAGGCATTTCCAACACCAGGTAATCTTCTTTCTCTTTTTCAGTCAACATTTTAAACTGAGCGGTAAATAATGATTTCTGAGGTTTCAAATGAAAGGCTACTTCATTATAGGAAAAATCTGTTATACCCGAAAAATCTGCATCTCTGAACAAGTGAGTCTTCATATATACACCCAGAAGGCTGTTCTGAGGAAACCTGACCGGAGTTCCATACTTTATTTCGAAGTATTTCTTATAATAATCACTCACTTTAAGGAAGCATGAGTGACGCTGCTCATTCATTGAATTTTTTGGCATAGTAGTAAGATAAAGTCTGTAAATCAATTAATCAACAGCAAGTTACGGACGATTCAACACCAATCGGAATTTCATTCAACAAAAAAAGGTTAAGCGACTGGGGCCTTATTTTGCGTGTTTTTCACTATTTTGCAAAGCTGTGCAATTTTCTTGCAAAACACTTCTCAATACTTATTTATTTAATTATCAATTATTTATAGTGTATAATAAATAATAAATAAATAGTTATTGCCGATTGTTCATTGATTTTGAAGTGAAGAAAACGTATTTTTTCGGTAAAGAACAGATTTCAGGCTGTCCGGCTTTTTCTCTTATGTCCATTGCGTAGCTCTCTCTGTTACACGGTGAAGTTGGATATAAAGGAAGTAGAACAAAAGGGGAAAGGCGAGCTTTGTCGTCCCGCGTTCCGCAGGCCGACCTTTCCCTCCTTTCGTTCTTTCAGGTTTCCCTTCGGATTCCTTCCCCATTCGGACGCTCACAGGAAGAAATGATTCGACTGATGTACACCCTTCTCTACCCTACGAAAAATTTTTATTTTAAAGATTTTGTAAACTCGTTTTTCGTGAAAAATCGGCAAAATATCAAAAAGTACAATACTTTTAATTGATTATCAGATAGTTATTCATTGCAAAAATTTCGCCAACGCTTCGCAATCTTTGCAAAATTGCTTACAAATGATACTTAACTAACTGATTATCAAATTGCAAAATGTTTTGCAAAGGGTGTGTAAAACTTATAATATTTGATACTGAATTGATTTTATAAGCGATTTTCTCTTTGTGCCGGAATGATTTTCTGAAAGTCTCGTGCCTACGCCACTCAAATGGCGTAACTACGCGACAAAAGTGTCTATTAAGCGCGGCCGCAGTGGCGATACTACGCCAGTTTGGAATTTATGTGACGAAATACGGCTTTTGTTGACAGAAAAAAGGCGTAAAAGTGCTATTACATACACTTCTACGCCTCCTTAAAAATGAATCAGAAAGTGATTAATTGAAACCTCCTCCTCCCTGGTCCTCTCCTTCCTCACCCGGCTCGGTTGTTCCTGGTGTGCTGTTTCCTTCTTCATACATCCTGTTGAGCGACATCTTGTCTATCTGTGCCTTGAAATCCTTACTCGGCTGGAACAGCACTCTTTTACGGATAATCTTTTCTTCTCCGCTTACCTCGGAACTCTTACAGGTAATGGCTGGCTTCAGGTATCCCATGTTTCCCAGGCTTACACCATGACCTTCGAGCATCCAGGTACAAGCCGATTCCACCATGGTCTCTACCACGGCGCGGCAGGTTGCCTTACTGATTCCGGAACGGAGGGAAATCTGTTCGATTACTTTTTCAAAACTTACGGTTCCACCACGAACCGCTTCGGCCACATACTTTTCTGTGCCATCCTTGTCAAATCCAAAGGTCTTCTTTACGACCTTATAGTTCAAGCCTCCCATAATTGTATTTGTATTTAAAAATTCGACGGATAGAAGCGCTTCGTGCGATTCCACCCGTCGATAAATCTAATTTTGCAACCCTCGTTTATGAAGGACTAAAAATCATCCTTCTTTCGTGTCTCCTTTCTTCTGGTTATGTTCTTTGTTCAGGAAGTCTTCATAAAGCTTTTTCTCCGCTTCCTCCATGCGATGCTTCATCTCCTTCAATACGGTAGCTTGTACCAGCTGACGGTTTCTCTTTACCAACTCAGCCATTTCGTATTTTTCTTCTTTTACAAACTGTTCGATTAGCCTGTTCTGCACGTCGATGTAAACGGAGTCAATGGTGTGCGTGCTGTATTTTATGTAGTCGTCAATTTTGAGAACGGCGTGCTCCAGGTTGTCTATTTTCTTCTCGTTTCGGGTCATCCATCGCGATATGGACCGGTAGATCAGGAATAGTGCGGCGGAGTTTATGCAAACAAAAACGATGCTGATGATTAAGTCTGCGGTATTCATAATTAAAATTTGTTGTTCCCGTGCATGCGTGGACGGGTGCGGTTATACTTCATTTTTTGTTCGATGTGCCAGAGGAGATCGAATCCTTTGATTTTGGAAATGCAATATATATCATTTAAAATATCTGCTAATAGTACGCCTATCGGGAAATTAGACGAACTGTATCTTCCAGTCAAAACTATCACATCATAGCAAAGTTTGGTAAAGGTTATTTTACTTAATTCTTTTATATGCTTTTCATTTATCGCATACGGAAGTGACACTTTTGAAAAATCTACTCCTCTTAATCCTGCCAGGTCAAATATACGGATGCAGACATCGGCCAGTTCATCTTCCACACTGTCTTTTATGCCGTGCGCAAAAGCATATTTAAACTCTTCGTCGGATCTCTCTCGCAAACTCATGTAATTTTCAAATTGAATCCGATCTGCGTGTTTCCCTTTTCTTTCGGCCTGCACAGCTTCCATCAGCTCGCTAATGACCAGACAAAGGAAATGCTCGGTACTTAAATCCTCGTCGTGCCAGCCGTGTTCTACGGCGTTCTGGTAGGCTTCATCTCTCAGTTTGTTCAGGTTTATCGCTTCAATTGTTTCCATCTATTACGTCTCCTTTCTTTAGTTTTCTTGCTTCTTTTTCATTTCTATAATACAGCGTGATAACACATGGCCGGCCATTCTTTTCGGCCACAGCCTGCACCTCGTATTTATTGGTGCGTGCCCGGTAAAGTACGCTCACTATTCGCTTGATTGTGGTTGGCATAGGCTATTCTCTCCGTTAATTATTTTAATTGCTTCCTCTAAAGTAATTTTACCAAAAATGTAATCCATTCTTACTTCTTTTAATTTCTCCTCTAATGTCTTTTCGTAGGTTATACATTTATTTTTTTCTATATCTGTTACCTCTCCAGATATTTCTCTGGCTTTATGCAATAAGTAATTCTCCGATTCTAACCGTTGAAGTTCTGTTTCTTTATCGGAAAGGAACTTTTCTTCCACCATCCGGATGGCAGAAATCGCATCCTCCAGGGTAACATAGGCTGTATGGTTTTCGCGCCTGTGCAGCCGGCCTTGGTCATCCGTGAAATCTCCACTGGGGAGAAGGTAAAGATTTTCTCTCTCCCATCTTACCCGGTTTCTGCACCATACTTTCATGCGTTCCTTTAAAAATCGTATTGCGTCCATTTTACTCTTTCACTATTAGTTCTACTTCTCCTACAGCCATTTATCCAAACCTTTTATTAATCGACCAGAGTTATGATCTATAAAGGCCTTTATACTCGGTTCTTCATGAGTAGGAATATTAATACTATCACCTAATCGCTTTTCTAATTCTTCGTCAGAAATAAATGTTTCTCTTTTAACTTTAGCACGAGCAGTTTTCCGATTTTTCTTTATAACGAAAGAATCCATCGACACCTCATTTTCACCTGAAAAACATTTAGAAAGCGATATAGTTACTAATTCTGTTTCTCCTTCCATAAACTTTACTTTTTAAACTTCCAATCATTGCATAAATAATGGCTGTACGCCGTGTCAGAATAGAGCCTGCATTCACCCTCATCTGAATCTTCCGATGGAAGAAAATGAAGGCACGTGAGGCATTCTCGTTCTTCCTTTTTGTAGTCCTTGCACCCGGGCAAGAAGAAACCTGTATCTTCCCCATTGTATCCATTCCCTACCCTGAACCTGAGAGGGCGGACAAACTCGCAAAGTTGATTGTTTGGCTTTTGTTTCTCTCCTTCTTTCAGCGGTCGGAAATGGATGCAGTCGTCGCAGAAATTCACGGTGCGTAGTTTTTCTTCCCTTGCAATCGGTTCCTTCCGGTTGAACCAGTTGCTTGTGTCGTTTAACGGGCAGGCTCCGCAGTAGTAATCGTCTTTGTAGTAAAGACAATATCCTTCGCAGAACACTCCTTTGATTTCCTTCAGCAGGCTGGCCTTTATCTTTTCGACGTTAGCATTTGGCATGATTCTATCAGGTATTTGTCTATTTCAAACCGGAGATAAAAAAATACGGTCCATCCCAAATGGTCTGTATGCTCGGCGTATTTTACATCCTGGAATCCTTTTATCTTCAGGTATCTTTTGAATATCTTGAATCCGTTTGACATTTCCTTGTATTCTATATTATAGTCATCCGGGCGCCATGGTGCGCACTGACTGAGTAACATCTCCCTATCTTCTTTGGGACATTTCTTTATCTCTCTTATGGCTCCTTCCAGCAGGCGTTTTGCCACGATGTTGGTCTTTTTAATGTGGTTGAATTTGAAATCTTCTGGTATGAATATCATGGCTTTTCCTCCTTTTTGCTGAAATGTTCAATAAGTTCCTGAACGGTGGCTTTGTGACTTTTGTAAAACCAAGCAGACTGACAACTCATTCTTATAGAAGGTTCGTTTCTTACTTCTTCAATGTTGTTATCATAACATTTAAACCAATTATTTTCATTTGGATAAACAAACCACTGATTTTCATCAGAATCATCTTGAAGTGCAGCCAATGCAAGAAACAGTTCCTCATTGGTACCGCAGTCAATGTCGTTCGGATGAAGATGCTGAAATCCATCTTGAACGGAAATATACATTCCGTAATTGGCTGCCAGCCATTCTTCCTTGAAATCGTCAAGGGTATTGGCTCTTTGCCCCAGCTTCTGAAGCTTTTCCCGCAGTTCCGGTGTATTCTTCCGAATAAAACAAGGTTGTGTAAACATAAGCTGATTCTTATAAGTAAGTTAATGACTCTTTTATCCCATCGTTCAAAGCTTTCTCGAATGTATCGGTATATCCGTCCATCTGCGATATGAGAGACAAATCCTCTGTGTCGTACAGGCGGTAGTACCATCCGTGTTTGTTGAGCTCGACAACGATGTGGATTTTTCCCTTTATACGTACCCATTTTTGCGCAGCATACAGCGTGGGAGCCAGGTATTCGTACTGGAATCCGTTCACATGTTTTGAAAGATAACGGAACTTCCTCACCCCAAACACTACGGTCAGTTCCGACCGGCCTGTTTCGTCTGTCCTGTAACTGGCACGACAGTCTTCTCTATATCCTTTGTCCTGAAGAAGCTTAGCTACCTCAAAAGTTACAAAGTTTTCATTTTTCATATTTCGTTCTGTTGACATGGTGCTATGCTTTTAATGGTTTTAAAAAGTTTCTTGTAAAGCCTAAATCCAGTCCTCTATCGTGGTAGAATTTCAATACTGCATCGTGGCTGTGCCGTGTATAGAAACCTATATTGACGAGGATATTGAATATCTCCAAAGCCGTATATTTCCGGTAATCTTCAATGGTAAAGTAAGTATTTGGAGAGTATTTGGATCCACCGGAAAACTTAAAGTGAAGGCTACCTTCATGCTCCAGTACCTGAACTACAGGCCAACGGTAACTGTCCTTAAATTTAGGAATATCCTTCCATTTAAGTTTTGACTTCCGGCTTTCATGGATTCTAATCTTATTTTCCAAGACAAGTTATATTAAAATTGTTACCATTTGAACAATAACTGCACATTGATGTGAACGGAGAATAAACCCTTCCGCACTTTGGACATATCCAACCTTGCTGTCCAAATATCCCCGAATTTAATTTTGTTGAATTTTCCTTTTCCTCCCTTGCCATTTCTACAGCTTTTAAGGCAGTTTCTTCCGATACAATGTAACAAAGTTGTCCTCCAGGATAATCTTCACGTCTTTTTGGTTTTATGTATTCTTCCGGTGTCATAATTATTGTATGTTAAGTAAAACCCATATTAAGCAGACAAACATAATGAAGGCGACAATCCCTGCACAAATGGCTGGGGTTAGCATTTTCTTCCACAATATATCTGCCTTGTGGCATCGTTCGTTGATATAATTGATTTTTGACATGTGCTCACCAAACTGAAGCTCCATCATGTGACGTGCCCAGCCAGTAAGCATCTTATCAAATCTTTGTCTGGCTTCTTCTTTGATAGTGAACTTACCTGAAGGGTTTAGCAGGTATGAATCTGTCCTGAACTCAAACTCTTCTGAATCCAGAATATCACGTCCACCGCTACTTCGTATCTCCATGGAGACTTTAAGCCATGGAATTGCTTTTGTTTCCCACATTTCGAGGGCACGTTTCTCTATTTCTTCTGCGTTGGCGTTGGCCAGCTCTTTCATCTTTTCGTACTCGTCTTTCGGCACGAATACGACTGCTTTTTTATCGTTGATATACATAGTTCCTGATTTTAGATTATTCTTTACTTTCCTGACTTTCTTCGATCATCCTTTTCACTTCCTGAATGTCGCAGGTGAATTTGTTATAAAAACTATCGTACTGGGAACATTCTTCGTCGACATACTCTATCCATGCCGTTTTGGTTTCAAGGTTGATAATTATCATCGGCCTGTTGCAGGAATCGTCTTTCCCTTGTACCCTGCACCTTATCTGCTGAATATGATATTCGGAAAGAATATGAGGTATTTTCCCGTTGTATAAATCGTCTATTGGTCCGGTGTAGATAATGTTTTTCGTTTTCATACCTGGGTATTTAAGTTCAATCATTGGTTTATGGTATAATATCGGCCGTTTTATTTCGCTCCATGCGATTGGCCTTACATTGTAGGCCCATGTCCCGTCTGACATGATGAAGGAATTGGTGTATCTTCCGTCTCCCAGCATGACGTTCACGCATTGTCCTTTCGGAGGGAGTGAAGCTTGTACGCTTTTCCATTGTGAAAAAACCGACGCATCCCACGCTTGCCACATTGCTTCGGTTATATCGCCGATGTAGAAATGTACGTTTTCATTGCTGCCTGAGTCCTTATTACGGTCGTTAAACAGCTGCGTGACGTATTGGTGTATATATTCTTCCTTATCCATGGTTTATTTTATTTATTCATTTAGCACATTTCCAAGAGACTTCATTCTCTGTACTAGATGTAGGCAAAGGGTCATATATTCTTCTACCTTTTCGCCTGTCGGAAGTCCCCAATCATATTGACTTATACTTAAAAGCGTATCACACCCGCTGCATGAGCCATAATAATTATCAAATATCCAATAGTCCCCACAACTAGGTTGATAACATTCTCTATGAATCAAGAATATCTGAGTCCCTTGATAATCTCCATGGTCTGAAATATCTATATCTGTAGAAATCCTATCGACTGATTTCACATCGTAGTTAAGAGCATTTTCTATAAGTGCAATCACTAAATCTTCATAACTACCATATTCTTTCTGTTCGTGGGACTTTAGCCAGTTTCTTAGGTTTTTCTTCCCTTTTTCCCATCTTTCAATAATATCTTTTTCCATATCATTTATTAATCGTTTGTTTCATTTAGTTTTGGTTTCGGGAACCAGTAGTCACATTCATAATCTCCGTAGTCCTCAAAATGAAAATCGGGAGAAGTGGCAACTTTGTATTTCCCGTCTTCCTGGTAGATGTATCCGCTTACGAATGCTCCGTTTGACACCATACGGCAGATAACCTCCTCGTTCGGGTCAGGTTGCCGTTCTTTTACGTTTGTCAGAAGGCCGCCCATCAATGCGTCAAAGGCATCCTGCATATCAACGTGCTCTCTTTGTTTTTCTTCTTTCTCCATTTCGCTCATGTTTTTTCTTCTTTGTTTTGAGTTTTGTGTACTCGGTCATTTCTTTGTCGAAGACAGACAGAAGTTCGGGCTTCTTTTCTTCCGGGATGTAGCCAGTATCAATCAGCTGCTGAATCAGTCTATCTGTTACTTCTCTGCTCTTCCTGACAGTCTTTTGAAGGCTTGACAGCGCCACTACCGACGAGGACGGGTGCATCTGGTCTGCTCTGTATAGCTTAATCATGTTGATTCCATATTCGTCTGTTTTTAATCAGTTTACATGACTCACGGATTCCTTCATTCAGCACTTTTTCATAACTTTGATATACCTTAGTTTCTCTGTATTCCTTTGAATTTAAAGAGTGAATATCACAGATAAAATCAGATTTTCTTGTAGGAGCGTAGAAACAAATAATCTTTATGTCTAAATGAATATCATAATTTTCACGTAACCATCTCTGAGCCTCGTATAAGGTTGGGCATGAACATCTTTTTTCTGAAAGATTGAAATTTTGCTCATATTTAGATGGACAACACCTAAGCCCTTTCTCTAAATATGAATATTTGCAGTTTTCATTAAAACCTATTTCTTTCAAAAGCAATCCCACATCGTGTGTTACATAATCTTCCGGTCTAAACATGGCTATTTTTATTTATAAGGGTTATTATCCAAAACTAAAGCTGAAACGGCCAGCCCTTGTGCGATCAGGTTGCGGTAGTCTATGTGACACTGATGCAGCACGTGAAAGACTTGCTGGAAATGACGAAGGCCCAATTGCGTGCTGTTATGCTTTCCTTCTTCCGGAGTAATAAAGAAGCTATGCAAGCTCATTTCGCACACCTTACATCCCCAGGCGAAGAACTCCACGCATTCTCTTTCTTCGTCGAAATTCCAGGTGGTATAAAGGCCCATATACCCGTCGAAATCGAATGCTTCTGCCAGATACTTCATCGGGCAGATTTCCGAGCCGTTCACAAAGATTTCTTCTGTGATTGAAGACAGCGGATAGAGTATCGGCTTTATATCTCCCAATCTGAACCCTTTCCCGAGACATCTTACGCCTTTTAATGTTTCGGCATTCAGGCCAATTTCGTTACCATGCCTGTCTTTTTTCTTATAAGCCCATACCTTATATCTGTCGGCTAAGTTTATAACGTCCATTTCAATCATTCCTTGTTTAGTGATAAACGCCAAGCCAAACGGTAATCTGGCTGAAATATCTTCCAGTAACAGTAGTTTTTCTTCTTCTTTCATGATGTTATTCTTTATTTTTACAAAACTCTTCAAATTCAGATAAAGCATTTTTTATGGAATCAGCTAATAATCTCGAATACGAGTCTCCACATTTTGCGAAGGAAGGCATGGTCGTTTGCGACCAAATCCGGTCGCCTGTTTTTTGTGGCCTAGGATCATCCATGAAAAATGTAATTGTATGCGTTTCGTAGTTATCCATATTTATTTGGATCTCTACTGTCTTACCATGTATTTTCTTTGCTGCATAAAGTACCATCTGATTAGAAATCGTACTTTCAAGCACTCTATTGACAAGGCCGACGTATTCTAATGGACGTATGTACTTTTCCCAATATTTGTTCTCTTCCTCACTTCTTATATTAGACAAGTAGTTTCTATTTTGGTAGTTATTACATCTGTGAAATCTTCCTAGTACGTCACCAGATAGCCTACAATAAAAAGTGGTGCACACTTCCCCATTTCTGGCTCTATTCAGATTCCAAGCGAAACGTTTACAATTGACACAAACTTCAACTGGTCCCCATTCTGATTCGGATTTTCTTATTCTATCCGACAATTCACGTAGTTTTTTCTTTACTTCTTCTGAAATCATTCTCCTTCTAATTTAGTGATAACATAATCGGCTTTGTTCCATCCTGTACAAAAGGAAACGGCTGCAATCCTGGCTTTTAAAACCTTTTCCGGGAACTCTTCATTTAACAGCTTTCCTTTCCGGTAGTGTGCAACGAGTGAAGTCGCATCTACGACGAAGGAACCGCTAATAGCCGGGTACTTTTCCAGGGCTTCTTCGATAAACTCTCCGACAGTATATTGCCTGTCAAAATCCACATATCCTCCAACATAGGGAGAATCATGGTTGGGAAAGACTCTAATTAGTTCAAACATAGGCTATGTACTTCGATTTATGGTTTTATTCAACTATCAAGTGATTATGAATTTCCATAATTTTCAGAATCCGAACTTCGCATCTCATAATCCCTAAATCCTTTGCTATGGCTCCTTTTGCAGCCTGATGAAGGGTTGAATGATCCGTCTGCTCTTCTTCTGTACGGACCGGAAGAAGGTATTCTTCACGGAATCTAACCGGAGGTGTACCGGCTTCAAAAACCACGGAAAAGTTCTTTTTTATTAGCATTTGTCACTCTCCTCTCAACTTCTTATCCAACATGATCTGCAGTGCTTCATCGCCGCGTCCCATCTTATTCATCATTTCGCCGACCTGCTTATCGAAATCGCTGCTTTGCAGGCTTACCAGGGCTATCATGGCGAGTGCCTGTATCTGGCTTGACTGAATGGCTGTTACTTCTATTACTTTTTCAAGCATACCGGCATCGGAGAATCCTCTTTCTTTCATCGAAAGAAGACCTTTTGCATTTTTCGTGCTGGACTCTATTGTCTGAAGTATGTATTTCAATACTCCTCTTTTATCTTTCAATAAATCTGCAATATCCATGATTTAGAGGTTTACGATTTTCTATTTTTCTCTTCTTCCAAAGCCTGAAGCTTCGCAAAAAGTCCGCTCTTCTTACTTCCACATTTCCTGGATGATATGTTTCTAAAAGCCATTCCGATTGCTATCATTGAGATTGCTGATTTTATCTGCTGTATTTCTGCGCTATCTGTCCCGAAATCACGTAATACCTCCTCATTGATAACTACATTATTTATTTCATCTTTTACATCTTCAAATGACACCATATCGAATCCGGATACAAGCATCACGGCTTTGATAAATTCTTTTTCCACTTCAAAAGTGATACTCACTTTTTCATTCTGATTGTTTTCCATATCTCCCACTATTTTAAATTCCTTCATAAATCGGCATCGGAACAGAAGTGTCCACAAACAAATGCCCTACAAACGAACCGTTGAAAAGTATAAAAGTCCCTATATACATCATGTAAGGCTCAAGGTTTATCTCTTCACCGGTCATTACCATACGGAACTTTACTCCCCGCTGTGGCTTTGATTCATCTTCCAATGCCCAGATATATGCTTTCTCGTTTACCACATCAAGTTTCAGCAGCTTGCTTCCCTCGTGAAGCGGGAGCGTAAACTCTGACGCTGCCGTGGATTTCATGTTTTAAAATTCTTGCCATATTCTTTTCTTTTTAAGGTTATTAATCATCTTCAAAGCGCTTCTTTTCCTCCCACTCTTCGTCGGTTTCCGGGCAGGAAAGTATCTCCTTGGAGTCTTTGGGTTCCTCACCCAGCTTGTAGAAGAAGCACACACGGGTAAATTTTCGGGTGCGTTCCTCACGGCGGATCGTGTCGTTCAAAAACTCCTGTTCCCAGGCATAGTGACGGGGGTATTTAGAGCCTTTGTCCGAGCGGTAGACGATGGAAGGGTTCATGGTGTACTGCATATTGAAGCAGTAAGCCTGCATCTTCTCTATCATTTCGTTCTTCACGGATTTCACGCTCTGCATCGTCACCGCGTCGCCCCGGTGTTCCAGGTAGCTGATGGCCATTTCACTGATAGATACCGGACGGCACCAGTGCCACTGGTTCGCAAAGAAATGATTGGCCCAGTCAATGAATACCTGGTCCTTGATGGCGGAGTAAAGGATTCGCATCTGTCCGTCCTGCGACATGGGCGGTATCAGGCTTTCCTGCAGGCCGAGGTAGAACTGACAGCTTTGCAGCATCATGTACACCGCTTCGTCACGTTCTTCTTCGGTGGCTTCCAGAAAGATGTCTTTCCCGAACTTTGTCTGCGGCGTGCGTTTCTTGAACTGGCCGGCGTAGTCCTCGTCGTGGTAGTAATCGCTCTGCATGGCCAGGAAGATACGGCGTGAGGTGCTTCCTTCGGTCATATCGAACGGCATCTTGTTCATGGTAATGAATATCTTCGGGGTTGCCTCGCGCGGCAGTGTCATTTCATCGTGATACAGGGTCTTTACCGTAATGTTGTCCGTAATGTTGTAGAACTCGCTGCCCATCATGTCGGGACGAAGGTCGTCTATCAGACACATGCTGTCTACGGTATAATGGAACTTGTCGAAGTTCTTGGCCATGTTCTCTTTCTTCTTCAAGGTCTGACCGGGTATGTAGCACACCTTCCGCACCAGCTCGAAGAAGGAACGGAAGAAACTTTTTCCGGTACCTCCGCTGTTCTTTCCTTCGTCGGCCACGGTGTATTCCGTCACGAATCCCATCTTCTGCATGGTGCCTGTACGATAGCGCGAAAGCATGTAGCCCATGAGCGCTACCTTGCAAATGAAGTGCATGTCCTGTCGCTGCTTTTCCAGCTCGGTAAGCAGATAGCCTTCGGCTTCCTTTCGCCAGTGTATGCGGCTGGTGTCGTACAGCCACTGCACGCAGACAGGCATCTGGTCAATGTCTTTCGGCATTTTCAGCAGGAAACGGTACAGACGCTGGTAGGCGATGAACTCTGCATCCTCACGGCGGCGCTCGTTCTCGTTCATCCGTTTGTCGGCCATGCGCTGCCTGTTCAGCTCCTTACGTGCGGCATATTCCGGATTCTCCTCGATGGTGAACAGCGGGGACTTGAGCGGATGGTAATCGGCGTCAATAATCGCCTTCCGGTTGACATGGAAAGGAAGGTCCACGTAGTCTACCGGCTCGATGCTGTCGGCCGTCACCTTCACGGCGCAGTTGCGGAAGAAGAAATAATCGAAATCCTTCCCCCACGACATGAAGTTCAGGTCTACTTTCTTGATTCCGGACATGGTGTCGCGTCCGATTTTCTTCTGGGTACTGATGGCGTTGCTCAGTTCCTCGGAGTAATACTGTGAGTTGTATATCAGGAAGTCTTTCATGATTTCCTTGGCTTCGCTCAGTGCCTGGCTCTCTTCCACCACATCGACAATGTTGTTGCTGATGTGCACAAACTTGGTGGTATCCGCTTCGTCGGTGTACTTGTAGAATCCGTTGGCAGAAAGGAACTGGGCCATGTTATCGAAGTTCAGGGTATATTTGCGCACCACCACCTTGCTTTCGTCTTCCTGCTTTTTGGTCTGGTACTGCACATCCCAGAAGCGCATCCGTCGGGCGGTCTTGAGCAGGTCGTCAAAGTAGCGGTTTACGTTGGTGTGCATGAGCTTTTCATTGCGGCGCATCACTGCCGGGTAGAAGTTGAAGAACTCTTCGGCATCCTTGCACGTTTTCCCGCTGCGTGGATTGTACTGGGTGGAAAGGTCTTCGGGCAGATAGAGCACTTTCAGTTCTACGTGTTTCAGGGCCAGCCGGTTCATGGCGCGTATGCCGGTGCGGTCGATATCATACAGCACAAACACTTCCATGGAGATGTCCAGCAGGCGACGGATCGTTTTCGACGAAATCTCCACACTCTCGGAGTGGGGAAACACCACATGAGCGTCGCTATGGAAGTACACATTGATGGCATCGCGCGGGCCGGAACAAATCACGATACGGCGGAACACGTCGGTAAAAGCACGGGTACGCCGTCCCTGCTCGTCCACACGGGTTTTGTCTATGTTGATAATGGGATGTCCTTCCTTGTCGGAGGTTTCCACACGTCCGGTCTGCAGGGCACGCATCACGTCAGCGTCGCCGTAGATTTCCTTGTGGAATCCTTCCGGACGGCTTCCTCCCTGGTACCACCAGGTAAACTTGTAGTTGGGCTGGCGGCGGCCGTCCGAATCGGTCGTCTCGCGGAAATAAGGCTCATATTTTCGTGCCCACCATCCGTTTTCGTCTTCGTAACAAAAAAGAAAAATCGGGTAAGAAGGTGTGGACTTCACTTCGTAGCTGGTCAGCACGCCGTCGGCATCGGCCTTTTCGGGGGTAACGTAGCTTTCCAGCGGATAGAGGTTGAACATGGTGCGGAGCTGGGTGCTGTCGAAGGGAGCGGGTGTGTTTCCCCGGTAGAAATCGGGATTGAACGAACAGCGCAACAGGTTGTTTCCGTCGGCATCGGTCACGGCTGTCTGCTCGGTGCCTTCGCTTGTGTTTTTCCCGGTGCGGAACACGGGGAGCACCTGGCAGCCCAGCGCACGGAGCTCAGCGGGTGTAAACTCACCCTTACGGATGCGGAGATCCACTTCCGGCTGCGGGGCGGTCTTGCGTGCCCGGTGGAGGAATCCGTTCTTATAATCTCCCTCAATAATCAGGTTGAAGTCTTTGGCCAGCCGGTTCACCGCATCCGGAAAGTCGTGTTTCTCTCCTGCGCGTTCTAAGAGACGCTGCTGCAGCATGATGGCCCCTACCCCCTTGCTCCGGTTCTGCTCGCCGCATACGAAGCAATTGAAGGCTGCATAGCGTTCTCCCTTTGGCGGGAACTTGCTTACACAGAAACTTCCGTTCTTCTCGTCGTGAAACGGGCAGCGATAGAATACGCTGCGTGCTGTCTGCGACGCGGGAAGGTATCCGTTGTTGCGCATCACGTCGGGAAGCGGAAGCGCATTGAGTTTATCAACTGTTTTGTCAGAAATCATTTCAGGGAATTTTAAGAGAGGAATTTCACCTCGTAGTTCATGCTTTCCATTTTGGCTTGTATCATTTCTTTCAGGCTATCGGGCAGGCACATCATAGGGTCTGGCTCATGCAGGTAAATCGTATTTTCCTGCACGCTTCCTGTGGAAGAATATCCGTCGTACACCAGCTCGTTCATAAGCTTCTGCATGCACGACTTCGACAGGTTGCTGCAAGCTATGCTCACGCTACCTTCGGGATAGCCTATCGCTATTTCCGTGTAACGCACATGGAAACGCTGTTCATATACCGCTCTGCTTCGTTTCATACCAGCCGCTTTCCTTTTAGTGTCAACATAAGCTCAGGACGTGTAGCCACACCCAACTTCGCAAAAATACGTTTCCGCATGTTGTCTATATTGGAATAGCTGCATCCCATTTCGTCGGCAATCTCTTCGTAGGTGAGCGAAGTATTTACCAGCATGTTCGCCACAGCAGCCTGAGTGGGAGTCAGTCCGCACTCGTACACCGGATTGCAGCACACCTCCTTTTTATCCTTGAAGGCGGGGTTGAATCCGTTGAACGGACAGTTATAGCGCATAGGGCAGTGTGTGTGCTCAGTATTGAAGTCTTCCGGGCCTTCATGGTCGGGAATATCGTCCTCGCGTCCGAAACAACAGTTCAGGATTACCAGCGCAAGCTCTGACAGATAGCGGCTGCGAAGGTTCCGTATGGTCTTATAAGAACGTCCAAGTCGCATCTGCAGAAGCTGGTCGGCTGCCACCAGGTGTGAAGGATAGTTTTTCTTCATCTCGTCGAGGTATTCCTCTACGAAGTCAATTCCCGTCTTCCCGTCGTTCTTTACCGTGATTTCCTCTCCGTCTTCAAAAACAATTCTTGAGTATCCGTCCTGAATGCGTGTGTGCGCTTCCCATTGTCTTTCCAGCATGTATCCCATCACATTTCCTCCATTTGTTTCTTGTACTCCTTATAAATAGATTCCAGCCCGCGAAGTTCTACTTCCGTGAAATCGAAGTTACGGAAATGCGCACGCAGCGCATGTTCGCCCATACCTCGTTCTTTCATGAACTCGATAAATTCTCCCTTCTTTCTCACACCGGAAAAGAAGTCTTTCAGTTCCCCTTCGTAGTCAGGATCAAAATCTCTCAGGCATTTTTCCACGCCTTCCGCCTCCCACCGGCGCACGCGGTTCAACCTGATCTTCTGGTACGCCGTGCTCATGCTCATTCCGTAATGTTCCACCAGGTAGCGGCTAAATCCCAGCCGCATGGGGCTCAACTTTTTTTCGGATAATGCTTCAATGATGCTCATTTTCATACTTCTGATATATATTGTCGTTTCTCGCTTTTGCGGTTTCGGTCGTTTTTTGTTATTTTTACCCTACAAAGTAACAATTTTAATTTGACAATCACATTATAATTGTTACTGAAATAACAATTTTAAACGGATTTTTTTATGTACTATTTCAATTCTTTCCTGTTCAATAATCTTCCCAAGCTCTTCGCCCTGAGCGATAAAGGCGTATCGGAGAAGGTGTACGGAAAATCATACATGTATAAAAGAAAGGTTGATAATCAAGATAATATACTCGTGCAAGACATCGTAATGGTGTGCAACACATTCCACATAAGCCTGTCAAACTTCATTATGTCTGCTCCTCCTGAAAATTTACTCGGAAATCGCTTTAAATATGTCATACCGGATGAAGATTTTAAGGAGGTGAGATTCATCCCCGAAAACTTGCGGTTCCTTTACGGTCCGCAGGGACTTACTAATATACCTTCACTCGCTGAATTTTCGCGTCAGATCGGAATATCAGTCACAAGCATCGTTAGATGGCAGAATCCGAAGATAGGCGGGTGTACGGTTAACTGGCTTATCGGGGTATGCAACCGTTTCGGCATCGACATAGACGTATTCATGGAAGATAAAAACGAGAAACTTCAAAAATATGAAGCCACAGAAATAGGTATTTCTCCACGAGTATGGCAGGAAATATCAGATTTAAAAGAAGCTATCAGAGAATACAGGCAAGAAAGGACCTCTCTTTTGGAAGAAAACCGTAAATTAAAAATACGAATCAAAGAAGCGGAACTTTTATCAGAAGAAAGCACGGAATATATATATGCAGGAAATAAAATAAGAGAATGGAAAGCCAACTGGAATCTTCTTGAAAATTTCCATATCGTTGTTGGCGATTCAAGACAAAAGGTAATTCAGGTTGCTGGTATGCAATACTTTAGCGAACTGTTTATTGAAGGTAACATGCAGATTACCTCACTGATAAAACTATGTAATAAATACCACATAAGCACAAGGCATATATTTTATCGGGACAATGGGATTGAACCAAAGATAAACGTGTACGACTATTACCGGTCGGAAAATTGGAAAACAATAATATTCCACCCTGAATATATAAATGATTTCTTCGGGAAAGATAGTGTGACGGGGAAAAACCGTTCGGAACTAATTAAAACAATGGATCTTAGCGAATGGAAAATACGCTCTTGGAGGAAAGAAAAAAGCACCATGCGCATAAAAGACATGCTTGATATATGTAATAAACTTGAAGTGACACCTTACTGCCTGATTACAGACTTAAACCGTATGGACCTTTCCAGCGGGATGACCAGTGCGGAAATCCTGCTGGAAGAGAACCGTATGCTCCGCCAGCAGGTTATCCGACTGAAAGAAAAACTACAGAAGAAAAACGGAGAAGGATTCCTTCCGTTAGACGAATGAGTTCAGTGTACTTCCTGAGAATCCATACCGCACACTGAAATTCACGGAAATAAGACCTGGTTTAGCGCGGTCATAAAGTTCGTTCGTCTCTTCGGGTATGATGGTGACGGGTATGTATGTGCCGTTATCGTACATCCATGCCTTTCGCGTCACCACAAATTCCGTGAGCCACCACTCGGCCCACTCCCTGTTTACAAATCCGCTGCTCATGGAAAAAGTTCCTGAAGGTGCCTGTGCATAGCTGGCTGTGCGCGTGGTAGCACGGTAGGAAATGTCAGCAGGCAGCGTGTAGAGCTCACTCTGTATGTCATACTCCAGCGCATCGCGCGTAAAAGCGACTACGCTTTCCATCAGCCCGAATCCGTTCAGGAATATGAAGTGACGCATGAGCGGGTTTGTCTTTACCGCATAGCGCTTCTTCCCGGTTTCAAATCCGGTGTTCACTGTAAGCTCACCTTCTTTCAGGAGGAACGTACTTATGACAAGCGAATCGGGAACCAGCGCACCGCGGGTATAGTCGGAATATTCTTTCGATTCTTCTCCCTGCACTACGCTGTAGGTAATGGTATCCGATCGGGTACTTACCGCAGGAATACACAGTATCCATCCCAATGGAACAATATCTCCCTCCGGTTTACGGCTCAAGATACGTCCCTCACCTAAAATCTCTGTGGTATCTACATTGGATGTAGTAAGGCGTTCAAACTCAGTGAGCCTTCCGGGTATGGCATTGTACTGCTCGGAAGTGGTTTCACCTTCTTCTATCTCTACCATACCGTCAAGATATGATTCCTTGTAGGTAATGGTGTATCGTGCAGCGTATATCATCTGTGAAAGGGTCTGCGTGCCGTTCACATCAAACGTCATCTTTCGTGACAGCGTAGTTTTTATAGTTTCTCCGATATTGAAAACGGCTATCCCGTCAGAGCCTACATCAAATGAGTAACTTTCTGAATAAGGAAACTCTTCAGATCCGGCAAATGCGGTGGCATTGACCGTAATCTTTATGCGGAGAAAAGTTTTTCCGCTCAGCGTGGTTTTTGCCTTAACCACTATGGGGTCGCCTGCAAATGCTATCTGTGGCGGCTGCTGTAATACCTGTATTGCCATGTTTTTTTCTTCATTAAATGGTATATAGTTCGATTGTCACCTCCGTAATCCCGCTACGGTCAATGCTGTAGGATAACTTATTGATGAATCCCACATAGTTCCCTATCTGGTAGCGCTTGAGCATATCCAGTCCTGCAATCTGCGATATGGTCATTCTTACTGTCAGTATCACGGTCTTCCGGTTGTAAAGGAAGTAAAGATACTCCGAAAGGAATTTTGACACCAGACCGCGGTCCTGGTATGCCTGAGAAGCGGGATACTTGTCTTTCCCGGCCACCAGCTTGAGCGAGAATCGTCCGGACTGGTCTACTCCACCCTGCTCCGTGCCGTTGTAATCAAAGAACCGTCCAAAGTTATCGCAGCTGTCGGCTGTGAAAGCACTGTTGGCTACCGTCTGTACCCACGAATCGTTCCCCTCGCCGTCGTAATTAGGACTATATTCTATCCCAGATTTGCTACCAGGTCCTCGCATGATTCCAAGGCAATATCCGGCATCGTAAGTACGCATGGGTGATTCTTCTGCCGATTCAGTGTCATAGTTTTCATCGGAAAGATAACTCAGCGTTATCTCATGCTTGTATCTCATCATGCGAGAAGGTGCTACCCCCAATATCCCGGGAATAAGACTAAAACTTGCATTTCTTTCCGACAGAAGTTCCTGATCGGCAAATACAGCCAGAATCTGCTGACCTTCTTTACCAGACATAGCCTCTGAAACTACTGTCTGACCGTTTACATCATTTATCATCACCGGAGCAAAGTTGATAGATATTTCATCTTCCTCTTCTTCCGTCGATGTGCCTCCGATTAAATAATCACGGAATCCACCAACCTCAAACAACGAAGGATTTCCTCCAGTATTCTCGTCCACTTTTATACGATAGGAGTTTCCTGTAAGTTTATCCTGATAGCATGTAGTGTCATTGGATGCTTGTCCCTGCTGAAGAATCTCCATGTAATTATTCTTCTCCTTCACATTGGAATAATCATCATAATTGAATGCAGTATCATCTTCCTGACCGTATGTGAGGCGTATGGTCTTTTCTTTTGATTTTTTCAACTGCATTGCCACTATTTCCACATCAAGAATGGATATTTCATTCGATTTCAGAATGTCTTTTATATATATGACATCCATCGTATTTCTTGCACTATCGTACAAGAACCGAACGCCAAAAGCGTTTTGCAGGTCTTCAATCAAATCTTCCATTTCTACATCCGGGAAATTCTGATTGGTAGCAAAAACATTCACCGCGCTATAAGAAAAATTCTGGGTAAGGAATGTTGCAATTTTTCTGTATGAATTAGCACCTGGAATTACATTATACTTTAAGTCATAATGAAGAGAAAATGATGAACCCATAAAATTATTCATCATAATATCTGTCCATGATACAGAAAACGAATCTCCCTTTTCTTCCGTATGACACTGCGTGCTGAAAAATGCCAGGCGGCACATATCTTCCATTGTGGACAAATCGTTCTTTTGTACACCGATATTCAGATATTTGAAGAAACAATCAAGAAGATACATTACGTAGAAGCATACACCGCTGTACGGTCTTCTGGGCTCCAATATATTATAGCTTCCTGCATCGTTTGGCGTACACACCCTTACATTGCAATATGGCTTTATAGGATAAGGGTCTGATTCGTTGCTCTCGGTGTAGTTCATTACTCCATCGTTAAGGTATATGGTTATAAATAAATTATCATCCATATAAGAATATTGTGTGGAAGCTGATTTTACCCTATACCCCAGCTTTATCTCCCTGTCGAGAGGAATATCCCTTGCATTCATTCCCTCTATACGGTCCATGAAATCACTGTTACCGGAAATGAATGTGACGGGAAGTGTATCTTCGAACTCCACTTCATCGTCGGTTTCTATCACACCACGGTATATCATCACGCCGTCCACCCAAAGCTCTGCGGGCATACGGTCAATGTCCTTCAGGTTAATGTCTCCCCAAGGATCGGCAATGTTCTTGAAAATTTCGCGGTTGGGTTCCAGCGGAATTTCGAAAGGGAACGAGAATGTTCCCTGGTCATTGAAAAGCGGGTTCGACTGCTCCAATGTAATGGAAAAATCTTCCGACAGCTTTACCCACTGGCTGTTAATCTTTATCTGTAGTCCTTTCATCGTGTCATTATTTTATCAGTCCGCGTTTAGTCATAAAATTGCTGGCTTTGTTCAACTGGTTTACCGCACCCTTGCTCCCGTATGGGTCTACGGCGGCGCGAATCGGCTTGCTCAGACGCTCGTTCAGTGTGGAAAGCGCTTCGGCCACACTTCCAAGCATTTGTGTCATCTGCTCGTTCTGCATGGTCATATCCGTAGCTCCGGATGCAACCTGGGTAATCTGCGCCGGCATGGAAGGATAGTTCCCGCTGGCAAATGTCGGCATGGCGGCCGATTTAAGCTGCCCGTGCCGCGCAATGGTGAGAATGCTGTCGTAGATGTGCGGATAGTTCAGAATAAGCTTCTGTGTAGTATCGCCGTCCACAATCATTTCAGGCTTCTTTTCAGAGAAAATACCAAAATGCGCACCTCCGCTGTACACGCCCGTCTTCAGTTCCTTCTGGTAGCGTGCGTTGTATATCTGTCCGTCGTTTCCCAGTACCGGATAGTCACCCTCTGCGTAGGTAAGCATTCCGGCTGCTACACGGCCCTTGCTGCTGCTTACTCCGGTGGCAGCTGCCACATCCTGCTTTGCCTTGTTTAGCTTACCCATGGCAAGGCCCATCAGAGCGGAAAGTGCCGCACTGATAACTGCAATCAATGGGATACCCCACCATCCTAGGTCTCCGATTGTTTTTGCTGATCCCCTCGCAATACCAGAAGTTACATCTCCTGCAGTCTTTGCCCCTTCTACTGTCATATCCGTAATGGCCTGCGACCCATGAATAGCTGTAACAGTAGCACTTGTAGCCGCTTCCTGTGCTACTTCCTGGTCTCCAAGAGTCTTCTTCATCAACAACTCGGTTATTTTTTGCATAATCAAGTCTTTGGTGAGTTTCATCGCTGTTTGGAGCAACATTTTTGCAGCTTGCTTACGGTCGTCCACTTCGGCAAATGCAGCTTCTCCCATCTGCTCACTGAAATCCACGACTGCATCGGTGTAGTTCTTTAGGGTGCTTAGTTTGCTCTCCGTGATTTCAAGCTCTTTTGACGCCTGTTCTTCTCTTGCTGCATTTAGTTCATCGAGTGCTTCCTTTTCGGCCATTCGGTAAGACTCCTCTGCCTCCTGCTGGGTAGCACCAGAAGCAATAGCCTGCTGTATCAGTTCTTCTTTACGGGCATAGAACTCTTCATAATACTGGCGGGCAGCTTCCAGGCGTATTCGCAGGGCTTCAAGCTCCGCATTATCCGTTTCGGAAGTACCAAGGAAGGAACTTTGTGTGGATGCCAGTCCAAGATTACCTGCAGCGCCCATAAGTTCAGTTCGTTCGTCCGTACCTTTTATACGGTCTTCCCAAAGTTTCTGGTTTCCGCTGGTTTCCCACTGCACGTCTATCATTTCCTTGATGTCCTTTGCATACTTCTCGGCAGCGGACTTGGAATCCTGATAGAAATCACGCAGCTTTTTCAGCATGAGCGACATCTGCTCAGGGCTCATGCTTTCGGCCCATACCGCGTCAATGTTGCTAAGATAAGTCCGCAACTGGTCTTCGTTCAGGCTGTAAGCATCTTCCGACAGAGAAACAAGTGCATTAATTCTTTCCTTCACTGCACTCTCGTCAATTACCCCGCTAAATCCTAAGCTCATACGGAACTCTTTCTCCGCATCGGTATTCAGCAGACGAAGCTTGTCGAGCGACTCCTCAAACTGGTTGACAAGGCTTTCAAACGGGTTGTATTTAAGCAGCTCCTTCTCGATGGTCTGACGGTATTTCACTGCCATGTTCTGTACTTCGAGCAAATCTTTTTCAAGATTCTTACGTAAGCCGTCGGTCTGACGTTCGCCCAGTTTCTTAATCAATGCAGCAGTAGATTCCAGGTTCTTACCTTCCATCCCGTATAAATTCTGATTGAAGGTGTTCTCCTCGCCCAACAGCTTTTTACGAAGCTCCACACGTGCCAGCAGATGCTCTTCCTCGGTCGCGTCAATCTGGCGGTTCATCTCCTCAGTAGTTATCTGTTCATCGAGATATGCCTGACGGATAGCCTGCTGACGGCGGAGGAAGTAAGCTTCGAGCGCAGACATGGCCGCACTGATTTCATCATTCATTTCCTTCTGCTCACCACGTGTGCCTGACTTACGTACTTTTAGCCAGTTGCCGCTGGTGTCGCGTCCCCATTTCTCAGCAAGCACCTTGGCCACATCCTGCTCCATCTTTTTCAACGCCTCGTATTCTTCCTTGGCCGACTTGAATCCACGGGCAGCGAAGGTGTCTGCATAGTCCTTGTCCTCATTAATGCTCTTCATCATGGCCTCCAGCTTTTTGTAGGTAGCGACCAGCTTGTCTACTCCGGCTGTTTCCAGCGATACCCCCTGTCCCCATACAGACTCCAGTCCGATGGCCTTAATACGTTTTTCCACCTGACTGATGTTATTCTGATACACACCAAGCTGACGGTTCTTTTCAGCAAGTTCGGCTGTTTCTGCCTTGGTGAGCTTTTCTCCTTTCTCACGCTTCGCGTTCAATTCGTCCACATCTTCACGAAGACGCTGTACGTAAGTAGTGGCCTGCTGCAGATAGGTATTTAGTTCAGGCAGGTCGGACGAAGAAAGAATGCCCTGGTTGGACTTCCGGAGGTCTTGCAGCATAAGCTCTTCGGTCTTGCTCTCGGCAGCACGCTGCGTACTTTCAAGGAAAGTCTGAGTCTGTCCGGCTTCCTTCCGGATGTTTTTCAGGATGTTCATCAGTTTTAAAGCGTCGGAACTGAACGGGAGCTGCTTTATGTTCTTGTCATATTTCTCCATAAAGCCATCCAGTGCGTCGTACAGATTACCTCCTTCTTCCACTACCTTATTCATCCCGTCCATGATGAGGGCCATGGCATCGCCGGCGTTGGTTTCTCCCACATTCTGCATTTTGTTCAGCGAAGCAATAATCTTCGACTGAAGTTCCTGAATCTGGTCGGTGTATTTGTCGGCAATGTTTTCCATCATCTTGTCGCGCATCTTCAGCGCCAGCGTTTCACGAAGACGGGCATTAATCAGGCTGTAAATGTATTCCTGCTTCTCGGCATAGTTGTTTTCAGTGACCATAAATCCAAGGTATGCCCCATACTTGTCATTCAGCTGCTTAATCAGTGCCGCACGCTCTCCGTTTGATACATTTGCCTTGTCAATCGCATATTTCAGATTGGAAAGTTCAAATGTTTCCTTCTGTATGGCTGCTTCAAATTCCGACTGTGCCTTTGTTGCTTCGTCTACTGATTTTTTGAAATAAGTAATGGCAGATGTCAGCGCAGTAAATCCTAATACAACCCATCCTAATGGATTTGACATCATAGCCTTTGAAAGTGACTGCCAGGCTATTTTGAATATGTTCACAGAGGCTGTGCCACTTTTCACCATCTTCGTAAACAGCACAATGTTTGCACTCGCTTTCTGCACAGCAGAAGATGTGGCAATCATCACTCCTACCAGCACCTGAAGAGCTACTGCGGTCAGACGGATTGAAGTCTCTCCGCGTTCAAACCGGTTGGGAATGCTCGAAATATAGCGAAGCACATCCGTGAGCCATTCCACAAATCCGCTGTTGATAAACGATTCCTTGATGGCGTTACCCATACGCTGCATGATGGCCATTGCGTTTTCGTTCTTGATGTTGTATTCATCCGTCACGCTGGTAGCTTCCTTAAACGCACGTGAAGAAGTAAATACCTGTGCCTTCAGTTCGTCTACGCCGGAAGAAAGGGTAACGAGCACCTGCTTGATACGCTCGCCATCGCTACCGAGGTCTTTCATGATCGGAGCCAGCACATCCAGTCCGCCCATGGCATTCATTTTCTCGAATACAGCGATTACTGCCTGAATGGTTTTACCCTGTTCAATCAGGTTTTTCAAGTAATCATCGCTCAGTCCCACAGCCTGCGCCACCTCTGTGGTGTTACTGGTAAGTGTAGAGATAAAGGTGTTCAAAGCCGTACCACCCATTTCGGCGTGCTGACCAAGGGCATCGAGGGTGCCGGCTAGCGCAATCAGGTCGGACATGGAAAGTCCTGCCGCTTCTCCGATAGCTCCGATACGGTTTACCACATCGACAATCGGACCGGCAGAAGCACGGCTGGTCTGAGATATTTCGTTTATAGCAGAACCGGTAGCGAGCAAGGCTTTTTCCACTCCGAGCTTCTGTGTCTCTCCCAGAATGGCATTCACCTTCATCAGCTGACGTACCGCTTCAGCTCCTCCCAAGTCTTCTCCCAATGCTACGAGCAACTGATTACCTGCCTTCACGAATCCCAACACATCTTCTTTGGCAGAGATACCCAGCTTACCGGCTTCGTATGCCAGGTCGTGAAGTTCCTGCTGTGCGGTACGGGTGTCGATACTGTCAATTTCACGGCTTAGCTCGGCTACTGACTCAGTGGAAAGCCCGGTGGTCTTCTCGATGTCGGCCAGACTGTCGCTCAGCTGCAAGTTAGCCTGATACAACTGCTTGATGCGTCCTACCACCTCATTGAATCCGGCATATACCAGCACATAACTTGTCAAACGCTTGATGGTAGCTACAATCTGGTTATCGTGTTCCTGCCAGCTTCTTTTCACCTCATTAATCTGCTCGTTTACCCGGCGCAGATTCATTGAAGTTTCGACATACTTCTCTGCGTCACGTTCGGTTTTCGAAAGTTCTTCCTGAAGCTGTGCCGCGGCCTTCTGTAAATCTTCCAGTGGAGCTGTTTTAAGTGTAAGAATCACTTTGTTAAGTTCTTCTGCACTTAACACAGAATTTTTCTGTTTTTTCTCAATCGTGCTCAGCGCATCTTCAATTTTTTTCAAGCCTTTTGTATCGCTTACTTCAAGCTTCTTCTTATACTCTTCGAGCGATTTTTTTAGCTTCTCAAGGTCTTCGTATGTACCGTCGAACGTACCTTGACCAACCGTTTCAGCTTTATCAAGCGCATCTTCCAGTGAAGTAAATTCGGCAGATGATTGTTTCAGTTTCTCATTAAGTGAATTGATGGCCGATTCTACCTCCTTTACTCCCTCTGTGTCGCTTGTCTTTAGCTGCTGCTTGTATTGTTCAAGCAACTTGATGGCTTCTTTTGTCTGTGATATTGTGCCATCGAATGTGCCGGTCTTGACTTTCCCTAGTGTGGTTTGAGCACGCTGTGAGACACGACGAGTTTCTTCCGCTTCAACCTGAGCAAGCTGTTCACGGTATTTCTGAATTTCCTGCGTATTAAGTTCTGTGGATTTAATAAGGTCTTGCAATCGTTCCTTTGCCTTTCCCAGAGATTTGTCGCTCACATTTCCAATATCTCCGATGATGTCGGAAAACTCTACAAGGTTCCCTTTCCGGCGCTGTGCTTCATCGGCTATCTGTTTGATGTAATCGCGAACTGTATTGAGCGTTTTAAGGTCTTTCGGATTAACACCAAGCAACATATCCCTCAATCCCCTTTGGGCGTTATTCAAATTACGCAGAGTCTGTCCGGAAATATCTGTAAGGTATTTCTGTACAGTATTAACATTTCGTTCAGATTCAGTGATTGACTTCTGAAGCTGTTTCTGCTTCTTTAAAGCATCCTCATATATCTTTTTATTCTTGTCATAATCTACCGTATCAACGGACATTTCCATATTCCGCTGCGCCTCCTGGATTACCTTGTCAAGTTCTTCCCATTCCTTGCGCATCTCCTCGATTTTTTTGCGAGCCTGATCCGCACCTCCGATAAGCACGTCGATTCTAGCCAGTCTGGTACCTAAACTATTTGCCATGTCTTTGTGTTTGTTTTCCTCAAAGTTAGGCACCCGAAATGTGGAAATGAAGGACAAAAAAACGGTGTCCGTCAGTTAAACGGACACCGTTTTAAAACTATTCGCCAGCAACCTCTAAAGTGGTTTGCGGCAAACCTATCGAGCGATATGCAGCAAACCACTTGAGAGGTTTGCTGCATTTGTTTTGACAGGCCCTACAGGCTATTGTGGAGGGGGTGGTAAGTGGCGAAAGGGAAGAATGTACGTATATTACAATAATCCATTAACCATCACTTCCGCATACACCATCCCGAACGCTATCACCTCCGCCCAGAACAGCGGTTTGCACAACACGAAGCTATACCATAAATCGCCATTCCATACTTGTTTCAGGCGAACGCCGACATATAATATCCACGCTATCCATACAAGCAGCATCCACGGGCAGGTAAGTGCTACCCATATCTGACTGTTCAGTGCCGCTATGACGGTAGCCGCAATATGTACTGGTCTGTCCATTCCGGCTTTGAAATTGGGTGCCGCACCCACGAACAGCAACGCTCCGCACATCAAAAATGCGGTGAACTGATAACTTTCGGGGGTAGCAGAGAGGAGGGCGGGCATGAGGAGGAGGGCGGTTGCGGTCATGGTGAAGCCGAACCACAGCTTATGCTCCAGCGAATAGTATGTGTCGCTTATGGAGTAAGGTATCTCCTTTGTTTTGTAAACCATCACCCCCACGTATGTGAGGATGACGGCCATTGATAAGATTATGAGTATCATTTTGTGTTCAGATTAAGTTTTTCAGGATATCCGGTTGTGTGGTCGTAGGCTTCCACTTCTTCTATGCTTTGCAGGGCTTCCACATTTGCCTTGTGTTGTGCCGTTACGTTGTAACACTGCAGGGCGTACAGTTCAAGGGCGGAGAGCATCTGTATGGCTGTGTCGCATTCGAGGGTGTAGCTTTTACCTCCAAACCAGAGTTTGGTGGTGATCATGGAGGCTGCCTTCTGTATCTGGGTGGAGTTCATCAGTCCTACACGGGTGTTCTTGTCGAGCCAAACGGATTCGCCGTCGAGAGTGAAGCTGTTTACCGCGTCGCTAGTGTCGTAGCTGTCTATCTCGAATATCTTCGCGGCTTTTGCGGCTCCCAGTTCGTCGGTGGGCAGATCGCTTACTTCTTTGAACATTTCCTCCATGTCGGAAGGAAGACGGTTGGCACGCTTGAAATAGATGTTTGTTCCGATACGATTTATGTACAAGCCTTCTGTACTGTAAATCTCTTTTTCTGTAAATTTTATCATAATGTCACGATTGAGATTGATGGTTTGTTTTTCAGTGCCGACTGGATTTCTTCGTCTTCGATGATTGAGGCGTAGTCTTTTGCCGGAAGTGTGAGTGTGATAACGGAGTTGCTGTCTGTATTCTCGATAAAGAACAACAGTGCTTCGCGACTTATGCCGGGTTCTTCGGTTATCGTTCCCCATTCCTGGACTATGCAGGTTTCGTACTCACGGTTGATGAAGAAGTCTGCTCCTTCGGGTTTCTCTGTTTCGCAGTATGGCTTGTAGCCTTGTGCGATGATTTCTTCTTCGGTAAGCTTGCCGCCTACTTCCTGTCCTTTTTCTACTTCTTTGACGAGTAGATGGTCGTTTTCGATTTTTGCGTACTTCATGTTGTCTATGGTTTTAAACGTTGCTATCAGTTGTCCGTTATGCTCGCAGATATGCAGGTTCGCGGAGCTGTAGGGGGAGCCTCCTTTTCGGATAGTACCTTTCCGGCGGTCTGAATATGGAAGTATAGTCGTTCAGGTTTAGATATGATGTCTTGTTAGATTTGTATTTGCTTTTCAACACACAGATGAACCGGCCGTTCTTGTTGCGGAAATACAGCCATTCGGAGAATGTTTCCATGGCTTTCCCGGCTATGCGCTTTTTGATGTTGAAGGACGCTGTTCCTTTCATCAGGCCGAAATAGCTGTTTATGCTTTGCATGACGTGTACGGCGTTGCTGTACGACGGTATCCGGCTGTATTCTTCTATCGCTGTATGGAGGGCATGTACTGTGCGGTTGGATATGTAGATACGGTTCAGCTTTACTACCTTTCCGCAGAACTTTACTCCGTGTGAGGCCGGCTGTATGTAGAATTTATCGGGATGGACTTTGAGTTTCAACCGCTCGGCTACTTTGATGAATACTTTCCGGGAATGGATTATTTCGGCTGCTGTTTCTGCCACCACGCATATATCATCTACAAACCGTGTGTATCTCACTCCGGTTTTTATCATTTCCGCATCAGCTTCCGCCATGACGAGGTTTGCGAGGAGTTGGGAATAGAAGTTTCCTATCGGGAGTCCTTTATCGGGTGGAAGTCCGAAGAGGCTTTTGTTGGGCGGAACTTTATCCCACATTTTTATATCGGAGCGTCGCTCGCAGTCTGTGGCCGGATTGTGCTGTATCAGAGTGTGAAGCAGAGAGAGTTTTTCTTCTTTATCAGGCTTATCGTAGTACATATCGGCGTATTTCCGCAAGATGCGGTATGCTGTTTCCTTGTCTATCGACATAAAGAAGCCTGATATGTCCATTGTGGCTACGAAGGCTTTCTTCCTGTATCCGTCCGTTACATCACGGATGTTCCGCTGTATCTGCTCGATGGCTGTAGATGCGGAATGTCCGATACGGTTGCCGTGGCTTACATCACCATTGGCTTCATGGACTTTCTCGCATATCTCGCCGAGCATCGGGGCAACGTAGTGGTGCACTATGCGGTCGGTGTAGTTGGCGGCGAAAACTTCTCTATACACAGGATAATCGAGGACAAAGCAGATGCTTGTCTGTGGCTGGTAGCCGTTGTCTATTCTGTTTATCAATTCATAAATACGCGACAGGTTGAAATGAAACGATGCTGCTTCGAGCGATGCGTGCTTGTTTTTGTAACAGTCGCTTTCGGCAGCTATCCAGGCGGGCACTTTTTCTGATAAATCGGAGGCCGGCACCACACCATAGGTGTTGTTCGTGTTGTTGTTGTTCAAGTTGCCATTGCCCATGTTCACATACCAGGCGTTATTGCCATTGTTGCGGACACAGCTCCAGACGTTGCCGCCCAGGACTTCTGCCCTGTTAATCGAAATAGCTTGCTCACCGCAAGCACAGGGACCTTTATCATTAAACAGTTCTGCCGACATAGTTCAAGACTTTTCGGATCTGACATTCTTTATCCTCGCAAGCGAAGATAAAATATTATCGCACAAAACGTCTATTACAGACGCTTTCTCTTTGCTGCATCCTCCAAGAGCCACTATCAGGTATATCCCGAACTGCAATTCGTATGTCAGTTCTGTAGCTCTTTTATAATAGTCCATTCCACGAACCTGGCGCATAGCGTAACTAAAAAGCAATGCGCCTTGCTTCAGCATAGGATCTATATATGTTCTACTTATGACTTTATAAGCTTTGCTGTTGATTTCTATGAGACAATTATTCAGGCGTATAACGTCCTGAATAATTGGTGCGTCCAAATGTTTCCTCCCGGATCTATTCATTTCTATTGTCGCGTATTAAATGTTAATATATTTTAATGCAAAAGTTGATGAGCCGTGCTCCGCACGGCTGAGATAAATCAAAAAGCGGAGGCCGGCACCACACCACAGGTGACGTACGTGCTGCCGTTGCCCAAGTTGCCATTGCCCATGCCCACATACCAGGCGCTAATGCCATTGGTGCGGACACAGCTCCAGACGTAGCCGCCCAGGACGCCAGGTATGCCCCATTTTTCATAACTGTTAAGATAGTTTATCAATCCTGAAATTATGCTTTTGTTCGTCCAGTATGGATATAATTCTTTCTCTCCTGCCATATACTTCCCTTCAAGTGTTTTGATGTAATATACAGCATGAGAATCTGCCATATTCCAGTCGTAATTTGTAGTAGAGTTTCCCGGTCTGCTTATGTATGGGGTAATGATATACCAATACCCGTCTACAGTTATGGCTTCCGCTCCTTTTTCACCCGGAGAAAGAAGAGGTCGTTCGGCGGAGTTTACTCCGGTGTCGTTCATGTTTACACCGTTTGTTTTCTGCTGTTCGTACAGCCATTCAGCGTATTCAGGTTTGAAATAGTATGCGTTGTTTACTGAATACTTATTATTTGTATTGTACGTTGCTTTCAAACCTGTGTTCTGGCCGTTTACGAAGAAAAACATATCTTCACCTACCTGAGCCTGTACGCCTGATGAATTTAGGATTTCCACATTGGTTATTGTGCCTTCTGCTTCAGAAGATGCTATGCCGCTACAGATGGCAAACCTGTGGCGAAGCCATTCATTCTGTACATACATGGCTTCAAGACGTTCGGCGTAATTATCCGCTATCATAGCATTTACATTGCCGCAATTCTTTTCCATTATCCAGCGTTGCTTGGTATTGCCGCAATAGAGTTCCAGTTTGTCGTCTTCGGTCACGGACACGCTCCAATCCGCCGCGAAGTGGCTTCCTGCGGCGTGCGTGCCAAGGTTTTCATCTGCCGTGCCGTGATAATCTGTACCTTCGCGCGCTCCAGTCATCTGGTCGTATTCAAACACGGAGTGTTGCATCGCGTTTGACACCTTGCTTGTAGTGCCGGATGTAGCATAGTATTCTCCACTCCACGGCCAGTATAATATAGTTCTGACTCCGTTACACTCCAGGGAAAAGCCTACAGGAGGAGCAATGAGTTCGTTGTCGAAGCCGTTGGCCACGCTGCGCTCGTTCCATTCTTTTACCGTGTAATGCTTCAGGTCTGCATCTACAATCTTGATATGGTCGTTTGTAGCTACGGCTGCCGTCTTGCCTTCTTTTGTTGTGATGGCAGTGGAGCGTACCGGCAGTATCAGCATTTGCGATTCAAAGGCGTATTCATCCCCTGTCGGAATGGCTGCTATTTTAGCCGGATATTCGGAAAGGATTTCTCCTACATTTTCTACACCCTTTGCTTCAATGGCTGCCTTTATGGCGGCTTTGCTTTCTTTTAACTTGTTTAGTTTGTCTGCTGTCGTTCCCATTATATCACCTCCCCGTTTATTTCATCAAGTACTGTGTTTATATCTCCTATAGCATTGCTTAAATCCTGAGAGGTGGCGTACCCTTTCTGCGCAAGAGTTTCTTCTGTTACATATCCTTCAGGAACTTGCTTTAAAGAAGAATTTACTCCATCAACGAGTTCGTCTATCTTCTTCGTTATAGCGTTCATTTCTGCCGATTGCAAAACCTGTTCACGAGAAAAAGTTTTATTTAATTTCTGTATATCTGCCATGGCATATTATTTTAATTTGTTTACATCAAGCTTTCCTTTGTCGAGTACGAGATATTTTTCTTCAGGAGGAGATATATGCTTTTTCTTCTTAATCTCACAGAATCTATACGTCAAAAGCTTAAACGTATTTAGCTTAATAGATTTCATGATCCTGCCTCCCTTATGGTTGCTTTTGTGACTTTACTCGATACGACAATTTTAATATACTTAGGATAGACTGCATGACAAAAATCTGCATCTATTACATCCCCCCACTTTAGTTCAATATATGAACGCCTATACTTTCCTTCATCACTTCCCCTTTGATAAATCTCCAATGTTCCTCCACTCTCCATTTCGATATGAAGATTATAGTCTGAGTTTACTTTTGTTTCTGATACAAATGATTTGCCTTCCTCATTAAATAATAATTCTCTCTGTTCCATGATATTTGTTTTTAGCAAAAATAAGTAACATACACAAAAATAAGAAGGACAAAAAAACAGCTGTATATATATCGGATAAGACTACTTTTTTAAAAGGGAATCTAATTAAAATTGTCTCACATTTTATATTTCACACCGTTTTTCAGCACTTTTTTCATTTAATCAGAAATTGTGAAACTCAAACACAACCAAATCAATATTTTTGCAATAAACAAACTACTTATCATTATGAAAAAAAACTTATTTTTTACATTGACTTTAATTTTAATTATGTGCTTGTTTACTTCTTGCGGAAGTACATATATGGCTGTTTACGATTTAGGTCTTTCTTCTGTTGAAAGCCCTTCAGACTCAAAAGATCCATTTGGTAATTCGGAAATAGTAAAGATTTCTGATGAAGTCTCTTCAAAAAATAAAAAGGCTCAGATTGTAAACAAATACAGATACACAGATAAATACATTGACATTGTGTGGTGGTACTCTACCACTCAGTTTGAATTTGAGCTGAAAAATGTTTCAGAAAAAACACTGAAAATAAATTGGGATGATGTAACCTTTATGGACTATACAGGTAATATAAGCCGGATTATGCACAAAGGAGTAAAATACATAGACAAAGATAAAAGTCAGGGAAGCATAAGCATACCCAAAAACGGAAAGCTAAACGACATTATAGTCCCTACGTCAAATGTATATTTCAGTCAGGGGTTTGGCGTTTATGTTCCTTCTGAATGGAAACAAAAATCAATCATTCCATGTTTCTACAAGAGTAAGAAAGAAATGCAGAATGATATTGACAATAAAATTTGGATAGGTAAAAAAGTACAAATACTTTTCCCGATAGAGATTGAAGGAAAGAAAAATGACTACAATTTTGAATTTACAGTTAACGGTACATACTGATAATTAAAAAACAATGCAGCCGGGGAAGAAACGACAAAACCCAGGCTGCATTTTCATTCATATAGGGTGGAAAGACAAACTACATCATCTTTTTCTCATAATTATATCGCCCACCACATTTGCCAGCACATTAGAGCCAAATCCTCTTATCCCGTCAAGTTGAGCTACCATCCGGATAAGGAGATCCAGCTTTTCTTCTATGCGGCTGTTACATGGCTGCCGGCTCTCCGTACATGCGCTTCTTGAAGTAACGGCGCACCTGAAAGTTCTTGTCCTTGTCTTTCAGGTAGGACACAGCTTTCTTGTAGCATGAAAGGGCCATCTTTTCGTTCGGCACTTCGGCAGGTGTCTTGTATCCCATGTCTTCAGCGATGCTGTATGCCATGTCGCTGTAAATCATGTTGGCTGTGACACAAAGTGCATACGAGTTGTACGAAGGTTTTTCTTCGGGAACTCCCCCGAGTTGTTTCACGGCAGCCACGAAAGTGTCATGCCCCCAGTGGAATCCTTTCAACCCATCTTCGTTGACCATGGTCTTACCGATATTCACGGCCTCTGTTTCCGACAAAAAATTATCCCAGCACATTGCTTCTAGGTGGCTCAACCAGCTCATAGCCATTTCCGGGTGCATCTTTGCCATTTCCTTGAAATAATAGGTAGCAGCTTCGCCGAATATTTTCATATTCTTCACGTCCTTGCTGTCCTTCATCTTATCATACAGCTCCTCGTAACGGGAGATCATTTGTTCTCTATCCATATCTCGATATTTTTAAATTAGTTCCTTCAAAACTTCCCGCCCTCGCGGACGGGAAGCCACTCAAACATTTTTCCTTTTCCTTCGCTTTTTTACGGGTTCATCGGCAGATGCCAGACTGAAAGCGCTAAACGCGGCTGCCTGAACTTCGTTAAGCGGGAAAGGTAGCAGTAATCGTGACCGGGACTGCAATCAGTGCGCCGCAAGCAGAGCAACCGCAACCGTTCTCATTGTAAGAGAATACCTGCGGAACTAAAGCTGTAGCTACCACACTGGTAGGGGCTGTATTTGCCGCACCGATGAAGGTTACTGTAAACTGTTCGGTCCACTGAATAGTCTTTGCTGCACATCCGTTTTTCGGAGTGTAGGTCAGAGTTACAGCTGCGTTGATAAGCGCAATGTTCTGCGTGTTGTTGTTTGTGACGCTTGCTACACTGAATACGACGGTAGCAGTAGGTTGAACGCCGTTGTTCACGCAATAAGCCTGACGCAGTTTCTTAGTGATGTTTACCGTCAGTGGCTGAGCGGTAGCTGTCGGAACTCCAGACAAAGTAATTGACTGAATCATAGTTGTGTTGTGTTTGTGTTATATATCTTTTACAGGACACCAGGCCGCCTGTGTTCGGCACTTATTTTTCTTCTTTTTCTCGTGTTTCATTCTTTGGTGCAGGCTGCGGTTGTGGGTGCGACGGCTGTGCCTGCGGAACCTTCACCACATATTCCTCGGGTTTCTGATACGGAAGGTTGCAGTCCAGGTATTTCTTAAGTTCCACCAGGTCATTGCGGTCGAAGGTGAAAAATCCGTCGATTATGGAAAGCTTTCCCTGCTGGATGGCAGAGTCAACGTATCCGTGAGCCAGTTCCGGGATCATGTCGTCCGGAATGCGGGACACAAATTTTTCGAGGAACGGACGGATCATTTTTGTCCCTCCTAAAGATGCCAGCGAATTGATTTCATTGGAAATCTGCCATCCGGGGCCTGCGAGTCCGATTGACTTGAATAACTTCTCCACCGGAAGCATACCGGCAGAAATACCGTTGAGCGTATTGCCCATCATAACCGGAATGACCGGCTCACCCCATTTCAGGATGACAGCGGTCAGAATCTGTGCGTTTGTCATTGTGCTGCGTGTTTGAGTTTTTTCTACAGTGCTTGAAAATCAAAAGGAAGGGGAAGACCGGACGGTCCTCCCCCGGGGCCAGTTTGGGGTTACTGGGCAGACGGACATCCGCAGCATCCATCCTGACATACGTTGCTTGACGGAATGTATGTCTTGGTGATAGCCTGCAATGCGGCGATGCTGTTCTGCATGCACTGCAGAGTAGCGGTGTTGGTACCGTTGTAAACGGCCTGTTGCATGTTGACAGCGGTCTGAGCGTCCTTGTTGGAGCGAACTTCCACTGAAAGTTCCTTGATCTGACCCTGCAAGTCCTTATAGGCTTCCACGATCTTCTGGTCAGTGTACTTGTCTGCCTTCAGCAAAGCGATTTCTGAATCCTTTGCGTTCAGTTGTTCAACCATGTTCAACTCATAACGGCTTACGGGCATGTTGTCTGAGCATACGCCTTCTGCGTTCCATCCCCAGCCATTGCGACCCAGGATGTTACCACCGTTGATACCCAAAAATGATGCGATGCCTGCTGCTGCACCCACAGTGTTGAAATTACCTTGTCCCTGGCCGGTTACATTGTAACTCTGGCCATCCATACCTTTGATTGTCATACTGTTTTGTGTTTGTGTTGTGTCGTGAACTATTTCCCGACATGACAAAGGTACGGACGAAGCATTACTCTGGGAATGAGTTATTTCCTAACCTCTTCCTGATTCTTTCGCAACTTATTCTGAATATTTTCTGTGTGCTGAGACGCTGGTCGAAATTGGTATGAATCTGGTTGACGGCACGCTCCGTCTTTCCGATTCGTGCAGCAATATACGACGGATTCAATCCGCTCTGAAAAAGGAAATGCACCAACAGATAGCGTGCATCTACCGTCTCTGTGTCCTTCCTTCCGGAAAGAATCTGTGCGGACGGTATCTCCGTTTCCTCCGATACCATGCGGAGGATGGTGTTAAAAATCTCACTCTTGCTCATCGTTTCTTTGTTTATCGGGCACGTCTGCCCTGTGTTTTTCTCTTGTGTTTAAAGAAACAACCTGCCGCTACCATTGCAGCAGGTTGTAAGTAATGGTGAATGCCAGAACAGGCTCCATCTTTCCGGAAATTCCTATCCCGTATCCGGCGCTCAGTCCTATCCCCCACCTCTTTTTTTCCGGTGCCGGTGCATTTACCACCCCCGTCTGTGTGTGTCGGTAAAACTCTGCCGACACCAGCTGCGGGCGGTACCCTGAAATGACTATCCGGTAGTCGTCCGTGCGGTATTCCTTCTCTGTGAGAGGAATAATCACGTCTACGCTGTCTGTTCCTGTAGAAAGCGAATCAGAAACAACCGTAACCGTGTCCGCTATGCTGTCCGGGATGGAAGCTGGCCCGGACGGTTTCTGCGGACGATATACCGGAAGGCGTGCGGTGTCTGTCCCTGCGGGACGCTCTGACACAGGAGGAGCAACTGCCGTGTCGCGTATCGTATCTACCCTGACGGGAAGCCATACGGTATCACCCTGCCCAGACTGCGGCGACGCGCATCCACGGAAGAAAAGCGAAAAGAGGAGCGCGGCCGACAGCAAGCCTACCAGTATCCACGGAAGCTGTTTCATACGCCCAGGTATTTACAGATTCCCTGCACATGCAGCGTGACAATCTTCTGGCGGCCTTCATCCGACAGAAGGAAGTCCACATCTTCGCGATTGTCCTGGAAAAGGTTTTCAGTCAGCACAGCCGGGCATACGGTGTGCTTCAGAATATAGAAACCGCTTTCCTTGTCGCTGTCTCCGTCGGCGGTGTCCTTGCGAATCTTCATGCCTTTCAGCACCTGCTCCGCACTCTGATACAGACATTCGGCCAGTTTGTCGGCCTTGGTCTGACCTACGCTGGTCCATGCCTCCCATCCGCGTGCGGTCATCCACTGCGTGCCGCTTCCGGCAGCGTTACAATGGACGGATACCAGGATGCTGTCTTTCACCCGGTTGGCGCGTGCGCACCGTTCCTGAAGCGAAATGTCTTCCTCTTCCGGAACGAGCAGCTGCGCGTCGAGCCCTTTCTTCTTCAGCGCATCCACCACGCGGCGTGCAATGTCGCGTGCATAGGCATATTCACGCAACCGTCCGTCGGGCGACTGCTTCCCATTGGTGTCTGCACCATGACCGTTATCAATCCAGATTCTCATGTCGTGTCTAGTTTAGTTTGTGTGTTGTGACTGTGGTTATGCAGAAGCCAGAACCCCGGCCTTTTCAAGCTCGTCAATCAGCTTGTTCAGTACGGTATGTGCATCTTCCGAACCTGTAGCATCTGTTACATGGGCACCCTGCTTTACAATTCCGGGCTTTGCTGTTGTAGCATTGGTATATGTGGTGTCTGTCCAGTTTACCGTGACATACGCTTTACCTGCTCCGTCTACTCTTACAGCATAGTTCTTTCCGCTTTCTGAAAATCCGGTCTGGATTCCTCCCAAAGCAGAGTCGCTGGCTTTCGGGAGCACATAGCTTTCACCTCCTCCGCCACCACCGGCTGCTGCGGTATCCTTGATGACCAATGCCTTGACTTTTTTCACCTCCACATCGCTCAGAAGCCGTACCTTCATGCCGGCAGGTACATTGATTTCAATTACTGAATTTGTGAAATTCACCGTATCCATTGCGACGGGTTCCATGGTGTCAATAAACCGGGAGATTGAAAGCCTTCCGCTTTTCACACCCTGAATCTGCACCATTGTACGTCCTTCGGAAGTATATTCGGCCACATAGCCTTCAGCTCCCTTCTTAAAACTGATTTCGTCCATTGTTTGTGTTGTGTTTTTGGTTTGTAACTCTATTTATAGGGATTCTCCCGGTATTCCGGAAGAATGAACTGTATGTTCACCGCTGCATCGTGCAGCACCTTGTGGGTTTGTTCCTCACTTACCTCCATTTCGTCGGTAAACTCGCAGAAGATGTTTCCTACCCAGTCGGAAGCGCTGTTCAGCCTCTTTATGGCTACGGCGCGACAGCCATTGGTTATAAACAGGGATTTGGCCATCTTGTCCTTCACTTGAGAGTCTATATCCGTATAGCAGAGAAAAAGGTTTTCGGCCAGCCCTCTGCTGAATACTGCCATTTCGCTCATAGGGAGCCGCTGCACATTGTCCTTCATGCCGGACACCCCCTTGCGTTTCACTTCGAAATAGATGGAAAGGAAGGCTGCGTTACCCAGCGGGTGCGGCTGTACGATGTACACCCTGTCGGCCTTTGTCTCGTAGAGCACCTTCCACAGTTCGCCGAATACCTTTGCCGTATTCTCGCTTCGCTTGAAGCTAAGACGTTCGGTTTCCTGCTTGTACCGTTCCAACTTCATATCGTTCATCTTGTCACGATACTTCTGCGTCATTTTATTGTACTGAGTAAGAATCAAGGTACCCACGGAAACTACAGCTGCGCTTATGGCCGTCACCATTTCTGCGTCCATTCCGTGCCTCCTTCCGACTCCCCGTTATTCCATCTCTTCCGTATTATCCTTAAAAAGAGCGGCAATAGCTTTTACCACATCGTAGAAACCGCATCCGCTAAGGCCGGCAGCCAGTCCGTAAATAAGCGTTCCCCACCATTGGTATCCTTCGAGCAGAGGAGTAAGCTGAAGTGCCCATGCCAGCACGCACACCACCATACCTACCGCCACGCTCACACCGATTTTTGCGAGTTTGTTTTCTGAAATGGCAGGAATGACTTTCAGAATCTGTGTCACGATAGCCGAAATAAGTGCTACGATTCCGGTAAACGTGCCCAGGTCGATTACGAATCCGGCAGTAGAAGGTTCAGAGGTTACAGCTCCCTGTGCGAAAACGGTCACTGCAGAAATCAGCAGTGCAAACATTAAAATCATCTTTTTCATTTTGTCGTCGTTTTTAGTTAAACATTTGGTTTTTGTTGCAATACAAAGTTACGAAGAGCACATTGGAGAATGAAGGACAAAAAAACGACGGTTTCTCGGCGGACAAAAACAAGAAAGGAGACAATCGCTTGTCTCCTTTCTGTGTTGATAAAACTCTCATCGAAGAAGGGAATCCCTGTTTTCCCTATCACGCCGCTAAATTACAAAAAATATTTATTTCCGAATAAAACGGATATGTTTTTTTGATAATTGAATGCTTATTTGCACTTTAAAACAATAAAAAGGGGAATATACCTCTCTTGGAAATATCCCCCTTTATGCATCTAATAATTCATTAAGAATTATAGCTGCAAATATAGCTTTTTATTATGATTGACATTTTGTTTATGCTTAATTTTTAATATATTTATAGTGCATCTAATAATAATCATTATGAATAAAATTAAGTATGAGCTTGTAACACATCGTGTACACGGAGGAATGCTAGCTATTTTTGTGAAATGTTCACAGTATGGTTCTGTAATAGAACTAGATACTAATGTCAGAGTGTTTAATGACGAATGGAGTGAAGAATCCGGACTTATTTCTAAAAGTCCAAATGCCGCTAATCTTAACCTGCTAATCAGAAAACTTGTGTATAACCTGGAAGAGATTGAACTAACTTATTCTGGAGAAATTACATTGTCTAAATTGCATGACATATATTCAAAACGTGGAGCTTCTGCAGACTGGTATGCAATGTGGGAAAAATCCATGAATGAAAGAGGGTTAAAACCTCGGACTATAGAAATACATGCAAATGTTTTGAAGACTATAAAAAATTTCAAAGGTTCTTGTCCTGTCATATCATTGACAGAGGATTTCTTCCGCGGATTCATGGGATTTTTAATTAATTCCGGACTTAAATATTCAACCGTATGCAAGGAAATGCATGTTGTTAAGACATATTATAATATCGCACGTAAATTGTATGGGAATAAGGTTCCATCGGATGCATTCGCTTTTTACCATGATCCAAAAGACCTGAACAATACTTATAAACTGAAGTCGTTAAGTGATGATGACATACGTAAGATTGAGAATTATGTAGCATCTGGGACGTTATCAGAAAATAAAAAGCTAACTATCAATCAATTCTTATTCATGAGCTATTCTGGAACTAGGATAAGTGATTTTGCTTCTCTCAACGAAAAGAACTTCAAGTTGGAAGATGATCGGATTTGGCTTGAATATAATTCCGTAAAAACAAATACACATGTCAGAATACCTCTTTTTGCTCTGTTTGATGGAAGAGGTGAGCAAATATATAATCAGTATCAGAATCGGCTTTCAGAGTTTTTTTTATGTGGGGAGCAATTGCAGATTCAATTCAAGGTTATCTTCCGCTCTTAAAGGAAGTGGACTTAACAAGCATGTAACCGCTCACGTTGCAAGACATACTTGCGCAAGCAGATTGATTAATAGAAATGTTCCTATAACTACAATACAGCAAGTAATCGGTCATAGACAAATAAAGACTACGATGATATATGCAAAGATTGACGACAATTCGTTTGTAAGACAATTAAAAGGATTGTAAAAAGCCTCGTAAAGAGGCTTTTTACAAGTTCTGGCGGAACTTATGGGTGGATTTATAAGGAGAAGTCAAGTATCAGAGTCTTTTGATTCATGTATAAATCAGGGTGTTTACACGATAAACAAATCGACTTTCCCGTCGGCAATAAATTACCCTCCAGGAATGGTATATGGACTTTTAATCGTGTTTAGTTCAGCAAATGGATGGATTTCACAGTTCGCTCATAATCTAGAGAATAACACAATTCACACAAGAATAAGAAATGAAGGAGGAAGTTGGACCGAATGGAAACAGTTATAACTGTTTCCAAACGTTCTAGCTATTCTATTTATTCTCATTACATCTCCTGCCTACCTGAAATCCTTTATGGCGTTATTTTTTTCCATGGGGACCAACTTCCACCATATAAGGTGCGTATATAACTTTCTCCAGATTCTATGCTTGATACAAGCTGTGTTTTATAACCATAATCTGTTCCACCTCCGTATACTATCATTGTACCAAAGTTTAGTGGTATATTAGTAAATGTCTGGCTATTTTGTTGAAAATCGTATATGCCTATATCTTTGTAATCGTCTGCATTACCTGAAATACATTGCAATTTTTGTTTTAGACATATATTAACCCCCATAAGTTCCGCCAGTGCTAAATCTGCCTGGCGGGACTTATTGATTTCCCGTTCAAATATAGAGACCGTGTCGATATTAATACGGATGCAAATTCACTAACAGAATCAGGGTTTTACGCCGTATATTGCTACGGAGAAGATATTTCATCAAAACATTATCCGATACAACTTGGACATATTATTGTATTCCGCGATGGTGCTGGTGGTTCAATATCTCAAATCGCTGTTGGAGATAATAGTACATCATACACAAGAATGAGCTGGGGTATTGATAACTGGAGCGCATGGAGACAACTAAGCTGATTAACCGATTTGTTTCCATCCAAACCAGTAGTCCCAAAGAACACGAAAGTATAATCCATTCATTGAACTGAATGCAAATTGACATCGGACATTACCAAACGTAAAACATACGGCAATTCCATAATCGTATGTTAGTCCAGATGGTATGTTTAATGTGCTTGGTGAAAATCTGGCTATACCTAACCCCATACTGTTAAGGTCTGAGACAGACCTTCCAATAAATCCATCCTTAGATAATAATCCATCTTTCTCTTCGGTTGCCACTCCAATAAGTCCCGCCAGGACTGATGAAAACTGTTCTGTACCAATATATATAGGATTCCCGTTAGAGTCCATTCCTCTTATGAAAGGAATATCTTCTGAAGGCTCATTCAATTTCTCTGATTTTGATATTTCCCTAGATGCATCTCCTATACTGATTATTCCAGTTTCCATATTGCTCGGATTTGAAACTATAAAATTTTTAGGAAAATCTATTTGTAAAAATGATGACATTAATTCAGAAATTACTTTTTTCATGGAATCTTTTGACATCTTTTGTACATCCCCATTACTCTTTACACCAAGAAAATAATCAAAATCTTCAACGGATGTAACGTCTGATAATTTTTTATCTGCCATAATTACATGTTTTAATCGTTTGTTTTTTGTTATATAATATTCATTAAACAGTTTCCTTATTATCCGGAAGAACCGGTCTGTAATAAATTACTTTTTCAGATTCATCAGGAGAAAGTGAAAGAAGCATAGGATTCTGGTCTGGCATATTATCCTCTGATAAAGTATGTGGAGTCACTACTTCAAGAAGCACATCATCAAAATTAAACTTAAAACCAGAAGGAGCTTCTGTGCCGATTACCTCATTTAAGCTTGGATATAAACGCTTTAGTTCCAATGCCTGATTGTTTGTAAGGCTAATGTTATTAATATCTGATGATACTTTTCCCAATAAAGATACGAGCTTGTTCAGGAAATTATAATCCAGATTATCAGGATAGAACAGATTCCCTTCTTCAATCATAGAATCTTTTTCTGATTCTGGTATTTCTTTCCACAATGCCGCTTCTTCCATGGATGAAACAATCATTGATTTTTCAAAACGTCTTTCACTAATTGGAACTTCCTCACTCTGAGTAAGAAGGCATCCGTTACTTGCTTGTAGTATCATTTTTTTCTTGCTTTTTCAATCATGTTGTCAATAGCATCAATAAAACGTGGGTTCCCGAACCTGGAATATTCCTTAATCAGTTCCACTTCTTTCTCATCATATTCTTCTTCACCATCTGAATTGTATATCTTACGGCACAATTCAAGCGAAGCAACTCCCCTGCCTGATGCGTAGATAGCATCGGCAAACATTTCTCTTACATCTTCCACTGCTTCCGTGGCGCGTGAAAGACCGTTGAAAACGTGTAATTCTTTAAAATTTAGTTTCATCATCCATTTCCTATTTTGTAACAAATTCCATTTTTAAAATATATAAATATAGAAAAAGCATCAACCCCGTTGTCTACCACTTTAACCCGCCCAGTATAACCATCAAATACCTCGTTGTTATCTCTGAATTGTATTCCTTCGCATGAGAATATACCGAATTTTCCGAAAGCATCCCCAAGAGACAATTGTAATACATCCAAATCCGCTCGATACTTATTGTCTCTTGAAGCCAAGAATAATTGTGGAGATGATGAACCTGGAATATCTGAAAATCCTTGCAATGACGCTGCGGCTTGGCTTCTCTCGTCATAAATTCTAAACTCTGCAAATTCAGAATCAATTAATAATTTATAATTATAGGCTGTTGTTATAGATATATTGCCGGAGAATGTACCTGTAGCAGCTTTCAACTCACCGGAGAATGTACCTGTAGCAGCTTTCAACTCACCAGAAAAAGACCCGCTCGTAGCTACGACTTCACCTTGTATATGTGCTTTTGTAGCATACAGTTCTCCAGATTCTGTCACACGGAAGGGAGCAGAAGCACGATTCTCGTAAGTGCTTCCGGCAAAAATACGCACAAGGCTACCTGAATTGCTTCCAGTCATACCTGCAGTAACCGTACCGTTATCTTTCTGTATAAGCAGGTCGTTTCCCTGAAACAACTGTATTTTTGCATTCTTGGCTATAATCAGTGATGTAAAAATAGAACCTACATTCGCTCCAAACTTTTTCCAATATTGCGTATTAGCGTATGTAATGCTGCTGCTCGATACATGCGTTTTCAAACACTGGTATGCGTCCCATCCGGTTTCAACAGCATTGTTTCTTACCAATACTACATCTATATAACGAACAGGAAGGCTTCCGTCTTTCACATCGCTGTCATTACGGTATTCCGTGTTCAATGCCCATTCAGAATCGCGGATTACACATCCCTGAAGACCGTCTTCCCCTTTCTCGCCAAGCTGTGCAAATACAGCAGGAGTAGAGAATAACCCCCATTCTCCATCTGTTGATTTCCTTCTTTTAGAGACCCATTCGTATGGATAAGAAACAGAAATACCTGAAGGTGAGCGTGTCCATCCACTTGGTATGTAATCATCTATCTGTGCTGTTGTTGGAGTTGAAGGGGTTGAATTTATTGTTGTTCGTGTGTAAATTTCTTCAGTATAAGGTCCGTCTTCGCCTTTTTGAGCAATTATTTCGTATTCTAAAGAGTTTTGTTCTCCCGTTAGTATATATCCTCCATCTTCAAATATAAATCTATTCCCATCATTATCTGTCCAACACCATAAAGGAGGATTGTTAGTTGCATTTTTTGCAGAAAATGAAGAACCACACATTGTTACAACACCCATTTCAGGAACTTCCATGCCAGACTCCCACCTTCCAATATAAGTTAACCCAGCTCCATCTTCACCCTTATCTACTTGTAGAAGCCAATCAGCATTTTCCTTGGAAGGTTCTGTATCTGTCCCGTCTTCTGCTACGCATAGCCACAATATACCATCATGGCTTACACGGTCATAAAATTCATATTTTGTGCCACTTTCCCATTGACCTCTGTCATTTGCCACAAGAACCGGCGTTCCATCTGGTCTTACTTGATTTATTGTACCAGTAAAATACACAGAATTAAGGTACATGGAGTAACCAGACATGTTCAGCCCGAATATGTTCAAATTCGTCAGGTCGCCATACTGCATGGCAATATTCCCAACCGTAAATTCCCAGTCATTCTGTTTCCAGAGAAGCCGGGTATATGTTCGTGTTTCGTATGCGGAGCTTTGTCTTGCTTCATCAGTAAAGTTTCCGTAACATGAAAAGTTCATCTGCGGCTGTGGATGAATAGTATATCCAGGACGAAGTGCATAACGGAATGTCTCATTATTATCTCCCGACACCTCCGTCACGCGAAAATAGGTGGTTGCAAATCCGGAAAATTTGAAGTTACCTTTGCTGTCGTCTGAATCCTCGGTAGCATCCCTTTCATCGCCAAAATGGAAGATACCAAGTGCAATGTCATCCTTAGATACCGCACCAAACTCTCCTTCTTCCAGCTTTAGTGTACAAGTTCCAGTTGTAAGCTGGTTACCTTCCGAATCCGTATCAGGTGTGCATGACAGAATAATTCCGGCACCAGGTACACGCCATTTAATCCCCAGGAAAATCTCTACACGGTTGTACCGGAGTTCAGGAACCTCCAGAAATTCCCACAAGCGAAGTCCGCGCATTTCTCCGTATCCTTTTTTATCTATCTTTGCGCCAAAACCGGTTAAACCTTCGGCAAAACCTTTCTCTCCCACCACAATTCCTGCCATCATCGTAAGCAAGAATTTTGTGGAGTCTTCACGGTCTTTATTGATAAGGTATTGTCTGAGAAGGTCTAAATATTTTCCAGTAAGCAACTTGGTTGTGGGCACGGATTCGTCGCTTTGAAGGAAGTCTCCCTCATCTCCCTGGCGTGCCACATCAGAAATCTGCTTGTCGTTGATAACCAGCTTGCCGATAATGGAAAGCGTGCCTTGAACTATGTAGGAAGTGAAGCGTTTCAGCGGACGGATAAGGTCATCGGCTGTCACTTCAAACAGTTCTTTCCATCCGGCTGTATCCTGCGTTTGTCCTTCAGGAGTAGAAAGCTTACCGTAGTCCAGTGTAATTTCACGGTCGAGGGTGGCAGCTTCCAGACTGTCGGTGGCGGTAATGCTTCCGATACGTATGTAATAGAAATCTTCGCTGGGATTCTCTCCGCCGATGCTTCCGTCAGTAGCATAGTCGTTCACGGAAAACAGCACCATGGCATCGTCAGAACCACGTTCCAGACGGGCATAGATGTAGTGTGCCTCCGTGCGGTTCAGACGGGTGTTGTATCCCGTCAGCGTCCAGCTTCGGTATTCTCCGTTGGGCAGATAATCTATGCCGTAGCTTTTCTGCGGAGCCACCATGATGGTACAGCCCGGAACCACCCCCACCTGAATCAGGTTGGGGTTTTCCAGTGCATTTTCTATCATGGACACGCCCTGGTAAGAAATTCGGTATGCGTTACTCTGGTAATCGGTTATCATTTCCCTTTTCTGTATTTCTGATTCATTTTCTCAATTTCCTTTGCTTCCTTTGCCATGGCATTCATAATTCCCAGGATGCGGACCGCCTCGCTGTCGTACACTGCGTCGTAGTCACTGAATCCCTGATACTTCATGATGTTGTTAATCATTTCCACCTCTATCTTGATGGGGTTCTGCCGTCCGTTCTTTTTCCCGTTAGGCGTGAACAGCTCCGGATACATGCGTGCGTAGGCTTCCTGCACGCTCTGAAAATACTGCACCATGACGGGGAACATGCGGGCTTCTACCATGCTAAACCAGCGGGCGTTTTTCTGTATCTGCCCGGAGTTGAACGACCACACGCGGCGCTTACACTTGCGCAGGTAGCGCCCTTCGCGTATCTCTCCCGTCTCGCGCACGGATTCGTTGAACAGCGTGGCCAAAAACCGGCAGCGTGCCTGCTTCATGCGGCGCAACTGCATCCGGATGGCGGCATGGGTCGATTTTCGCCTTACAAGCGTCTGTAGAACCTTCTGTGCATCCCAGTACATGATAAGCAGATTCTGTGCGGACTGGTACTGCGCAAAGCTGACATCGGACATCACATCTTTCGGTGCTTTCAGACGAAGGGTCCCCATACGAAGCCGGATAATTCCGTATGGAGTGACGGTGCGTGCAAAAGGATTGTCCAGAAAACCGAGCTTCTGGTCTATCCACTGGTCCACCTGCCATGCCCGCATGGGAATGCGCTCAAACAGGTGTCGAATCCCTTTTCGCCGGAAGAGAAACACCGTCTCACCATTTTCATCGGTCACGGTGCGCCGCACGATTTTCAGTCCGAGAAAAAGCATGAAGCACTTCAGCTTGAAAAGTCGGTCGGCACGTTCCTCGTCGCCTGCCGCAGCCATAGCCTCCTTACGCTTGTAAAGTCTGTTCACCTCTTCCAGTTCTTCGGTCGACAGCCGGTTCCAGCTGTCGGGAAGTTCCGGAAGATGTATCTGGTAGTTTGTCGTATCCATTTGTCGTTTCTTTATACTCCAAAGTTAGGTATATGAAAACTGGGAATGAAGGACAAAAAATCAGTGCCTGGTGAAGGCTTGCGGACGCATGACGAAGATGGCGTTGTCCTGGTTGTCGTAATCGAATATGGGCTGTTTGTCCGGTCCGGTTGTTTCAGTGATCGGCGGCACATACAGCGGAGAATCCTTGATAAACTCTCCGAAAGAATCCTGATGGTTGGAGATAAATTTGCGGGCCTTTGTCATGGAATAAGCTGCCTCGTTTTCACTGTACTTGCGCTGTTTTTCCGGACGGCGAGACTCGATGTAGAGTGCCAGCGCCATGCGCAGACAGTCCACCGCCTTCTGCCACACCGCATTTATGGCATCCTTGTCTTCGCCCGTGAAAAGGTCGGACTTTAGCGAGCGCGTGCACCATTTCACCAGCGCATCGGTCAGCTCCTCCCCTATCTCCGGCTCTATGTAAGCGCTCTGGCAATAGCGGATGTCAGGAAGCATGCCAATGAATTTCTCCCGGCTTTCGTTAATATCCAGAAAACGGTTCATCTCGATGGCGGTAGTAAACAGCAAGTCGCCCTGCAGGTAGAAATACCGGCTTTCGCGCCACAAATCGGCAAACACGGGAGCCTGACTGCACGCATCCTCTTCCAGGAATACCAGAAGACGGTCCACTCCGCGACGGCCCTTGAAATACGCATCGCGCTCAAACCGGCTCACGGATTTCTCGTCGGCCTTGTCGTACCCGTCGGTGTACACCTGGTTCAGTCCACCCCCGTCGTTCAGACTCACCGTGAGAATGCCGGTGCTGTTGGCCAGCGACAAGTAGACCACCGGAAGCTGACAGGCACGTATCAGACGGATTTCGGGTGTAAGGTTTTCTTTTTCCACGTAAGCCGCCGTCACTCCGCCATACTCTTCCATGGCCTTATCGTATTCTTCGCATACCTTTTCGTAGAGTTTCCGCCCAAGTATCGGCACAAGAATGTTCTCTTCTGTCTCTTCCATGATTGTGAGAAGTGACTGGTCGCCGCTGTACACGCTGGTGGGCACATACGCCCTGATTTCTTCGGTTTTCGTTACTAACATAGTCTTTGTGTTTTTCCTCAAAGTTAGCGGTCTGATTCGGTAGTTTGAAGGACAAAAAACGAAAAATCGGAGGTTTTATGAAATTTAGAAACAATTTTAATGCGATTTCGATTGAAAATTGTTATTTTTGCGGTAGGTAAATGTAATAAAACGATGAACATGAAATCTAAAAAAGTTATGAAAAAGACTTACGTGCTCATGCTTTCGCAATCTTTCCCGACCAAACATCCCAGGTCGGGAAAACCTACCGGATTCCGTGAGAAATTCCTTTCCAGAGAAAAACGACACACCATCCGGTCCAACTTTCCGCTTTGGGCAAAACGCATACATGAGGTGCAGCAAGGTGAAGCGGTTATCTCCGTCCGTCAGTGGGAAGGCCGTCCGTATTTCAGCAGACAAATAACAATAGGCTGTCTGACTGCGGAATCAGGAACAGGTATTCAGAAACTTACCTTCCATCTGGATCGCGACGGAAGTGCCTCTTTCAATTTCTTTGACATCGACGGTAAATATCCGGAACTGACAGAACTTGCGGCCAACGATGGTCTGTCGGTAGACGACTGGAAAGAGTGGTTCCGGGGTTATGATTTCAGCAAGCCAATGGCAGTAATTCAATTCAGCAAATTCCGGTATTAATGATGAAAGAGTATTTTATTGCAATGATCATTGTCGTTTCTTGTTCATTTGCTCTCTTAGTATTATGCTATTTGGCAGACAAGAATTATGACATTATGTTTATAGAGCTTATGCTCATTTATCTCGTAATTAACAAATTATCTGAAGCCATCAGAAACGATAAAAAAGAAGAATAATATGCCAGAAGTATTACAAGAAAAATCTCCTATCGCCCGTAAAGAACACCGGTGCGATTATTGCGGTGGAACTATCCACGCTGGGGAACAATACAAAAATCAGACACTTGTCTATGATGGGACTGTATATCCATGGAAATCTCACGAACACTGCTATTCACTTACATCTTACATAGAATACGACCCCGACTATGGTATTTCGGAGGATGATTTTCAATCGTGGGTGGACGAATATGTTGCCGAAAATCACTTTGACAAAGAAAAAGACGACATAGCAGACGGCTGGTGTGACAAGTCTGTTCCGGAACTTGCAAAGATGATTTATGAGGAAATAAAGAACAAAGAAAATAAATAGGATATGGATTTCAAGAAATTAAAATTACTCACAGAACTGATTGATCAATATGAATGGCAAATGGGCCATGGTCTTGCGGTATGGATAGAATATTCTAATTGCACGACTGTTTTTGATAAGATATTGGAAATAGATACTGAACGATTCCCTAATTGTTTAGCAGAAAGAACAGGTATTTACATTGATCATTTTGAAGATATACTGAGCTTTTATACCAACGATATTGAGAAGTTGTTCCCTAAAGACGAGGATTGAAATATGCCAAAGAAAGAATTTAAGGTTGGCGAAGTTTTCCAGTGCGGACTAATTAAATTAAAGTGTATTGAATACAAGGATGAAAATCTTTCATGCAGATATTGTTTTTTTTAGATATAAATGTGATTTTGACATAGTAGGATTTTGTAGCTCAAAAAACAGAGAAGATAAAACCAATGTAATCTTTGCGAAAGTGGAGGAATGATATATGGCAAGAATAGAATTTACGGAAGAACAAGAAAAGGCTTTAATAAAATTCATAGCAGGGAGGTTTATTTGTAGAAGCTGTTCTAGTTGCAAGCATGAAAAAGGATCAACTTATCCATTGTCAAAAATATGCTCTAATTGCAAGGACTATTCAAAATGGGAACCAAATAAATATCGTGTTAAAGTGGTGAAAGAGTTAATAGAAGAAATCAAATTGAACAAGTGATTATGGCAAAGACAGAATATAATTTAGGTGAAGTTTTCCAGTGCGGGCTGGTGAAGCTGAGAGTAGAGGAAGGTAAAGGATGCTGTAAATGTATATTCTATAATCAAAAATATTTTAAATGCGACATTACTCTACCCGCATTAAAGAAATTTTTAGGCAGTTGCAGTAAAAATGAAAGGAAAGATAAAACCAATGTAATCTTTGTAAAAGTGGAGGAATAAGGTATGGATTTCAAATCACAAATAGCAACTACACGCGACCAGTCGAAAATACTTCTTTCGCTGGGACTGAAACCGGAAACGGCCGACATGGTGTATCACCACACCAAAAGCCGGGTAAAATCATGGGAATGGGAACTTCAAACAAAACCTCCCACATTGAGAGGGAAGTATTGGACACCGGAAAGAATAGCAAAACTGGAAAGCCCTTTCCATAAACACCCGGACGGAACCCTGATGACCGGAGAGGAGATTTTCGACGCTCTTTGGGGAAAAGATGTTCCTGCATGGAGTCTTGACCGGCTTCTGGAAATTATGCCAAAGTCAATTACTCAAAGTAACCGCCCAAATGCTGATTTTGCAATGAATAGTGACGGAACCTTCTGGTTTATTTCATACGAAGAACTTGGATATGATATGAAGCACCAGGAAATGAATATTGGTTCTTTTGATACCGCTATTCCCATGATTAGATGGCTTATAGACAATAATCACCTAAACAAAGAATATTTAAAAGCGAAACCATGATTATTGGGATTATATTGCTTACCGTATGGCTTATTCTATCCGGATATTTGCACTATTTAGTTAGAACTGACATTTATCGTTTCCGAAAGGTAAAACAGATTAGTGCGCTTGCTGTGATATGGTTTATCCTACTTATTATTATTTGCATTTTTTGTTTTTAAATTTAAAGAAAGAATATATGAAAATATACGAGACACCTAATCCATTCTTTTTAAGCGACATATTTGTCTTTGCAGAAGTAGAGGAAATCGGGCTATGTTACATAAAAGTGAATTGTTTTAACAGAATCGAAGAAATTGGTTTTGATATTCAACGAAGAATGTGCCGGCCTATCGAAGACATTATGAAATCTGCTAAAAAAGCTGCAAAAATTCGCAGGCATATTTTCAACAGTATTGATATTGAATATTGGGGAAAAATCCGTAATCAATGGTTACGGTCCGTGAAGACTCAAACATACATAGAAAATAATTCTGGAACCATTATTATGTAGATTATGGAACATATAATAAAATTCAGAGGGAAAGGATTAATCCATAATCAATGGATTTATGGAGGATTGGCAGAAGACCGTAAGAATAACTTCGTCATACTCCCTAAAGATGATTGGCGAAAAGGAGAATGCGTAAACGAAGATACCATCGGCCAGTTCTCCGGACTCCCAGACAAAAACGGGAAAGAAATATACGAAGACGACATTGTGAGATGTGAGCATGATAACAAACTGTATGTAATCAGATTCCAGGCAGGAATGTTTTATGCTTCAGTAGAAGAATGTAACGAACGGATTTATGGAGGATTCCCCCTTCACGCCTTTACCGAAACAGCAGAAGAGGGATTCCAGTGTGAAATCGTGGGGAATATTCACGACAATCCGGAACTTCTAAAAAAATCCCAAAACTTCTCCCCCACCTGCGCAACATGCAACAGCTATGACGACGGGAAATGTACCAATTTCGGGAAGGAAGTAAAAACGGAAGATTCCTGCAAATACTATCAGTCGGACGTGATTGAATATACCTGCCAGCAGTGCGGTCGTAAATACGAAATCACTGATTCCGATGCTGGAAATCGTGAGAAATTTTGCTGCAAAGCATGTGAAAACGGATATTAATCAAAACTAAACAACCATGAAAATAGAAATTACACCTGAAGAAATGCTGGAGAGATTCAAGATCTACGGAGAGATTTATCTGCTTCTGGCTCCTATATGTGGATGGGATGACATGGACGGGTTTCAAATTCGGAGCTACAAAGTTACTGAAACGCTAGATATAGAAGAAGGGTTATTCTTTCAGGCCGATGGTGAAGAAGTTCGCTTTACAGGAATTGAGTTTTCCGAGGATATGCTTAATATACTCTATACTAAAGAATGTGACCTTGGAGAATATGCACACCCCGTCATACACCTGGAAACAGAATCCATCCGAAAAGTGAAATCAATTCTGGAACAATATGTAAATGCAATCAGCCATGAGTAAAACCAAATTATATTATCTGTTTTTGGCTGCCATGTATGTGGTGTTGTCGTAACCTTTAACAATATGATTGAAATTATCAAAGAAGGGAAATACGAAAAGGAAATAGCGACCTGCCAGTTCTGCGGGTGCGAGTTTACTTTCGATAAAAGGGACGTGCAATCCAGAAGTAATGGGAAGTTCCCATTTACAAGAATAGAAAAAACATTGCTATATGTTTTGTGCCCATGCTGTAATGCAGAGATAAGAGAATGGAGTGATTACCAAGAAACCGAAAAACAGAAATAAATCCCCAAAACAACATTGCTATGAAATTTAAACATCAGAAAGACCTCGGTCCAGACGCCATTCAGAAATGGTGTGAGGAACTGGATGGGAAATCAAAAATAGAAATAAATGATACACAAAGGAAACTACTTTCCATTTTCAAAATGAATCATGAGATTGTTGGTAATTTCCTGAATGCACATAAAGAACTTTCTTCGCAGTTTGATTACACTTATTTCATGATAAATCTTGTCGGTGAAAATTTTACTTACAAGATAGATTATCCTTCAGCACTTATAATAAGTACACTTATAGACCGTCCGGCCATCGCCGTAATGTATGCCAATTACCTCCAGTATAAATGTTTCCAGTACGGAGTCAAGGAAATAAACATTGATGCACTGAAACATATATTACTTTGGGAAGGAGTATTCAGTGAGGAAGTTTTGCATGAAATGTGGGACAAACAGAAATTTATATCCAGCGATAACCGTCTGCTTAACATGCTTGACTATCCTCAGTACAGAGAGTCTATCAGAAATATTAATACAGGCGATTATGACGAAAAAATAAATCAAAAAGGAATTTCCAAAATCTGTCAAAAAGCCTGGTCAAGACTCGTAGAAAAGATTAAAAAACTACTGAAATAACATATTTACCATGACCGCAAACGATTACTCAATAGAAAAATATGTGTCTGAATACCTGAAACCTCTGGAAGAGAAAGGAACCATATACAGAATACGAATTTACCCTAATCTGAATAGGATACGTTTCCAATTGAAGGAACTAATAAAAGGACTTCCAATAAAAGCAGAAATAAACAAAAAAGACAACTCAAACACAATCAAGTTTACTTTGTTCTTTTCTGCGATTAGTTACCAGATTTCATACGATGAACTAAAAAATATACTCTATTTCATTACAGATGCTAAAGAACGGTTAGAAGGTGAAATGAAATGGGTGAAGCAGTATGATGAAAAGAGCAATCGAGTTGTTCTTGAGGAAGGAAATGAATATATCACCAAATACTTAAAACCGCTAAAAGAAAAAGGTCTTATAAAGGACGTTCATGAAGACTGTGAGAGAGATATTTGGTTTACGCTGGTAGAAAACATAAATGGGAAAGAAATATCCGCGCATTTAAAACCAGGTAAAAATGAAGACTGCGTATTCTTTTATCCCACTACTGGATTTTGCAAATACAGGCCATTGTACAGGGCCGGACTTCTAAACCCGAAGAATGACCCGCATTACAAAGAGGCAATTGAACAATATATCCTTCAAGGAATAAAGTATATAAAAGAACAATTTATCAAATAGAAATAAGCCTATGACCGCAAACGATTACTCAATAGAAAAATATGTGTCTGAATACCTGAAACCGCTGGAAGAGAAAGGAATTATCACAGACTTGCGGGTTATTCCATGCAGATGCCGCATCATGTTCAGACTGAATGAACCCTCACGCGAAAACTCAATGAAAGTCATTATCGAAACAGAGACGGATGAAGACCATATTACATTTTTCAAGTCCGATGTGTCAGCAGAGGAAACATTCAGATCACCAGAACGGAGGTTTATTTATCAAAGACTGATGGCTGCAAATAAATCCCTTAATGATGAGCTAAACAGAAAATCAGTAAACACCGATTTATACATTACGAAATACCTGAAGCCGCTGGAAGAGAAAGGACTGATAAAGGACCTCGCAACGTGTAAGAATCATAGCGTCTGGTTTACGATGGTGAAAGACATTAAAGGCGTGAGCATTACCGTCAATTTAATCCCGGGAACGACAGTAGATACTGTTGCGTTTTTCCCTCTTCCTATTGATATAAATGGTAACGGAGTAGTAACAACATTTATTACCAATCCGATAAATGATGACCACTACACGGAAAACCTTGAAAAACGTATTAAGGAATCAATGAATAAACTGAAAGAAATATTTGATAACCCACTACCGGAATAAGATTATGGAATCAAAATCAGAAGGTGCAAAAAGACTGGAAGAAGATGTCCTTTCCATAAAGCAAGAAATGGAAACCGAGCTCGCTCCATACAGAATGAAACTCCTGGAGATACATAACGAAATGAACAGGATCTCGCAACCATACGAGAAAAGAATCAAGCAGAAAGAACAGGAATATCTCGATAAATTCCTTGTAGACTGTAACGGGAACATCATTCACACGGGAGACATCCTGACAAACAACGTAACTGGTGAGTCATTTAAGGTGGTAAACCGGTTCCAGCAAAAGTTGATTCATTACCTCGGGAATCCGCGTGTGGTGGTCGTAAAACTGAACAAGAAAGGAGAGCCTGGTAAAAAAGAATTTTCTATATTTACAAGTGAATTACAGAGCTGTTATAAGATAAACAAATAAACCATGAAAAAAGAATTTACCGAGGACCAGCTTGTATATATACGAGACGTTTTCGTTCATGAATGTGACAGATATATTGATTCAGGCGAAAGGGATATGGCACAGGAAGCACTGGATATTGTAAACGTAGTGCAGTCAGAATACGACTGTAACGAATACGCCGACCTGGAATCTTTTGTACTGGACGAAAGCGGGACTTATGGCTACATAGAAAAACGTGAATTGGACGAAAGTGAAGAAGAAGCTATAAAACTGATGATTCAGTTTGCCAAATCTTCGGAACAGGACCCATCGGAAGAGCTGAAAGAAGCGGTAAATGAGCATTTGTATTTAAACGATGCAAATCGAGGAAAAACAAAACTGGATGTAGTAATGAATAGAAAAGTAAAGATAAACAGACTCATTATTCTTTGCATAAATTCATGCGAGGAAAGCGAATTGATAAGACTTGATGACATAGCAGACTTGCTGGCCGAAAACATTTAAAACGAATAAACCATGGAAGAAAGAAAAATAAACTTTGAAACAAACGATGATAAGACTCCGGTTCTTGATCCGGATGGGAAGCTTTACAATAAGCTTATATCTTCTCTAAAAGAAATGAACGAGAATTTCTCCCTAATGCTTTATCTATTAAATAACGGCAGTCTTACAGAAGGTACAAAACAGAATAGCATGTCATTGTTTGAACGGAAAGCAGTAGAAATTCTGAATCAACTTGGATATGATGGATATTTTAACAAAAAGGAAAATGAATACACCAAAGAAATACGCTCACTCAACCAGGAAAACAGGGAACTAAGAAAACAACTTGGAATGAAAGTGTCAAACGAAGATGTAAGGGAACGGTTTAAGCTTATACGTAGCGCAATCGAGCGATGGTGGAGAAATGAAGGAACGGACAATGTAGAGGATATTATATTGCAAAAAGGTGGAATAGATGTTTCTTTAAGAGGAAACTTATTTATGGGAGTTTGCGATAAAAACCAGTTGAATGTTCTGAAAGAAAAAGGATTTGATCTTACTTATTCTGAATGGATAGGTGAACATACACTTTCCGCTACCGAAAATAACTTTTCTCTGATAAAAGATAAAATAAAAAAATCTTTTCCACATTCAAACATCATATCCATAGACACACGTTACAGAAAGTTAGACAAGGATGGTAAAGAGAGGGCACTACTTATTGAGACCATCAAAATATATATATCCGACTTAAACGACATTAAAATCACAGAGCCATGACCGAACTGAATACTGAAAACGTGGACCGAATTTTCGCCGACTGCATGTTTTACAGCCACGAAGAATACGAAGAATGTAAGAAAGAAGGACTTCATTTTTTTGTGCGTTCTATTCAGAATACCAATGTAAATGTAGGATTCCATACGGAACGTATCGAAAAGCACCGGCAGGAAATCAGAGAAATGTTGTTGCAATTACCTGACGGATTCTTTAAAGATAAAGGTGGCGGAGCTTCTTTCCTACAAGCTGCTTGCGCAAAAGATGGAGAATTATGGACAGGATTCCATACAGAAGTAGAAAAGCTTTGCCTGCTTGGACTCGCTTCGAAACAGATGCGGATGCTTACACCAGACGCGGAGATATGGCCAATGCTACCAGGCGGAATGCCCTATCTGCGTGTGGAAATAGAAAAACAAACTGATTAATTAATTTGATATGAAAAAGAACAATCTAAAACCCGGAGACAAACTGATTATGGCCGGCTATCTATGTACTTCTTTCTCTGTAATAATTATTTATTTCACTACTAACGACATTCGCCTGCTGATACTATCTGCATTTGTCTCTCTTTCTGTATTGGCCGGAATGATCATAAATATCCTGAGCCTGCTGATGAAAGTGCTTGTTGAAGTAGAGAAATCAAAATTTAATACATTGATAAACAACACTATGCAGTATATTTCAGATACATGCAATAACGAAAATAAAGATTCAAAAAGCAAAGATGAAGAAAAATCGTAGTTACGCGAGTTCAGTGGCGTAGTATCGCCACCAAAAAATCTATTAAGCGCGACTGAAGTGGCGATACTACGCCACTGAAAAATCTATTAATAAACACTTGAGCCAAAATCAACAAAAATCCCGACAAATCAGACGTTTTGCCGGGATTTTTTCTGTGAATAAAACCAAAAAAAGAAGAAGAAAAATGTATGTTATAGCGTGGATTCTGTCTCTTCTGTGCCGGTTGCACTACGGTCGAGCGTGGTAAATGTCTGCTGACGGATGACTATTTCTCCATGCTTGTCCCATTTATTGAATGTATAGATATTCTTCAGGAACCGCAGATAAATGCGCTGCCGGGTAGAAAGCTGGTTTTGCTTGAGCAACTGCAATTCGCGCATGTAGGTACCTCCGGTGCTTCCGCTATTCCCGGGTGTGCTTCCAATCAAAGAAGGGTGAACCCCTATGGCAAAGAACACCACGCTTGAGATTTCGGACAACTCCTCTTTTAAATCCCTGGAATTTGTCAGCTGTGGCACGTCCACAATTTCCACCGCATGCTGCATCGTCTTCCCGTCAGGGCCTACAAACGAGTCCAGACAGATAGTTTTCCCGTTGTTCTCGCGACGTTGAAGGAACTCATTCACCTTCTTATAGATACTGTCACGTACAGCTTGTTTCGCTTCGGTAGTATCCGCTCCCATTTCATCGAACATCGCACGAAGGTATTCGTTATTGATGAAAATCATTTTACCCCACATGGTCGCATTCTGGCGGGCCATGGCCTTGTCGGTAATCAATGTCGTGGCGTAATCGTAGGTCATCGACGGGAAGATACTCCACCAGGCCGGCTGAGGGTAATAAGGTTTCAGCATTGAAGGGTAATAGCTTGGGCAGCAGAACCAGGTGGTACGTTTCTTCGGAGGACGGTTCTTACTCTTTTCCACCTGACGGCGAAGCTCCGTAAGCATGTTTTCCGGCATCAGTGTGGGATAGGCCACTACATCCTTTCTTTCCAGCTTTGGCGTGGCATCTTTTCTCCACTTCTCCGCATAATACACGTAGTTTATGCGCATCCGTTCGTCCATTTCCTCCATGCGGCAGCACACCGCCGGAATGTTTCCTAACTTGACAATTTTCGGGTCCCACTCTTCGTCCTTCCGTCCGATGCTGAGACCGATGGTCGGGAAATAAATGTCCATGTGCGCGTCGTCTGTCATGCACTTCAGGTAATGAAGTTCCAGATTGTTATTTTCGCAGAACTTGTCCCATTCCTTGTCAGTTTCTTCCCAAGTGCGATAGTCTTCACGAAGCTGCTTCAGCTCGTATTCCGGTGTCCCAACCTGTGCGGTATCTTTTTGCTCCTCTCCGGACACGGCCTGCGACCATGTGATTGTGCCTCCCCCACCCTGCTCTTCGCCGCTTTCTGCTTTCTGCTGGTCAATCTGTGCCTGAATCTCCATGATGCGGTTACGAATCAGTAGTCCGGCATCCTTGAAGGGAATCAGCTCAGTCTTTACCGTACCGTTTACATAGCGTGACCATCGGTACATGAGCTGTGGCCCTAACCCTACGGTCAGGTCGATAATATATTTGATAGCGGTTGCCGTGTACGGCAGACTGCCTACCAGCTTGTAGATGGTATTCGGCAGCATGTTGCCAGGTCCCCATGGAATGTAACCCAGACCGGGTGTCCCGGCATTGCTGACTGGCACAGGGTTCGACTGTTTGCTGTCAAAAATATCAAACGTGCCCTGAATGGGCAGCCCGCCGATAGCCCCTCCCCCTTTCATCATTTCCGAGGAAGATACAGAAGGGATTTCCGACACGCGGGCCATGCCTATATACTGGTATCCACGGTCTACGAGTGAAGTCACTTTTCCTCTGAACTCCTTTATTCCCGGGTTGGACTTCTTACGGTTTGTATTTTTTGTGTTTGTCGCCATATAACTACTTAACCAATATCTTTGTGTCGTTAATCTGCAGAATAAGTACGTCGTACACGTAACGGAAATCTCCGTTTGGCATTACCAGTTTACGGTATCCCTTTTCTCGGTTGTACGAAACGGCACGCTGCACGTTGTAACATTCGCTTATCGTTCCGTCCTTACACACAAAACGTATGTCGAACGGCTTGTTTTTCCCGTCCGGAGTGCGGGCGTTCATCAGCTTGTACGCCTCCGTCCAGAGCAGACGTTTGGTCGGTTTCTTCATCTTGCGTTTGTTTTGTTACAAAGATATACAAGGTTAATCTGGTAATGAAGGACAAAAAAACGCACCTCCCTTCACAGGGAAGCGCGGTAAACATAACACTGATAATGATTGTATCAAACAACATTACTTTTTGCGATTATCCTTCCATCTTCCTTCACAGGAAAATAGGACTTTGTGTAAGTTTAATTCTGTCAAAATAAAGAATAAAGTGCACACCACCGTGTGCAATAACATGGTTACTATTTTTCTCATGATGATGCAAATATATCCTATTTTCTCTGAATATCAAAAAGAAAAAGGATGAAGAACCACTGTTCCCCATCCAGATGTAATAAAACAAAGAACATTTTCATGCTCAATTCTTTGCAAATATAATGTTTTTACCGCACATAAGCAAACTTTGAAACTAATTGATTATCTGATTTATAATAAATACTTTTATTCAAACATGCTTTTATGCTTTTATATAAAAATACTTTTACTCTTTTATTATTTCATGCTTTTATATTTTCATTCATTTGTATTAAAACATTATTATTCTTTTACATGTCTGCATATTTGAATGTAGATACTTTTATTCTTTCATACTTTTATACTTTTATGTTTTTATACTTTTACTCAATTATTTTTTTATACGTTCATACCTATATGATTTTGTACTAAAACATCTTTCTATCATCCATTTTGTATTTTCACACAAAAGTATGTTTATATAAAAATACTTTTGTGTTTTTATACTTCTATGCTTTTATTCATTTATACTATTATTATTTTATGTATCCACACAAAAATGCTTTTATATTTTTATTCAAAAATACTTTTATGCGTTTGCACATTTGAATATTTACATTTTTGCATAAAAATATTTCTGTATTTATGGCGGAAATGAAAAAAAACGACTATCTTTGCGGTGTAATAAAACAAAAGCATTTGATATGGCAATTACAATTTCTTCATTCAACTGTAAGGGTGGAGTAGGGAAGACCACTACCACCGTCAATCTGGCAAAAGCCTTACATTCTCTTGGTAAACGTGTGCTGGTAATAGATGCCGACGCACAGGGTAACGCATCTAAAATGATGGGATTCCGTCTGGCCACGGAAAAGGATGGTAAAACCCTTTACGATGCGATGACAGGAAACGCAGACATCATGGAATGCGTGCTATGCGAAAACGAAAACGAAGAAAGCTTCGACTTCATCCCCTCACGCCCAAACCTTTATAAGTGCGAGCAGGAACTGGTGAGCCGAACAGGACGTGAATTTATTCTTCGCTTGATGCTGGATAAGCTGAAAGACCACTATGATTTTATCCTGATTGACTGTCCACCAAATTTCGGAGTAGTTTCTGTAAATGCGATGGTAGCTTCTGACTACCTGCTGATTCCTATCAACTGCGAAGTATTTGCCCTGGATGGGATGGGCCTGATTACCGCAAAATACGAAGAAATCAAAAATATGGTCAATCCCAAACTTGAAATCCTGGGTTATATCATGTCACGCTACGACAAACGTCTGTCGCTTCACCGTCAGGCATACGAACAGATGAATCAGAATTTCCCTGGGAAGGTGTTCAATACCACCATCCGCACGAACATTCAGCTGGCCGAATCGCCTGCGCAGCGCATGAACGTGTTCGATTTTGCGCCCAACTGCACGGGAGCTACCGACTACATGGAGCTGGCAAAAGAGATTCTATCACGATTAGATAACCAGTAAAACACACGATTATGGCTAAACAACGATTCAACCTGAATGAAACAATGCTCGATGCAAGGCAGGGCATTGAGGAAGCACGCGCCAACGCAGAAAAGGCAGGGGAGGAGAGTGCTGCGACTCAGGAAAAGGCAGAAGAAAAGACGGAAGAATCTCCTGCTACATTCACTGCTGAAAACTCATGCGTTGAAGCAAATAACCAGGAAGAGGAAAACATCCGTCCGGAACAAGAAGCTGCGCCCGATAAAGAATCCGTGAAAAGCGAATCACCCGCAGTAGAACGGAAAATAAACGGCATTCGGAAAAGAATTAGAAAAGATGAAAAAGAGGGACGCATCATGCGGAATGTCTATCTGGACGAAGACATGCTGGAGAAGCTGGAAGACATTAAGAAAAGCATGAACAAAGGCCGTAACAAGGAAAAGAAAGATACCTTGGTGTTTGTCATCGACCTGCTGAATGTAGCCGCGCAGGAGTTCATTGACAAATACTACAAAGACATCGTGGGGAAATAATTCCGCACAATTCATACACCGAAAGGGCAGGGGAGCAAAAGCTTCTCTGCCCTTCGCTTTTTGAATGATGTCACATTTCTATCTCGATGGCCGGATTCCATTCGTCCGGATCAGAAAAAGTGATTCCTGTATTTCCACTGAACAGACGGCAGATGGCGTTTGTGCACCGGTTCCTCAGAAGCGGAACGCCGGAAGCCTGTGCACCATAAAGCATTTCCCCGTCGGCTCCCAAAGCCTCTATTTTCAGCGCCACGTCAAATTCTTCCGACTCTGTAGGAGTGAAGGAAAACACGGAGAAATAAAGCCCGCTACGGCCCGCATACTCGTCGCCTATCTCCCAGGTAATCGTATAGTCGGATGCGGAATCCGCGTCACCGTTACCGGTAGTCACATCCAGCGTGCGAAGATGACCGCCTACCGTCATCCGTACCGATTTCACCGAGGCTGGAAACGCATCTTTCACGGTAATCATGGCACGGCTTACTACGCGCTTCATTTGCAGTTCCTGACTCGAAGCCATATTCTCGTCCACTTGAAGAAAAAAATCCTCCCAGAAAGTCTCAGTTACTTTCTCAGGAGTATATTTCATGCCTTCCATACTTCCTCCGGTACTGCTGTGAGCCAGGAAGTACACATGATGCGCTCCATACTTCATGTTCAGGGTAAGGGGAGAAGGAAGCGAAACGGTGTCCGCCTGCATCTGCTCGCCGTCCATGTAATCCCAATAGGAGAGGGTAGTGGCCAGCTCGGCCAGCGTGCCGGCACGTGAATTATTCCACTGGTTGATGTCTCCCTGTCCGATTTCCATAAACACCGGAAGGAAAGACACCCTGCACGTTTTCTCACTCGTCTGCTCCATATCCGTCGGACGGACGATGTTTTCCTTGCTGCAAGCCGCCATAATCAGGATTGCAGCCATGCAAATGATTTTCGACAAATTCATGTTGTTTAGTTTTAAGTTTATACCATAATTAACGCACGTCCGGAGTTTCGTTTCCGGTTTTGATGGATTTTTATTGTAAAGTTCGGAAAGTTTGCACCTTTATATAGTTCGGAATCTTTGCACCTTTACACGAAATAATTTCCCTTACTGACGGAATCTTTTCACCTATTAACGGAATCATTGCACTTAAACGCTTTTAAAAATCTAATAATCAATGATTTCCAGCATCTATATAATTATCTATATGTTATAATATAAAGAAACGATAGTTTCTTAAATAAGGGATAAAAGAAAAAATATATCGGTCTGTTTTTATTAATGATATTATGATATAAGATATATAGTAAAGCGTAATTTGCTATAAAACAAATAGTTATACTAATAAAGGTGCAAACTTTCCGTTTTTAGGGGTAAACTTTCCGTCAATATGTACTAAGTTTCCGTGTGTATGGGTAAATATTCCGTCATATAGGGAAAAATTTCCGAACATATATAGATTAAAGGTGCAAACTTTCCGAACTATTTTTATTCAATATTTTCCGTTTTTGGAAAATATTGTCGTTTTATTTTCTGTTTTTGGAAAATATATCTATATTTGTGCCAAATAACGAACCAATGAAGATTTATTTAGAAGAAAGATTAAAAGAGTCAGGTATAAGCAAGGATGAACTGGCAAAGAGACTAGGTATTTCCAATTCAAGTCTGACAAAGAAATTAAACGGTCCGTCACGTACTAACCTGCAATTTCTGGAAAGTGTGGCCGATGCGTTGGGAATATCTGTTTTCTCTCTTATTGAGGATGAAAAATACGTGAAGGTAGGTACATTCCAGTCCGATGGGAATACTTACGAAATACGAAAAATAAACTGATAGCCTATGCGACGGAAGAAAAGCACCACCGAATCAAGCAACTCACTGATTAAAGAGCTTAGCTCAGTAGAGTTTATTAAACAACCCTATCTGTATGCCATGGTAGGGGCAGATTTTTCACTCTACCAGCGAAGTATTATGATAGAAATCATGAAGTCCATGCAAGACCGCTTCAATGAATTTCTGAAAAACAGACGTGCAGACGGACAAATGTCACTTTTCCCTGATGATCTGGACGACAATCAGATTCTCACATTCCGAATCAGCGCTTCCTCTCTTGGAGTAAGTCCTCGTGACTACATGTATCTTAGTGAGGCATGCGATAATCTGATGAAGATGAACTGTTCTTTTTACAGATATGATGAAGTGGGAAGACCTATTCGTACATACGCACATCTGTTTTCTACGATTGAAATGCCGATGATTCCGGTTTCAGGCTCGAAAGAAAAAGAAAGGAGGATGAACTACGTGGAAGCGCGTATGGATGCAAAGGTATTGAAAGAACTGTGCGATTTAGGTAATGGGAAAGGTTATCTTGACCACATTTACCGAATAGCCCGTATTTGCAAACGCAAACGTACACCAAGTATTTATATTTATCTTTCAAGATGGAAAGACTTTCCGAAGAAATCGGTAGAATATGTGGAGCTCAAGAAATTCCTGGGAGTGATAACATTGGAGAATGTGGAGGTGAACGGGGTAGTTACTAAAACTTACGAAAAAGACAGATACCCGAAATTCAGTAAATTTTGTAAGGAAGTGATGGACCCTATACGTGAAGACCTCGACCGTATGGCCAGCGAAAATCAGGTGGACTTTACTTTTGATTATGAGCCTGTATATAAGGGTTCAACGAAGAGAGGAAACCCTGACGAGATATTATTTAAAATCAAGCTGAGTGAACTTGGGGAGGAAATGTCGCGTAAACGAAGACAGCAAAAACTTCCCGCCGATATTTGGGACTTGCTTCGCTCTGAATATAAACTGACAGAGACAGATGTGCGTATGCTGACCGATATGCTTCCTGACGAACTGATGAACGATTTCCGGGCCGAAGTGCTGGCACTTCGTGACCGAATGAACCGGTATAAGGTAAACAATCCGAAAAGTTATGTGGTGACTTCACTCAAGAATTTTATTATCCAGCACACGCCGGAGGCAAAAGAGACAAAAGAAGATAATAGGGTAGAGGAGAAGAAAACCGTCAAGCATAAAACGATAAGCGAAGAAGATAAAAGCCGATGGATGGCATTTATGGAACTTCTTCAAGGTTCTGTAAGTCCGGTTGAATTTAGCACATGGCTGTCGTCGCTTGAATTTGTTTCGCTTAATGGTGAGGAAGTGACACTATCTGTACCGGCTGCATACGTAGCGACTTATATTGACGAAAAGCTGAGCACACCATTTAAGCAAGCGCTTAATGCAGTGTATGGTGAAGATGTAAAACTACTTTATGAAGTAAGAAAATAACGAATAAATCCCGGAACGAAAAGCACCGTCCCGGGATTTTATTTTCACTCCACATAGTCCTTTGTGTCGACGCAAAGCTCTACTTTTTGTACATCGGTCAGTTCGACGAAGACCGCATACCAGTTGTTCAGGAATGGGCCGTAGGTTGAATAGTGAAGCTCTTCCGTTTCAAGATTTATGTTCCGGAAAATTTTTCGTTTTTCCTGCTGCTCACGGAGCCATGCCAGAAACTTCTGCATGTGCATCTTTGCCTCCTGAATGGCTTCGTAGGACTGCTGCTTGTCGGTAGGATTCATATTTCCCGTTTTAACGAGGAAATAAATCACGTGCACAGGTTTGTCCATACCGCCTTTAATCGTCCCGTCCTGGGCAAATTCGTAGCCCACACAAGGCGATTTCACGTCGGGCAGCTTACTCATGAACGAGGGAATAGCTACAATGTTGTCGAAAAGGAAAAACCGTTTGTTCTTTCCGGTTTCTCCGGGCGTATGAAGCATGGGCTTGTACTTCGTGGCCCATTCTTCGATGATTTCTTTTAAGTCTGTCATAATTAAAATTTTGTGGGTTTTCTTATTTCTTTATCCAGTAACATTATAAATCCGATAAAAGCAAAAGCCAGTAACGAAAGCCATATTCCCAATTTTCCTAATTCAGCATAAAGTAGCATGACTATCATAGCTGCTGTGATAATTCCTCCCAGAAGATTAGTCAGCTCCGATTCTTTTTGGAACATGAGTAAGACACCCAGAAGAAGGATAGCCAGTTCTATTCTTACCTGCTGGAGAAAATACATTCCTACCAGCAAGAACGTGTTCGACAATATTCTGATTATCGTTTTCATTTCATCCGGAATTTATAATCACTTCGTTTAAACTCGTCCTGGAAAGAAACCAGTACGCCGTTTTCGATGAAGTCCTGATAATAGGACGACACGAGCACTTCCAGTCGCTTTAGTTGATGACGAACCTCCATGGCAATGATAGGTCGTGACTGGCGGTCGCCTTCTTCTTTCCATTTTTTATACAATTTCTTGTAATGGGCAAATTCGTCTCTATCCACATCTTCAATGGGCTGTCCGGCACCGACACCCATATCCACGAAATACAGGTAATAGTTGAAGAAGAAGGAAATCTTCTTTGTGTCACCTCCGGCACCGTTGAACACCTTGGCATACATGCGACGGTAAGCCTGTCCGGTGCTACGCTTGGCGGCCGGCGTATTGCGGTACCCGATGTACGGACCGGGGAATCCCCCCGGCCATACATGCTGTGTCTCGAAGTTGGTCTGAAGCTGCCGGATCATGTTGTTGGCCCAGCGAGTCAGGTCCAGAAACTCCTCTTTGACCGCCTGACTGATGGTTTTCTGTTCTGACATGGCTTATACAATGATATGAGGGATAAACTCGCTCAGGTTGTCTGTTACTTTTGACGACGTTTCGCGGATACCCATACCGGCAGAAAGCCCTCCTATCACCCAGGAACCGATAACCGGATACTTACCGTCGGAAGAAGGGATTTCCACCATTTCCTGATATACATAGCCCTCTTCGCCGTAGTCACCACCAGTCTGTTCGATAACCTTTCCGTCTTTTACCAGCGTGACATTGGCACCCTCACGACTGAACACCGGCTTTTTGCAATAGTTTTTCATGCCGGGTGTCAAGTGGTCTGTGCATTTCAGTATGTAGGGAGAATCCGGATAAAGTTCACTCAGGATAGGGAGCATAGCCTTGTTTGACATCAGCGATTTCCACATAGGCTCCAGCCAGAGAATGTCGGCCGTACATCCTTCCTGACTCTCGTTCATCATCCACTCCCAGGGGTAAAGCTTGAAACAGCATCTTATTCTTTCTCCGGATGGGTCGTAAAACGCGCCTTCGTCCAGGTTGAGCTGTTTCATTTCGATTTCTGCCGTGTTCAGTCCGGCTTCCATGGCTGCTGCCACCAGGTATTGAAGGGTTTCTTCGTCTTCCACATTCTCACGGCAGCACACAAAATGGTAACGCTCCATTCTGTACCGGTCCTGAATATCCTTGAAACTTTGCACCAGGCTTTCGTGGATAGCATTAAACTGGTCGGAGTCTTTGAACAAATCTTCCTTCCATTGCCATTGCACTACGGATGCTTCGAGCAGTGAGGTAGGGGTGTCCGCATTAAACTCCAGCAGCTTGGGCACTCCGTCAATCATCGCGAAATCAAAGCGTCCGTAAAGAGAAAGGTCGTCTCTTTCCCATGACTGTCGTATGGCGTGCTCCATTCCTGCAGGAATGCACAGCTTGTGGAATAGGTTGTAGTCTATTACGTGTTGCACTGCGTCTACATACATGGAATAACACATGTTTGTAGCTTTTTCAATTTCTTCGATTTCCTTCATGGTAAAGGAATAGTAGGCATTTTCTTTCCAGTAGTCCGTGTGGAAATTAAAGCCCATGTTCTCTATCTTCTTTTGGTAGTTCTCTCTCGGTTTGATTGCTATTCTTTTCATGGTTTATATGTATTACATAGTTGATAAGTAAAGTAGACAGGATTCCGAACATCCCTATACCTCCCAGACTGACAAACACCGTAAAGATCCTTCCTCCAGTTGTAACCGGATAAAGGTCGCCGTATCCGATGGTGGTGACCGTGCAGTAGGTCCACCAAAGCGCATTCTCGGCCGTGTTGATGGAACCGGAGTCATATTCAAAGAAAAGGATAAGCACCGGACCCGTCATCATGAGCAGCGTAAAGAGTATGAAGAATGCGAACCTTGCTGTCTGTATGGAATTGTGGCGGCAGTAGGTGGCAAACCTGTTTACGCTTCCTGCAATTCTTATGACCTGAACCAGACGCATCAGTCGTAATGCTTTCAGTCCCGGAAGCCAGCCGAAAGGAATGCTTGCTATCAGGTCGATGAAATTGCGAAGAACAAAGCGCCGTTTCTTTTCTGCATGGACAAAGCGGTATATCCATTCAGAAAGGAATACCACGCAGCATACGTTGTCCATCCAGAACAGCAGTCTGCCCATTTCCGGATTTATGGTGATTGACTCCTGAAGAACGAGTGAGAACACCACAAATACGGTCATGGACAGAACTACCATTTCAACCGGTGACAAGTTGATGTCTTCGTCCATCAGGCAGAGATTGAATGTCCTCGTCCGGTACTTCCAAACACTGCTCCCTTACTTGTGCTTTTACTCCCGGAAGTGGAGCTGCTGTAAGAGGAGCGGGAAGGAGTGATTCCGGAGCTTACGCTGGCCGGCGGAGTGACCTGCACACCGGAAGAGTTTGTGTAGTAACCCTGCGACGGATAGTAATAGTAGGTGTTTCCTCCCGGACTGGACATCATCCATCGCATCAGCATGGCATTGTAAATCCAGCTGTTTCCGTTGCTGTCGCGATACGTCTGGTTGTTTGTCGGATTTTCAGGAAGCATGCTTCTGTCTCTGTTTGTGGAGCAACTGCAGCTCGAAAAAAATGCAAGTGTAAGAATTGCAATAGCGCTTGAGTATTTCATTTTTCTGATGGGTTCTTTAAGCCGCCCAAGGCTGGTTATACGTAGTCTAATGTTTTTATACTTTTATGTTTTTATGTAAAAGTAGTTTTTCTAAATTACTTTGTTTTCTTTTAGCCTTTTGTTCACTTCCTCATACACGGAATAGAGCATATACTTTTCCCCTCCGCAGCGTGTCATTCTTCTAAGAGACATGTGTAACGCAGACAATCCAATCCCGTTTTTCCTCGCACATTCAGCTACTGAATAATAAACTTCTCCTGTTGACAAAGCGATTACTTTTTTACTCATGCTAGGAGGTGATTTCCGGTTAGGTCCAAAATTGCTGTTGGGGTCATTAATCAGTCTTTTACTGAGTTCTCTTGAAATCTTACGTCGCTTTTCCTGTAGTTCCTTTGGCCAGTTTTGGAATGACTTGATTAATTTATGACCTTTACAGAAGTGACCAGAGTCTTTTTCACGGTGCTGATTGAGACTAAATTTCAAATCATCCATACGTTGCTCTTCATATATTTTTCTGAAGTCCTTCTCGTAATACCATTGAAGCCCTTTGCATATAGATTTTTTCCGGCAACTATTACTGATTGCATGTCTACTTCTACCGGATTTTTCTGTTGCCTCTTTAATAGATTCAAAATACCCGGCCACAGTCCCGTCAGGATTTACCGCGACTACTGGATGTTTACTACCTCTTGTGTATTGACTGTTCGATGGCATATTTGTCAAATTAAACATAATTAGGTTTATGTCAAACTCTTTTTTATCTGATTTCTTTTTCATACTTTCATGATTTTATTCTTTCAGGCAACTTTGGAATGTTTCCCAGATATTCTTCTGCACAAAGCTTCACAAAGAACGCGAGCCATATTTACCTCTACGGCATTTCCGATAAACTTCTTCTGGTCAGCTTGTGTACCGACAAGAATATAGTTTTCAGGGAACCCCATAATCTTTTTCAGCTCGTCTATGCGAAGCATACGCATCTTTATGTCTGCCAATCCATACACAAGCATAAATTGCTTGATTTTTACAGTCATCGGGCTGTCTCCATTTTCTATGCAGATACCTATGCCATCTTTTGTGTTGACAAGGTAAGGAGGCATTTTATCCATTCTTGCTATAAGCGTGAAACACGGATTATCTACCGAACCGCCTGCACTTGCAAATTGCGGATTCATCAGGAAGCTTTTTCTTTTGCATGTAACTAAGCTGTATTTTGGATTTGTTGTGATAGCTCCTAAAGGCTTTTCTATAGATGCTGCGCTTGAAGCTCCAAACTGCTGGTCGATGAATACAGGTGTCAACAATGCAAGCCTGTCTTTTGTGGTCACAGTCGGAGCAGGACTCTCTACCGAATGGTTGTTCCCGTTACCGTAGTATGCTGTGACAAAAGCATGATGATCCTTGCAGGTAATTGTTCCGGCAGGTTCTTCAACAGAAATATTCTTGCTCTCAGGATGCCCGCTATATTGCTTTGACAGGAAAGAAACCTGCACTTTTGCAAATCTGTTTGCGGTAGTAACTACTCCTACTGGTTCTTCGATGGATGTACAAGTGTCTTGTGGTCTTACTGTATTGTAACGGGAGATAAAAGCGTCTTTACCTCCGGCCACAAATTTAATCAGACCGGCAAAAATACGTTCAAGTGTCTTCTCCGCCAATGGTTTCTTTCTGGCAAATATGCTCTTACCTTCGTCCGTGAAGTCCAGAACATCCTTTACCGGATTCCACTTTTCAAGTCTTCCCATCATATCCGTTTTACCATCCTTACAGTGTGTAGCATCCGGAAATACTATAGGCAGACCACGCTTGGCAAAAATTCCGAAAAATCTCTTACGGGTAGTATATGCTCCATAATTAGCCGCATTCAATATCTTCCAATCGAAGTCATATCCGTATTTCTTTACATTTCGTTTCCACTTCTCATAACAACGACCTTTATCTTTGCTTATCGGATGACCTTTTTCGTCCATGTCTCCCCAGCTCATAAACTCTTCTACGTTTTCAATCTGAATATAGTCAGGGTTTATGGCTTCAATGTAACGGAAAAGATGTTCGGCCAGCGTTCGGCTGTCTGCATCGCGAGGTTGTCCGCCTTTTGCCTTGCTGAAATTGGTACATTCCAGCGAAGCCCATAGAACTACATACGCATCCGGATATTGCATTTTCATCTTATCTACATGCGCGACTAGTCCTGAAAGCTCCAGCGTTCGGATGTCCTCTGTGAAATGAAGCGCGTCCGGGTGATTGGCCGCATGGCTGGCAATGGCATTTGCATCGTGATTTACACAGGCTATTACTTTTGCGCATTGTGATTCGTTGACACGTGCATTTTCTACACCGGTAGAAGTTCCTCCGGCTCCACAAAAAAGGTCGATGTATAATAAATTTATCATTTTATCTGTAAAATTTGAAATGTGAGTGTGTACCCTTCGGACGCACATTCCGGTTAAACTTTGTATGGTACTTCTTACCGTCCTTTCGGGGTACGTGACGGTTCTGACCGACAATACTGAAATAGAACGGCACATGGCGTGAGGTATGGCGGTTTCGGTTGGCTATCTCATGCTGACTATCATATCTTTCCTGGTCGTAATAATTTCCTCTGACAACAAGAATCTGTGAGTCTACAATGCTCTGTCTGAAACGCTCAAACTCTGTAGTATATGGAATTTCTATTGTAGTAGTGTATGATTCTTTCCCGTATGTATTACTGTCCAGATAAATTTTCTTTTCTCTAAATATCTCGTCAGAACACAGATCAACAGCTATCGACTTATCACTCATAAAGAATATCGGCACATTATTAGTGCGTGAATTTTCCGGCCATTCTTTTTGGGTATTAAGAATACTATCGGCACACTTTGAAAGTGCTTCTGCGGATAAAATACTAGCGTCAGTAAGGTTACTTACCGCTTGAGCCACATTATTTACGGATTCCATAAATAGAATTTGCTGTTCATTGATAAGTTTTATAACAGCCTCTTTTATCCTATTCTCCGGTAGTTTGCTTGCAACGGAAATAGCATGTATGGCCTCCAGAACTTTTTCTTCGTTCAGTTCCGGATATTCTTCTTCATCAGGGAACATACTTTCCTGATATTTGAATCCAAGCTGCGCACGCAACCAGTCCCTGTATTTTTTATTTCTGTTCCACATAGGCTCCGATTTTTAGCGATTTCTCCATTTCATCCTGAAGCTTATCTAGCATACCACATTCTCCATGGCAAAAGAAACGGAACTGCTTTTGCTGTTTTTCGCAGAAGAATTTCACCTGATCTATCTCTTTGTGATACGGGCAAAGCAGACGGAATTTCTGTAAGGCTACATCTACGGCACTCATGACTCCCATCTTGTATCCCTTCCGGAATGGCTTATAAAGGTCCTTTACTTCACGACGGGCCTGTGCACATTCTATCTTTGCCTTTACCATGTGGTGATAGAATTTGTCGGCCAGTCCCAGACCGTCTTCTCTGATTTTTTCTTTGTGGTTCTTTGGAGCTTTCTTGATAACTTCCGGACGCGAGCGGTGCATGTAAATCAGACCGGCAAACGAAGGAACTTCGTCGGGCGAAATCATTCCTTCCGGCACAGCATAGTAGAAATAGTTCGGTTTGTTACGTGTATCTTCGTCGGCCATGAAATTAAACTTCTGCGATTTATGCTTCTGGTCGTTATGGAAGTCGGCACGCGAAATCTTGATTTCAATCTCGTACCAGTAACCGGAGTTCGTGAGTATCAGCACGTCACTCTCCCACCCGAACACGTACATGTTGCGAAGAAAGAATCTCGGCGAGCTCATGAAGTTGCGAAGTCCGTCCTGTATGCTTGTTTCCGTATATTCAAATCTTTCCAGTCTTCCCATAATTATCCACCTATTTCACCTTTCAACCGCTTAATGGCAAGGTTTCTTGCCTTGATGGTTCCTTCCTGCTCGCGGACTTTTGTTTGGAGCGATGAAACCCGACGTTGCAATTTCTCCACCGTGGGCGTGTTGTTTCGCTCATAGTTCAACTCTGCCTGAAGCTTTTCCACCTTTTTCTCCAGCTCCGCTGTGCGTGCCTGTTCGCGCCGGTAGTCCCGGCAGAGGTACTTGAAAAGTATCTCTACCGGAATGTCCAGTGCCTTATTCCACTTTTCCATCGCCTTCCTTTTGTTTGATGTACCAGTGAAGAAAATTGAAGAAGCTGGGGCGAGAATCTTTTCCATCGCCTTCCTTTTGTTTGATGTACCAGTCGAACTCTTCCAGCGGTTTGTCCACCACAGAAATATAGTCTTTCTCCCGTTTCAGAACGCCTTTGTTGATAAGCTGCTGAATGAGTTTCAGACCGCTTCCGTAGCCGTAATGAATATTCAGCACGTTTATCGGGCCAGTATTGATACATTTCTTTCCGCCCTTTTCTGTGATTCCTAAGTTATGACATACACGTGCGGCCGCAGACAATTTCTCATAGTCGTATTCCTCGAACTCGGGCTGTACTTCAGCTTCGGCCTGATACGGATATACGTCCATGATGGCGGTTTCTGCTACGGAAGCTATCACGTAATCGGCCATCGTGCCTTTCATGCCTTCGTCCAGTTTCTTCACCGCATCGCGAAGGTCGGCAGCCTGTACCAGAATGTTGGTGGCTGTCTTCTTCTCCGCACCGCTTTTCTCGTCGATGGTGATAAAGTACAGTTTGCATTTGTACCACTTGTCGGCAGCTTCCTCGTCGGACGGGAATATCTCGCTATAGTTGGCCCGTTTGATGTCGGTCACTGTGAACTCTCCTGCAATAAAAGGGGTTACTTCCTCAATGAAACGTGCTTCAGCTTCGGTGAAACTCAGGGCATCTACCAGATAGGGCTCTGTCACTTTCTTGTTCATCCCGTTTTCCGCTACCTTTTCGTAGCGGATTTTTCCTTCAAACCATGTGTGCATCATAATTTGTCCTCCATTATTTTTTCGCGTTGGGCAATCATGGCATCGGCTATATTGTATGATAATTTAGCTATCATCTTCTCGTCAAATGCTGTATATGTCTTATTATTCAGGCCAAAGAATTGTCTGATCCGGTTTTTTAATGTCAGATTGTTTGAAACTGTTTTCTCCATGAGCACCTTCATCGCTTCCATAGCGATGTGGTCTCTACTGATATTACTTACTGCCATAGTTGTTTTATTTAGAATATTGTTTTCTGATCCAAAGAATTGTCATCACGCAATAGTTGGCCAGGTCCAGATAAGTATCTTCCAGCTTTTCGTCCTTCACCTGTCCTTCACCATTATTTTTAATCAGGGAATTTATTCTCCGAATTTTGTCACCAATGCGGATTTTGGCTACCAGGAGTCCGTCTTCGTCCATTGACTTTTCAAAGGCGTTTCCATAGTCGGCATTCTTTTTGCGGTAAGTGTAAAGCTGTTCTTGACTGATTTCGGCCATAGAAAGCGTAACTTCCGCATAGTGTTGATATGCAGCACGGGCGATGCTTGTAATATGCAGTAAGCCTTCTATCCGGTCTGAATAGGTGATGTCATCCTTAAAACATGGCTTGAACAAATTTCCTATTCTGATATGATAAAGATTAGGATCTCCACCTGCCATTTTATCGTAAGATACCAGCTCGTGCAGCACCTCTTCAAACTTCGCAACCATTTCTTCCTCGGTTTCTTGCACGGGTTTCTCCGGTTGTTTCTCTCCTTCGTCGTTATCAGAAGGTATATTTACCAGTTCAGGCAGTTCTTCTAAAAAATCTTCCGGAACGTCGGCTATGTTCCGACCCCACTGACCTACCTCATACCAGAATACAGGCTTACCGGACTTGTGGAGTTGACGTGTATTATGCACTTTGTAGATTGCAACCTGAGCGTCTGAAATACGTTCCAAATCATATTCTTCCAGATGATAAATGAGGGAATTATTCACCAATTTAAGCGCGTCGTAATCTTTCAGCTTTACTACCTGACCGACACTGAATTTTGATACTTTAATTTCTCCGTCCATATATTTTGCTATTTTAGTTCCTGATGGCTGTTTATTGCCTATTATTTTTCTGAAATCAAGCTGTGGAAGTCTTAAATGTTCCCTGACTTTCAATGTGTCAAAATCTTTGCTATTGAAATCCGTACATATTCCGACGTACATCTTTTCAAATTCACTCGGAAGAAACGGATGGCTTGCAAATACGCCTTCACCCGGTTCTTTAGATATGTTTTTGATATAGTTACATATCGCTTCTTTAGCTTTCGCAGCATTAATTTTTATCTTCTTTTTCTTCTTTCCCATCTTCTTCTGATTTATCGTTGTTATCGTTATATACTTTCTCCATTTCGCGGAAAAGGCGTTTATAAACCTCCGGGAGTGTGCCTTTCTCTTTTGTATCACGTAGGGAAGCAAACAGCACGTAACGGGGGTCTGCACCCAGCATCTTACCCACGTCCATTACAAGCGGACCGACGGCTTTCTCCGCATGGGGATAGGATGCCAGGTCGCCCATGGCCTCCAGTTCCAGCAGCCGGTCTGTTCCTACACCTGCCATGGAAGCAAACTTTTCGCGGGTATAACCGTGCATCTCATACATGGCACGCACGCCCTGACCGAGGTTGAGTTCGTATCGGCATCCGTCTTTTAGTGCGAGCTGACTCACTTTGACCGTTTTCAGCATACGGAGTGTACGCGCCATTACGTCGGCATCCGCACGCGCTATGTATTCTGCCATAGCCTTCTTTGTGCCAAACACGTTGTACAGATAGCGTAGGGTAAGCATACTCAGTGTGCCGTGATTGCGGTAGACTTCCTGACGAAGCTTTCTGAGAGTAATGGATTCGTTTGTTTCAGGTACTGTGCGGATATGGTCTTCCAGACAGAGGTGACGGAACTTGTCAATCACGTTTTCGCCTTCTGCCTTTGCATCGGGCAGCATTTCCATGACATCGTACACCTCATAGTCGTCCGATTCAGGAAGAGGAAGCGAAGCAATTTCATTCAGCAGCATGCGCACGTTGTTCTTAGTGCCCATGCGTGCCATCAGTGTGCGGTAGTCCTAAAAGAAGAGCCCTTCTCCGGCCATCTTCATGCGCAGACTGGCGATGACGTATTCTATAAACTCTACCTGTAGCGAAACAATTCCGCTCTCCACCAGTTTCAGCAGGTCATCTTTCACAAGCTCCATCTGGAACTGGGCGGTCAAGGTGCGCACATCCGTTCCCTCCTTATCGGGTATTTCAATGTTTCCCACCATCTCACGCAGCATATCTTTCACCGCAGCCATCATCTTTTCATTGTGCTGGCTTTTCTGCCGGTTCACCTTCCCTACTCCGTTGAGCAGTCCGTCCACCTTCCGGCACATGCAGTCGTAGAACTCGATTCCGGTGGTACACATCATGGCCACCATCTCCATGTTCGATACAAGGTCGCTCTGGCGCACGTTGCACTTGTCGAGCGCATTCTTTGTAGCAAAATAAATGAGGTTGATTTTTTCTCCGTAGGTTTTCCAGAAAATGTTCTGAAGCTTCTGGGTCAGTGTGCCGCCCCCCCTAATAAAACTTCCGGACAGCCCGGGGTGGATGGTTTCTGTAAAGGTACGAACCTGCATGGCATCGTGCGCATTGCATCGCTTCATAAGGTCACTAGACAGATTTACCAGTTCATTGGCTCTGCGCTTCATGTTGTGGCGCATCAGTCCGCGTTCCTTCAGACAGGAAACTACTTCGTAGATGTATTTCTGAGTGATGTTGGTCATCATGATTTCCACCATGAGCAGGTGGGCGTTCAGAATGTCGGCACTGGCCATGCGCTGCTGTGCAGTGTAGCGGTCAAACCGGTTTCGTTTGACTGGAATCATGGATTTCGGACGGCTGATAGAAGCCGCAAGCCCTGTTTCAGAGCTTTTCCCCTTCATGGGTGAAATGGTGGAGGGAGCCTGCAAGAAAGGATTGTTTCCCAGATTCCCTGCCGGGTTTGTAAATTCGTTCATATCGCTAAATGATTAATCTGTTCGTATTAGAAAGGAAGATCATCCTTTTCGTCAGTCATATTAAGCGTTCCCTGCGTAGCTTTTACCTCAGACTGTACCGAAGCAGCGGATGCAGGAGCAGAATCCGGCGCAGGCTGACTCCCGAAATCGTCGGGCGAAGTAGGAAGCGGAGCAGACGATGATTCTGCCTTCCGCCCGAGCAGACGGAAGTCGCGTGCCCATATCTCGGACACATAGCGTTTTTCTCCGGTTCCTTCTGCCTCGTAGCTTCGTGTGCGGAACTCTCCTTCCACATATACCTGCGAACCTTTTCGGGCCAGCTGACTGATGATTTCGGCCAGATTGTCCCAGGCCACAATGGGAATCCATTCCGTATATTCCTTTGTCTCTCCATTTTCCTTGTTTTTCACTTTCCGGCTGCAGGCGATGGAGAAACTTGCTACCTTGTGTCCGCTTTCCAGCACTTTATAATCGGGGTCTTTCCCCAGATTACCGATGAATGTACATTTGTTAATCATATCGTTTCTTTTAATCTTTAAACTCTAATTTCTGTTGCATCACTTCGTCTGCATAAAATTCTTTGAAAGACTTCTTGCTTATCCGCCATTTCAGGGCCATATCAGGATCTTGCAAAAGCGGTTTGTCCTTCCATTTGTTTTCGATCAGCCATTCAATTGTTTTTCTCCAGTTTTTCCCTACATGCGGGAAATCTTTCATTTCTCGCATATTCTGTTTGTAGTTCGACATGGGGCACATGATACATCCTATCCGTTTATACCCCTTGTCATACAACTCGCAATAGGGAATGTGCATTCGTTTCAAGTAGTCCCATACATCCTTTTCAGTCCAGTAAAGGATAGGAGAAACCAGAATTTTGTCTTTCCCACCTACACATGTCACCATCTTTTCCTGATGTTCACTCCACTGGTCAAATGTTCCGGAGAATTTACGGTCTCCCGTTTCAATTTCATTTCTTTTCTTCCGGTTCGTACTCTCAGATTTGCGTATTCCAATCAGGGTAACTTTCCCTGCACCTGACATTTCCTTAAACTCTTCGCAGCACCATCTCACAAGCCGGGTCGGAAGACATCCTTTCTTCTTTGCCATTTCGTAGATGCTCATGCGTGGTTTTATCAGTTCCACATCGGGATAGTTCTTTTTTACGAAACGTATAACTTCAGGTGGGTCCACGCTTGTAAGGTTCATGTGAGCCTTGAATTTCACCCCCCCCCCTGTACGGCAAGATGATAGAGGACCTGGGAGTCTTTCCCACCAGAAAAAGCCAGATAAAAGCCGTTCTCAGGGTCCATTCTCAGTGCCATCTCTTCACTTTTGCGAAGAAGGTTAATGGAGTATTCTATTTTTTCATCTAGTGTCATTTCTTTTAAGATTTAGTCCCGCGCCGGGGAGTCGAACCCCTGAAATGTGAATTTGTCAAAACTTTAAAACTAAACATTATGGAAAACGTGCGCCGACGCACTTCACGCGGGAGCCATTTTATTCAACTTGGCTATTTAGATAGTTATTTCGTGAGTTTAAGAAATTCAGGAACAACACCGTATAATGGTGTCTTACCGTCCCATTTTTCAATAAACTGCTTTTGAAGAATTTCTTTAGTTAAACCACGGCTTTGAATCAAAAGCTGTTCTGTACGAAGTTGTTCCAGTTCGTTACGCTTTTTTTGTTCTTCAATTTGCTGGTCAAGAACGGAAATATTGGTATTTACTTCGTTACGACTGTCTATCTTTTCTCTTACTTTATTTGAAAATTCAAGCTGAGCAGAGAAGCTTCTCAATTCAAGACCTCTATCATTAAATTCTTTCCTTACTATTTGTTCCAGATTTTTTTCAAAAGCAAGAGAACCTCCGTCTGCCATCAGACTGTCTGTCTTATATTTCCTGCTTTCTTCTTTTATCAGGTCATACATTCGTGGCTCAAGTATATTATCTTCAAGTGAAGTCATAAAATCGTTTCCTCCACCGATATGCTTGTTGTCGAATACTACATCTACCGCACGGCTCTTAACAACCTTATATGAATATACCGGACATGCTGTAAACTCTGTGTTGTCCGCAGCTTTTAAAATAACCGGCTCTTGGAAACCTCCACGTTGGTCGAACAGCGGAACTTGAAAAAGTTCTGTACCAGGTTCCCATACAGATACTTTACCCGATACAATCTTGAAGTCTTCTTTCCCATTTTTACCGTAGTTTTCCATTAATACACCTGCATAGTTAGGTGCTACACGAGAACATGCGGAGAATAATACTATTCCTATTACCGCAATAATTAAATTAATCGTTTTTTTCATAAGTTTTTTTTGATGTGTTTATAGATTAAATAAATAGATGCTAGCAGAGTCACGCATATAACTGCAATGCCAAGCCAAGCTGATACATGATTGAAAATCCGGTTCCCGATAAATAGGCCGGAAGCTATGCAAATTACTTTTATAATTGCTTTCTGCTTACTTGTAAGTTTGATTTTTGTTTTTCCCATTTTATTTGCATTTCATTACATCACAAAAATTTTCGCTGTACAAATTTTCTTCACCAGGATTGCTCTGAAACCATATCTGAATACCCAGGAACTTCGCCACCCTGAACTCGATTCTTGCTCCACGGCTTGACTTCCAGTTCTGCTGCAGATAGATATGCCCGCAACGCGACAACAGAAGGATATCCCAGATCATGTGCATCCAGTATGGACGCGAAGGTTTCAGGCCGAGAATAATGGGATTTACCGGAGTGAGCCCTATCTCCGCTATTTCGCGGTCCGCCTGCTCAAAGTTCTTGTATGCCTGCAGGTAGGAAAGCCCTCCGATCTTTCCGGAGTTATAGCATTTTATGTTTTTCTTTGCCATGTATTTCAGGTTTTACTAAGGGCTCCGCACGGATGCGGAACCCTGAATTTACAAATACCTTTTCTCACCCAACATGTCATTGTATGACATGGCAAATGTAACAATTTTCAACCGAAATCACATTAAAATTGTTTCTAAATTTCATAAAACCTCCGATTTTACATGGATTCTTGCTGATGTAACAGATGCAATGCGCTGAATAAGTGATAGATAAATGCCATCTTTGTCTTTTATTGTAAAAACGACGCTTCGTTCTACCCCTTTTTTGGCATTCCGGATAGATATTTCGGGCTCTTTACCTGCTTCAATCCACTCCATGAGTGCAGCCGCTGTGTACGACTGTTCGAAGCATAGAACGTAGGTCCGGTTGGCGAGTGTGAGCATAGAGTAAGGTTTACCAGTTCAGCAATGAAAAACGTCTGGAATGTTTGGGCTGAAGCATTTCCATTTTCCGCAGTCGTTCGTCGTCAATCACCACATTCGGCACATCGCACGAGTCGCAGTATGGTTTCATCACACGCACAATACCGAGCGCGACGGCCATCACCAGCAGGCGCTCGGCTGAATTGAGCGTGGCCCCTTCGTACCGGCTTCCGTGACCGCGTGCCAGAATCCATGGAGCGCCTTCCGGACGATTGCTGTAACGCATCACGCGAGGAAGTCCCTTCACAGCCGAAAGCACAAACATATATTTTTCTTCCAGCCGGCTACGGCAAAAGGTATGCGCACCTTCCGTAAGTCCCGGAACGGTTACGGTTTCTCCGCAACGCTCGTTTGTGCGGTAGGTGGCATACTGGTATATGTGGTTTATTGTGTCGGTGGTGACGTTCATAATCCTATCTCACTACAAGATTATTTTTTTCAACCAGATGCACGCAGTTTATTTGAGCCAGGCAGTCGGCCAGCGGAGTGTGTCTGTCCGCCACCTTCGGAGGAAGAAGACCTGCACTATCCAGAGCATCCATGTTGTAAAAACTATTCAAATTATTAAAATCTATTCTGTTTTTTGCATAAGTCACGCAACCCTGAAAGGACTGCTGTACCTTATCGGACGCAACAACCGCCCGCTACCGGTTATCTGACTGATACAATCAGAATCACCGACTACTTTTCTTAAAATGTTTACTGCTCCATTTACATCGGCATTGATGTATCTGCCTGTAGAAGAACGGAACAGTCCACGTTTTACTCTCTTTCCGAGATACGACTCATGTTTCCCGATTTCTTCCTTTGCAAGCGCATCACACTTTGATGTATAGGATTCTTCATTTTCCACGAACCGTATTCCAGCCATTCTACATTTATATTTCAGATAGGAAGCCAGTCTCGCAAACGGAATCTGCACAAACTTCTGATTGTTGCGCTTTCCGATGTTTACCGACTGCTTCCAGCCGGTGTTGTAGCCTACAACTAAGTTTCCTATTCTGTTTTCTATAAGATGATTGACTATCATGCGGCTGTATTTATGAAATGCGTCCTCAAAGTATCTGTCACGCTTTTCATAAAGATTTTGCATTCGCTTTGTAGCTTTCTTTATTCCCTGCTTGTCCTTTATGCTTTTCAGCTTTGCAAGCTGACGGTTAAAGTTCCCGTTGTAAGACTTCAGGAACTTGCCGCTGTAAAGAAAGCTGCCTTTATCCGTTACCATCGTAGCCAGATTATCGATGCCTAAATCTATTGAAGCGTATTTGGACTTGTCTAAATCTGCATCTTTAACCTCTTGACGGTAAACTATTTCAACTTTCAGTTTCTTGCCGGAAGGAAGTATCCTTACCTGCTGAAAGTTCTGAATACGTTCCTTGTACTTATCCCATTGAGGAATAAGAATTTCCAAATCTTTTGCAAGTCGGATTTTCCCATTTTTTATAATTGCAGACTGATTCGGATAATACAGGTTGAACAGGCCGCTTCGCTTTCTGAAAGACGGTAGCTGCGGCATAGCCTTATATTTAGCAGGATTTGTTTTGAAATCCTTTATAGCCTTGCAGTATGCTTTTATGTTCTTGTCTAACACCTTTAGTATTTGTTGCGATACCTGAGCTTTCAGGAGCCTGTAATTTATCTCTCCCTCAAGGTTAGGCGTATTCTTCATCAGCTTATCCATATCGGCATACCACAGCCATTTGTTCTCATTCTTGAGAGTCTGACGGAACAGGTATAAAGCCTGATTGTAGAGGTTATTTGAAACCTTGCACAAGTTTACAAGATGTTCTGTTTGCGGTATGTAAAAGCTATAAATCAAGTTCATTTTTCAAGTCCTCCTTTATCAGTTCCATTTTCTTTTTCCGTCTTCTTGAATACATCTTCTTCGTTGTAGTCATATATCAACCAGAAAAATATTAAACGGATTCATTATTTCTTTTGTATATAGGTTTTTCACGAAGCACATCAAGCGCCATGTCGGCCTTTCGCACCATGGCCAGCGTTTCCGACGCATAGAGGTCGCCGGCAGCCATGCGTGCCAGAAGTATCTCGCGGTATTCCGCACGCGAAACTACTTCACCAATTACCGGAGGCTTTCGGAAAAGATTCACCTGATAGCTCATACTTTCTTCCGTTTTGAATCAAACTCCTGCTGGAGGATGGTTTCGTATTCCTCGCCCAGCGGATAGCGGCTGCACAGGTACGCCTTTCCGTTGTAGATAAACCACTGAGGAGTGTGCTGGCGGTTTATGGGAATGCCAAACGCCACCCGGAAATCGTCGGAGGTCACGTCCGGCAGGTCCATGATTTTACGTGCTATCTCCTGCCCTTTCTCGTTCTGCATATTCGGTATATATTCTCCCTTACCGATAAACTGGTAGGCAAAAAGGTTGGGAACTCTATGGAACTTCAGGCTTCCGATTCCTACTCCCGGGAACAGCCGTCCCGGACGGTCCGTCCGCGATTCAGCACCCAGACTGGCAGCCAGTTCGTTGGCCGCTTCCACCGCTCTATTACCTTTCTCAATCAGTTCCTGAATGCAGCGTCCGCGATGCGTGTTCGATAGCGACACCTTGTAGTAATATCTTTTTTCTTCCATGCCGTTTTCAGATAAATTGTTTTACAAGACAAATGATTCCATACAGGCAGAATCCTACTACCAGAACCAGGCCAATCAGGATAAGGCATCCCTGCATGGCCATCTTCTTAAATTCATTCATAATCCACTCCTTTCTCCAGCGTCATGCCGGGAATGTAATACATTCCGCAGTTGTTCAGTTTTTCAAGTGCCGTCTGGATGCTCTTCTGTGAATTGTTCACGTAGTTCACCAGATATGCTTTCTTCCCGTTGTACATAGCAGGAATGAATACCGGCATCACCTGGTTCCACGGCAGCACACCTCGCGGCACATTACGCATCAGGCAGTCGTCTGTGGGAATTTCCTCGGCATCCTTTGGCAGATGTTCAAGAAAAATGTGTGAGTCGCCTTCCTCGGCGAGCGCAGTAATAAGGGGATTTTGCAGTTTCGAAAACAGAGCTTTGTTAAGCTCCCTGCGTCGTTGGTTAGTATAGATCATTTGCCCTGCTTTTATGGTTAATTCATTGTTTTTCTTTCGCATGGCAAATGTAACAATTTTTAGCAAGAATCGCATTAAAATTGCACGTAAAATTCAAAAAACCACCGGTTCACGCCTGAGCCGGTGCTGATTATCAATTAATTGAAGTGTATGTTTTATCTTCTGTTTTCCTCTTCAATGTTAGCAATCATTTCCTCGTAAACTTGCGGAGTTGTTGCCGGGTCCTCGGTGTCGGTCGTACCGATTTGACGTATCACCACCTCACAACCCAGGAAGTGAGCCATGCGCAGGAAGTTCACTATGTGCGTGTCTTTTCCACGAGAGATGTCGCGGATAGCTTCGTAGGAAACGCCCGTATCTTTGTCGGCCGTCATGAAGTGAACTCCGCAAATCTCCGCACGGGTGAACAGGAATTTACCTATTTCCTTGGCCGAATTAATTGCACTGTCCGGATAACGCGGAGGATTTTTCGGCAGATTCAGTGCACGATGAATGTTGTAGCGGCGGTATCTTACCACCAGATAGCCTGCAAAAAGCAGGACGCAGATAACTGAGAAAATTGTTGTTCCGTCCATAATTTTACTCTATTTCATTTAAACTTTCAATTGATTCTTCAATGCTTGAGAGAGCTTCTTCCATGTATTCTATGTACTCTTGCATCCGCTCTCCTTTTTCGGATTCCTGGAAAGACTCAGGTAGGTTATCAAAGGCTTCTTGTTCTTCATCTTTGAGTTCTTCAAGTTCCTCATATACTTTTCTCAACGACTCTCTTACGTCTTCGATTTCTTTTCTTCTTTTCTTATTCATACGTTTATAATTTAAAAATGAAGAAGGCCGGCGGGGTATTACTCTCCGTCGGCCTTTGTCTAACTTAAAACTTCGCTTCGCAGCGGTATGAAATTATGAATTATTTTATGTGCAAATTTTTGCTTTTTAGAATAATGTTTTATACATTTGCATTGTCCTTCAATGGATTTGAAACAATTTCTACTATTTGTAGGTTCTAAAAAGTAAGCTTACTTTTTTAATCGTACCAGAAGGAATTTAAAAGGCTGCCATGCGGTAGCCTTTTTTTATTCCTCTTCATCAAACGGTGATTTTACAGATACCTCACATATACAGAAGTTTTTATCGGCATACTGCGAAAACCTGAAAGTGTATTTCTCGCTTTTTACCGTTGCAAAACCTCTATTATATTCCGGACTCTCTATCCTGGAAAACTCTTTCAGGATTTCTTTCTCCAGACTATCCCTGGTATATTCATAATCAGCTCCTACTTCTTCACCACCGATAATAGCAGAACGATTGTTGTGTCCGTCCCAATATTGAATAGCTTCACATTCTATGTAGTAGGCTTCGTCCTCCTCAAATTTACTGATGAAATCGTTGATTTCTTTCTCTTTTTCTTTAAGTCCTATCTCTTCTGCATTGTCAATGGTAAGGTCGTTCTTATCGTATTCCATATCAGAGAATGACTCTCCAAATATTTCAACCCCTTTCGCTTTCATTTCATTTTCCATGCTGTCACAATAGCAGTTCTTCAGTGAATAGTCACCGGCTGCTTCTGCGTCAAGTTGCTGACCGTCCTGATCATAGCAGTCATGCAGATTTACTTTTTTTACAACATCGGCAGCAATGATATACATTTCGTTGTTATCCCATTTGGAAACAATCACTTTAAGTTTCTTATCTTCAAACATTATTATATACAGTTTTTTCCGTGTGCCTCACGTTTTAGATTAAACATTGCTGGCTGGCGGAGTATCACTCTCCGTCGGCCTGTTCTAACTTAAAATTCCGCTTCACAGCGGCAGGAAATTATGATTATTATCATTTCAGAAAACATAATCCGCAACGGTATTCTTTCTTATCTTCCGGAACTTCATATTCAAGCAGGTATTCCGAAAAGAAATCTTTCGCTTCCTGTTCAGTTCCGTTTACATCTTCACAAGCGCTGTCGTCTAAAATTATTTTCCCATCACATACAAGACGGTAGTATCCGCTTATGGACTGTTTGCATTCAAAATTCTTTCCTGTTGCTTTTACTACATCCTCAAAACTAGCTCTCATGACTCTAAACAGTTTTTCCCGTGTGTCTCACGATTTATATTAAACATTTGTAGTCCGGCAGGGTATCACTCCCCACCAGACCTGAACTAACTAAAAACTAACCTATGGAATTATTTGATAGTGTCACATACGACAATTACTTCGCCGGTTTCCGATTGCATGGCTACCTTATCGTCGTACATACCTAAATCATATTTCTTAAACTCCTCTCCTACCATGATATCAAGAGTAAGAGAATCGCATGATATGTCTTTCACTTCTCCGTGAATTTCCTTTGCTTTGCATAATGCCTGGCAGTGATACTCTTCAAGTGTATCACTGTCTATTTCTCCATAAAAAGAGAATGGTTTAAATGTATTTCCCATAATTCTAAAAGTTTGACGTTGTAAATATAGTTATTTTTTCTCAAGTAGCCGGAGGAAAATCACTTTCCCTGCGGCTGGATTACTAACTTAAAAACTTCCGCTTCACAGCGGTAGATGGAATTATATTTCCAAATTATCTAATGCTTCTTTTTCTTCTTTTGACAGAAGACAAACGAAGTCATCGTTACTATAATAACCTTGATCTTCGTCCGGTTCGTCAAAACATCTTTTAGATGAATACATAACACTGCGTAACGCATTATACTCGTCTTCTGTGAGACCTAATATGCTTACTGTTCCGCTCTTATTGAATTTTGTTTTGCTCATAATTCCAAAATTTTATAGTTACACGTCGGTTCCGGATCAGGATGTAAACCTGAATCCGGAAGTAGGTTAGATACGCATCATGTCAAGACATTCATGGGAAGTTATTTTACCTTTCGCAAAGCAGTAATGAAGCAATGTGTATGAAACTTTAAATTTACCTTTTATGCCTCTTACTCTAAATTCTTTTCCTTCAAGTATGTCCGCTAATTTAATGTTTTTGTACATGTCATAAAAAAGGTTTTTAAGTGAATCTTCGGCTCTCATACCAAAAATCTGCCATTTTTTTGAAGGATGAATATTTTCAGGAATATCCTGTACTTTTATTTCTGCTCCGAACCAGCTGAAGTCTAGTAAACAGTCCTGAAGATCGTATATATCATCAATATTACCGTAACAAAAGAATGCGTAACTTCTAAATTTAGATGCAAGCTTTTGGTCAATGATTTTTTTTGCAATTTCTACAGCTTTACCTTTAATGTTTGTTGCATTATTAGCTACTTTCTCGATTAAATTCTTTTCTACTTTCATAATTCCAAAATTTTAGTTAGACAATAGCTCCCGGTATACCGACAATGTATACCGGAAATAACAATGCAGTTATTCTTTATTTATATATTTACCCCATGCACGTGGCATTGTGATAAGAACGTGTCTAAGTTCAGAATCGCTTCCGTATGTAGCTTCTTTTAAAATGCTTTCTGCTTCTTCTGGGAAGTTTTTTCTTATCTGTAGTTTGAACCATGAAGTACTTTTTTCTTTGATCATTTTTACATAATAAGGAATCACTTCGCGATGATTAGAAAGGAATGCCAGAATGTTTTGCGTTTGAGGGACCGGATATTTTTCAGGTTTTTTACGTGACATGCGGCGTGCGTTGGCCAGCAGCTCTTTCATATATCCCATTGGAACCGTACACTTGAAGTTGCCATCCTTTATGGTTTTTATTTCTACCGTTTCACCCCACATTCTGTATTCTTCGCTACGGAGTACCTGACCGTCATTGATAATACCTGCAATCTGTTTTTCTAATGATACTGTTCTCATAATTCCATTGTTTTAAAAGTTAGACGATAGTACCGGGCTAAGATCGCAGACTTAGACCGGTTAGTAGCTAATTTCATTTACGAGGTTTTATTTCCCTAAATTTACCTTTATAATCAGCATTTACATGTCCTGATTGAGTAAGGGTTATATTCCTACTTCTTCGATACATTTTATATTCTCCCCACCAATATGCGTTATATTTCTTACGCATATACTTGAGAAGATTTATAACTTCGTCTGGCTGTTCCCTTGAATATTCAAACCATTCTGAAATGCCACCTTCCCCATCATTATCAAATACAACTACTAATAGACCTGATTTTTGATTTCCCATAATTCTTTATTTTAAGTTAGACTATGTATCCGGAGGGAGTTTCACTCTCCATCCGGATTTTCTTAGCTGGGAAAATCATCTTCTGTAAAATTGATACCTGAATAGGCTTCATATATCATTTCATCAGAGATAATACTGTCAACTCTGGCAAGTTCCTCATAAGAAGTGCCCTCACCCATTTCTTCATTGTGTTGCATGAGATAACTCTGTTTGAGTTCTGTCAACTGGCTTCTGTTTAATTCTGATACGTTCATAGCTAATAGTGTTTATTCGAAAAGAAACAATTCATTGTTTGAGGGAATATAGACATTACCATTCTCTAAGCATAAGAATAAGTCTGCCTGACTATTTCCTGATGCCTCGTAAAACTTATCGTAGTTATATTTCTCACCTTTACTCCATTCGTATGTACTCATACCTAATTCTCTGTCTTGACTGATTCTTTTTCCAATCTGCCCGAATGTTAAGTTAGTTTTACCTAATGGACGAAATGTATATCCATTGTATTTAAAACCTTTTTCCATGATTCAAATTTTTAAAAGTTAGACAATAGCACCGGAGGGAGCCTTACTCTCCCATCCGGCATGTGATTAGTCTTTGTTTTCCCGAGCAAAATCTTCAATGCGTTTTATCTCTTCAGGAGTAAGTAGATGCTTATACTCTTCTTCGTATTTTACTTCATGTCCAAAGATTCGAGCATATTCTCTATAGCCTCCATGCTCTTCCATTAATGAATCACAGCATATCCAGCAACCTCCTGGGAATACAAAGCATAGTTTTTTAGCTTCCGGATTTTTATTTATGACTACCAGGTCATTATACATTGGGCTTTCAATTTCAAAATCCCAATATCCAAGAAAATCACCAAACCAATTTACCTTAATGTTTGTAGTGATTAAATTGTCCTTTATTGAAGTAACCATAAATTTTTTGCGGTCTTTTCTGATATAGGTTTCACCTACTTTAAAGAAGCAATCTTGTGTCATAATTCCAATATTTAATAGTTAGACAATAGCATCCGGAGGGAGTATCACTCTCCCACCGGCATTGGGTTAACTCATGGGAATGTAAACGTCTTTTGCATTTGGATTCGGACGATAGATAGTCAGCGTTTTGCCATCGTTATGAGCAAAGCATCTTACTTTGCTACCGTTGCACCAGTCTTCTACAGGCTTGCATCCTTCAGGAAGTTCTTCAAGTTTCCAGAAATATGCGCTCTTTAGAAACTGATTTGCATAATACTGACCGGAATCATCTTTTCTGTAAGTAAGTCCTACATATCCAGCCCATTCTTTAAATGCCTTGATAGTATAGAACTCTTTAAATATGTACATGAAGCCCTGCATAATTACTACCTTTGAATGTCTTTCTCTCATGTAGTGCGGACTGTTGAAATATATTTTGTGCATAGGCACAAGCTTCATTTCTTTTTGGCGGAATTTTTTCACTTTTATAGTGAAGTAAATTCCTTGTTGGGCACCTGCTCCATAACAACCCCAGGTCCAGAATACGCGGTCTTCATATCCAACAAACTCAAAGTTTGAAGAATGAATATGAGTAAATGCGCCACCTGAAGTTGAGAATGATTTACCGTTTGTCCATGAGCTTCCGCTTTCACATACATACATCAATCCGAATTTATCTACACTCTCAACCAGCGCATGATTGTAAAAGCTATTGTAATTTACAAACTCTATCATATCTCCTTTCTGCGGCTGCATAAGTGATTTATCATAGTGTGTAAAAAACTCTTTTTCCACATCATTTGCTATCTGATAGTTGCTGTTCCATTCTTTTTCGGTAGTGTAATATCCGTTACCATTCCAACACATGTTTGATTTTTTAAAATCTTCTAATGACATCATAATTCTATAAATTTTAAGTTAGACAATAGACCCCGGCAGATTCTCAAAAACCTGCCGGAATGTTTAAGCTACACAGAAGTAGAAATCACCCTGATGGCGGTATCCGCTGGTAAGCAATGTCCTGGAATATGCTTCGTAGTCGAAATACTGACCAAACTCAGTTTGAAGTTCTTCAGGCCATTTCATTTCCGCCATATAGGTGGCAAACGCTTCCTCAGAATCAAATTGCCCTGCGTATTTATCTCTGAACTTTTCTACGAGCTCTTCACCGTCTTTGATATAGGAATAATCCACAAAGTACATATCAAGAAACGTAAAGAATGCTTCTGTTTCTGTGTCATCCATATCTTTTGCACACTGAATGATACCAAATATTCGCGGGTCAATATAGCTTTCGTTTATCATACCATCCGGTATGTTATTATAGTCCTGGTACATAAACTCTGGCTCTTCTTCGTCACTGTGTAAATCTTTGCAGGCATCCAGAAATTCTTCCTTAGATTGATAGTCGGCCAGATTCATCCATTGTCCGAACAATGAACCGTTGTTATATTCCTTGTATGTTCCTACATAAACACGTGCTTTCAACAATTCTGATTTTTCCATAATTCCTTTGTTTTTAGTTAGACATAAAAGAAGCCGGGAGCAATGATAATTCGCTTTCGGCTTGCATGTGATTTATAGGTCTTCGTTTACTTTTATTTCTTCAATGATATAGTTATCATTTGCATTCTCACGACATTGGGTTTGATTATAGTTGTCTAGGTTCCATAAATCGTCGTCTGTCAGTTTTGTTTTGCTTTTTATTCTTTTCATTGCTTTTCTTCTGGTTGAATAAATACCTAATAAATCACGGCTGGCATAACTTAACCATGCGTCAGCTTGATAAACTGCAAATACTATCATAATTCAAAAGTTATTTTAAGTTAGACATAAAAGAAGCCGGAAGCAGTTTCAGACTGCTTCCGGCTGGATATCAATTGTAGACTCTAACTTTTTTTACATGCCATATACCGCGTAGGAAATGACTGTCAAATCTCGCATTCTGTATTGAGCGGTACGGACCGCGTTTTGCACCTCCGTTACATAAGTCCACACATACCAGGTAGTATTCATAATGATATTTTCCCATAATTCCTTTGTTTTAAGTTAGAAATGAGAAAGCCCATGCAGTTACATACCGCACAGGCTTTTTGTTACGATGCTATACGCAAAGGGAACAGACTATACACATAACCGCTTCCACCTCGATACGCTATACAGTTGTGAGTATCGAAATATTCCCATGATTGCATGTCAGGCCAATATTCTTTATGCAAACGTTTTTTATAGAAATCTCTTAGTATGCTTCCGATATTATGACCCCATTCATCAAAATAATAATATATAGTATCATTTTCTTCGTTATACCAAAAATATCCTATTTGTCCGTCAACACGAATCATATCCGGATCACCTTCAAAGAACTCTAATACATTAAAGTCTTCATACTCACAGTCTGCCCATCCGTTTTCTTTACATATTTCGTAAAGCTCATAACTGTCTTCTGTAATAAGGTTTATTGTTCTCATAATTCCATAGTTTAAGTTAGATATAGCACTGATTCCTGATATAAACAGGAATCAGTTTTGTTTAATAACGTAAACCTAATTCTGTACATTCTGACGGAGATATAGTTTTGTAATTTTTTTTATACCTACAAAAATCGTCATTATGACAAATTTTTCTTGCAGGTTTCCTGTCATGTGAGTAGCAAACATTTTCGCCTTTTGAGATAAATATTGCGAATTTATAGACCAAATATTCAACCGATTCCTTATTAAATGTGCTACTCCATGTATTTACTACATACTTAACTTTATTATCATTGTCTACGATAACAAGGTATTTGTCTTCCCTGTCCCATACATAACCGATTTCTACATTTACGTTTTTACCGTTTACATCTAAAAGCTTCATAATTCCTATAGTTTTAAGTTAGTAATCGTGTCTGGAAGTACCGTAAAGTACCTCCAGCATGGAATTAATACCCCATAGCGTCGTAGTACGATTTGTTTTTTACGTACTCTTTTGCTATTTCGTAGTCACTGCAATCTTTGCCAAGCTTTGCGCTAATACTTTCGTATGCGCTTTTTGGCATTACATAGATAACCTGTTCGCTCCAGTCGGAACGACCGGCGAAACACAAAGCCACGAATAAAAACACGCAGCACAGAATGACTTTCATTTTCTTTTTCATAACTCAAACTATTTAAGAAGTTTGCAGGCCGTACACCGGCAAAGGTGAACGGCCTGATTTTAATCATTAAGCATAGAAGCTATTGCTTTCTGCTCTTCCTGGAATTTATTCCATTCTCTTTCTTCTTCCGCTTTCCGACTCATTCGATATGAGCTGTATCTTTGTTTTTCCAGCACGTCCATACTTTCATATTCACGTACAAACTCCCGGTGAAACTTCAATGTATCTGAAACCTCATAGCATACACCATCTTTGGCAAGACGATAATTACATTCAGCTTCATAAGCTTTTTCAAACTTTGTAGCACATGAAGTAAAAACAGAAGCACACAATACGATTGATACGGATAAGATGATAGTTTTCATAATTCAAAAAGTTTATAGTTATACATACAAGAAGTGCCATGCGCCCGAAAGCGCATAGCACTACATAGGTAGGGGTTTTCCGTACCACCCCCGAAGCTGGTTTTCGTTGCGTTGACGCATACCCGCCTATATGCACCATGATACACTATTTGCATAGCGTTCACGGATACACTTTTCGCATAGACGACCTTTGCAGGCGCACCGCCATACAGACACATGTGTCCGCATGGTACGTTGATTCCATAGGCCCGGATAACTCCCAGCCCGTTCCATACATACGCTAAAACAGTATGGATCTTTTCCGGTTAACTACTCCGGCATACACCCAAGATTGAACAGGGCATAGCACACCCGTACATGAATCCATACGGACACGGTGCACCCTGACTGATCGTTCAACACGTTGCAGGACACACCGCACCCATACGGGTACAGTTATGCCATAGAATTATGAATTATGATTTTCGCGGCCCTGGATACCGTCAGACTCTTGGCCTGGATAACTATAGGCGCACACGTGCGCCCCTATATGCAACAGTGGCACACGTGCCGCCGTATTACATAGGTAGGTATCTTTTTCGCCGGCCGTGTAAGATAGATAATATATTTTTGTGGGTGTCCGGGAATCGGACCCGGACGAATACCATACACCCTCCGCGGTTTACGCCGCTTTGAAAAACTCTTCCGCAAGCTGCAAAAGAATGTTTTCGGGCACGTCTTTATATTTGTCCCGTAGCTCTTTTGCTTTATCCGCTATCTGTTTAGCGCGTTTTTCCGCTTTGTTTGCAGCCTTGATAGTTGCTTTTGCTTTTGCTTTCTCCGCTTTGTTATCCTCTTTATTAAAGAGATCCGCGTACATTTGCTCAAGTCTTTCCGTTTCTTTCTTCAGCTTTAAAGCTGATTCTAAAGAGTAGAAAAAGTCCCGTATTGTGAAACGTATGGGTACATATTCATAAAAAGCGTTCCCTATTTTTGCCTGTTTGTATTCGCAAAACTCAATATTCTTTTTATCTGTAATTTTGCGAAGCTTGCAAAAGACGTTTCTTTCTGAATAGTCATACAGGCCGCAAAGGTCCGAAAGCTCAAGCTTTTTTGTTATCCCGTACATGTTTAAAAGGTCCATAATTGCCGGATCTTTCCGGTTTTTATTGATAGCATTCAAGACAGCAAACGGGCTTAACATTTCGTTTGTCAACACGTTGATAGCTTCTTTCTTTACATTTGTTTTAGAGACATTTGTTTTCATAAGTCCATAATTTTAAGTTAGTAATAATATAGTAACGGGTATCGACTATGCACGACCCGGGAGAACATAGTTCACCCGTTAGGCTACCTTTCGGCTCCTTTCCCGTTATCAATATATTACTATCTCATACGGATAATTTTGTTACAGACTAACCGCGCCGCGTGTACTTTGTTCCGTTTGCTTTCGTGTGTGGCTGTCAAACTATAACAGCCGGGAAAGTATCAAACTATGACAGTGAACAGGATCACCATACGGAACGCGGATCACGTTTATACGGTATTTTTTCAAAGAACGTTTTTTCTTTCTGGATATTTTCTGGAACGGAAAGAAAAACGTATCTTTGTTTTGCGACAAACGAAGAAAGTTTTATCTTTCTTTTTCCCGGGCGGGTATTCCTGTAATACCCGCCTTTTTCATATCTTGTAAGATCGTTTTATCAGTTTTGGCAAGCCTGATTTACTTGTGTAACCGTTTGTTTTTCGATTACATTACAAAGGTACATATTATTCTTTAATATGCAATAGTAGTACATTATTTTCTTTACTTATTTAACCGTTATTTGCAATTACGTCGCAAATGTAAGGTTTGTTTACATTTACCGCGCTTTTTGGCGGCGTTCCTCACCATGTAGGAACGCCACCAGCAGCCACCAGCAGCCACCAGCAGCCACCAGCAGCCACCAGCAGCCATCAGCAGCCACCAGCAGCCACCAGCAGCCACCAGCAGCCACCAGCAGCCACCAGCA